TCACGGCTGCTTCGTCGCGGGTGACGGCGCTCCCGCGTGCGGTGATTGCGAATTCGATTGCGATTGCAGTCGCTCGCTGACCACATGCTTCACCACACTCTTGAAATAGTCCGTCTGCTCCTGGATGAGGCCCGTCAGCGCCTCCATCCCCTCCGCCGTCCGGTTCAGTGCCTCCAGCATCCGCTGCTCCCTCGCCACCGTCTCCGCCTTGTACTCCGCCTGTTGCTTCAGCAGCAGCCTCACCAGAAACACCACCGCAATGAGCAGCAGCACCTTCAGGCTCACATCCTCCCAGCCCTTCGCTTCCGCCGCGATATCACCCACCATCGCAAACGTCGCCACCGCCGAAGCCATCATCGCCTTCCCATGCTCCTGCCAATCATGCAGCACCACCATCAAAAGCATCCTCATACCCACCTCCATCTCCCAACACCTCGCATCCCAAACCAAGAACCAAGAACTGCTAAATCCCCTCAAGGCGTAATCGCCGGCGGCGCCACCGCAGGCACCACACCTGGCACCTCCGCAGAGATCGCCGCCCCGTGCGCCGCCGCATTTGCCTCAATCGCCTTACCCTTCAGCGCATTATCAGACACATGTTTTCTGGTCGCTTCCTTCAGCGCCACCTGGTTCGTCGCCTCCGCTGCCTGGGTCGTCACCGCGCCAAAATAGCTCGTCGCCAGCGTGCCCACCATCACCGCACCATCCCGGAAGGACTTCTCGTGGTTGTGAATCACCCCATACCCCTTCCGATATGCCCCCTTCCCCCCAAGGCTCGCATACGTCGCCGACCTCCCCTCACCATCACGCTCATGCATGACCACGCAAGATGACAGCGCCAGAAAGCTCGCGCCAAGCATCGCTCTCACGATGGGCCGGGCGTTCACTGCGCACCTCCCATGTTTGCTCCCATGATGCCGCCAGCCATGCTGCCCAATGCGGCCTGAATGGCTGCATCAAAAGGGTCTGCCTGCGTTGGAGCCAAGCTGCATGAGCTCAGCATGACGACGGCCATCGCCGCCAGGATTGGAATTCCTTTCATAGTTGGAATCATGACTCGTTATTTACGGTGAAGTGTTGGCTGGGCAGTCGCCCTCGTCTCGTACCAGCCTGAAGGGGCCAGCAATGCTTGAGCTTCCGCGATGAGCCGTCGCCTCTGTAGTGAATGGCCTCTCTCTAGAAACGAATTCTCTGGTGCGGCACCACCGTGGTGCCGTTGTTGGTAAGCGCCAGACCACGTTTCAGTTCGACCACATCTCGTACCAGTGGAGCATAGAAGACCAGCGCTTGGGGACGGAGGACGGCCGCAGAATAGGTTTTCATATACGCAATCATCTCATCCCCGCCGAGCGCTGCTGACCACATCGCCACCTCGCTGATCTCACCATTGAAAAAGTAGGAGGTTCCCGGGCGCACCCCTATCGTCACATTCTTGGTGGGGTTGGAAACACTGGCGGAAGATGTGGATGAAGCGACAAGCGCACCGTTCACATAGAGCGATAACGCCGTTCCACTTCGCGTGACCATCACCCGGTAGACTGCGTTCACTGGGATGACAGGACTGTCCATGAGGGCCGTTCCCACCCCAGCCCGCACTTTCGACTGATACACCTCAAGGTCAAAGTAGTTGCTGGGGTCAATACCCTTGGAAAAGACCACGCCTGATGAAGTCGCTGTGTAGTCCACCGTGTACGGATAAATCGTCGCCGCCACGGAGAATGGCCCCGTGCCAAGCTCCAGCGCAGTGCTGGACGCCGCGGTGATGGATTGGGACGACGCCCTGGAAAATGCCCGCGCCATTACTGCAGTTGCACCTCCAGGTGGTGGAGTTCAGCGTCTCCGGTAGCGTTGTCGTTGGCCACATCGCGCCGTATCCTCAGGCGAAAGGCGTCGCCCGCAATCAGGCTCGTTGGCAACTGTGCCTGACTGAATGAAACACTCGTGATTTTGGACACGCCGGCTGTCCCGGGCACCGTGCTTGCGGTGATGGTCCGTGGAGAGTCAAAGGCATCGCCATCCATATCCAGCGAGCCCTCCACCACACGCTCAAAGGCCACATCCCAGCCAACAGTTCCTGTGGTCGCACTCGTTGCTGCCCATTGCACCAGCACCGTGATCCCATTCGCAAGAGAGACCCCTTCGGGAATCCTGCCAGAAAACACAGCCGCCTCAGCACTCGTATCATCAAAGTCCAGCACCGGCCTCGAGTTCCGCGTATCAAATGTGGCAAATCCACTGGCCGGAGGCTCATTCTGAAATGGGTGAAATTGAAAGAGCACCTTGCTCACAGAGCGCCCCAGCACGGTCAGTAAATCCGAAACCGAAAGTTCTTCCACAGGACCCGCTGCAGGACTCTTGCGTCCCAGAATCCTCTGCCCGCTGCTCACGCCTTGGAGCTTCGCATAAGGGATGAAAGCATCCGGGACATTGTTCAGGGTAAGCTGTCCCGCCAGGGTCACATCGCTCCAGTTTCCGGCAGCCGGGCCGCTGGCGCGATATATCGCAGATGAATCCAGTTGGACTCCAAGCTGACCCACGAAGTCCGGCACCTTCACCCCACGCTCGCCGTCGTTGAGCCAGTACGCCGTCGGCGCAGAGTGCACAGAGCCCGGCAGGGATACCAGCAAGCGCAGCGCCAGACGATCCTGCAGAGCAGGGGCACCATTCGCATCGAATCCGAACACCGTATTCGCCCTCGTCGCCTCAGAGAGCGCCGCCACATCACCCGCCTTGTCATTCAGCCGGAAGCACCGTCCCAGCTTGCGCGAGAGCGACTGCACCAGCATCGTCAGCTTGTCCAGTCCTCGCGTCAGCGTGTCTGCCGGAAGGGCCCCCGTGGATTGGAAATCGGCACTCTGCGTCTGCTGCGGCTCCCGGTAGATCGTCAGGGAATGCGTATCGCTGTACGCCGCTGTGGTCTTCAGGCTTCCCCCTAGCGCACTGGCCGCACCCGTCAGCGTGTAGTGCGTCGACTCCACCAGCAACGTCTCGGCGCCATTCGCATCCGCCAGCACCACCCGGATGTCCGCGTTGGTCAGGAAATAGAACGGCACACTGTAGGGTGTCGTGGTCGAACCGTTCCCCACATACTGAATTCGGGAAGTCTCTGAAGCAACCGGCATAGGAAGGATGTTACGTGTTTTCTGGCACCATGCAACTGAAATGATCATTCTAAAGTCGTGAGTCACGACCGGCCTCCACCGCTATGGAGGTTTGTGTGGAATGGACGTGGATGGATGAGCGTGGACTCCCCGCGTTTACAGCACTGTCTGAAGGGCGGCAGAATCCTCCAGCGCGCATGCGTGTCAGTTAAGAAACCGTGATGGGACCAGCAGGGAATTGGCGCACTGCCCGCCAACTCAACGCCCCAGTTCGCTTTGCGTCTTGGAGTGCGGTGGCAAGGGCCTCCCTGGAGGCCGCGACACCGCTTTGAACGAAGGAATCTCGCCGTGATCTCCTGGAGAGCTTACACGGAACCCAGCATCCGATGCGCCTAAGTGGGTGGGTATTTTGAAAGTGGTCCGCGATGTCATCTCCATGAAGCTCTCGCTCCCTCTATTCAGAACGTTGTCGCGCTAACTCTTGCCACGCGCATCGGTCAGAAACGTTCGGCTTTCACCTGCTTGAGATGCTTCTGTCCATACAGCTCGCAGATGCTCATATTTCCGAGCAGATGCTGTAGACAGAACCTCCTTCAATGCAAAGGTCCGCCGATGCATGGCTACTTGCGATTGGTTCTGGCCTTTGGAGTTCTCGCTTACCACCTGGGGTATGGCGTGGGCGCGCTTCATTTGGGCCCCATTTGTGTGGTAGTGTTCTACATCCTTTCAGGCTATGTCGTGGCGAAGTTGCTCGACAGGTTCTTTCCTCCGGGGACGCTTTGGCTCTTCTACAAGGAGCGTTTTCTACGGATTTATCCGGTTTACGCACTGCTGCTTCTTGTCAGTGCAGTTTTCTTCTTTGGTGCGGGGATCGGTCAGCCCGAGGCTACCGCTTTAAATGTCTTCGCCCACATCACCGTCGTTCCATTGAACTATTTTATGTTTTGGGATGTGGCGGTGCTGCGCTCGATCAATCTGTCATTGCTTCCAACGGCATGGTCACTCGCTCTTGAGATCCAGGCCTTCATGATTTTACCACTGATCTTGCGTTCGAGTGTTGCGAAGGGTCTTTTGGGAATGATTTCGCTGGTCATTTTCGGCCTCTCAGTAAATGCGGTTATCGATCCAAACCTTTGGGGCTATAGGTTGTTGCCAGGGGTGCTTTTTATGTTCTTGGCAGGTGGTGTTCTCTACAAAGTGCTGGAATCCCACGCTGCCGACGGAGCAATATTCGCAAAGTTCTACCTTCTGACCTCATGGCTTGGAGTACTCGCATCTTGCCTTGTCGCTTGGTCGATTGGCAGGTTTCAATTGGGACTGCCCTCCCCGGCTCTCGGGTTCCTGCTCGGTCTCCCTTTGGCCTGGATCACTACCAACAAGATTAGGCTTCCCGGCGGGGCAATGGCGGGCCAGCTTTCATACGGCGTGTTTCTAATTCACATGCCGTTGATCTACGCCTACTCCTTCTACTTTAAGGCAGAGGTGAAAAGTCTGACGTGTCTTGTGGCGGTCTCGATAGCGTCGTTGATCGTGTCTTGGCTGGTTGTGACGACCATAGAGCGCATGGTTTGGAAATGGCGACGTTCAATCACGAATTCTGCTGCTTCGCATTCACGAGTTCGGTCGGCGGAGCAGTCTGTAGAAGCTCGGTCGCAGCTCCGTTTTGCCAGTTCTTGGCCATTCAGATTGGCGCTTTCCCTTGTTGCATTGGGTTCAGTGTTTGCGATTTTCCAGGCTAGGGTCGGATATCCGTTGGTTCGAACGTCTCCCATCCCCGTGAATGCGATCAGTCAATCTGGGGACGGCGTCTTTTCTGCCTCTCTACCCTTCACGAAACATCGTCCCAATCCTGTGCATCTCCGTACCCGGTTGATTGAGAATGGCAGAAGCCCGATGGAACGTGTTTGGAGCAGTAGCGAAGTGCGGCGATCCACCGAGGGAGTGTACTCAACGAGTCGGAGCCAGGTGTGGTTCAAAACATCGGATGGTACCGACCCCAGGACAAACGGGAGAGCCTATGCACTTGTGTTCCCCTTGGTGCCGCCGCTGTGGTTGGAGATAGGCGGTTGGATTGTGATTGTAATCCTTGTTCCGCTGTCGGTGTCGATAGGAAGACGCCAATGCTCCGTAGCCTCCGATTCGCGTCCGCATGCGGTGCCTTCGGCTACGTGCGGATGATATAATTCAGGACAAAAGTGGGCTGCACATTCGGATGTGCTTGGTCGCTTCCTGCGGATCCTGAAGTTGCGGCGGTCGGGAAACCGCCGTAACGGCTTCCCGCGATATTCGAGGGGTTGTCGAAACCCGTGCCGTTGTTGTTATATGAGTGGGTGTGGCTGGGCATTTGGGCTGCGGTGAGTTGATGACGGTCGGAGCCACCAGTCGCCCCGAGGGTGGAGCCATTGATGCCGGGATTGCCTGTCCCACTGTTGGTTAGACGTAATGCTGCGCTTCCGCCCATATTATCCATACCGGCCACAGTGCGGCCTCGGAGGTCTGGAAGCGTGAATGTGGTAGAACCGTCACCTGAGCCAAACGTGGTGCCAACAGCAGCAAAGAGCGCTGTGTAAGTCGTCCGGCTCACCGCTTGGCCGTAGCACAAAAGCCAGCCCGTCGGAGCGGATGGGCCTGCATAAGGCGCAATGATGCCCGGTGGCATGTGCGTCGCCACAGACGCCGCATCCCGCGCATCCACATACGCCTTCACACTCTGTTGCGAGGGCGCACGCAGCGCATCGTTGCCCGCCATATCATCCTCATCCCGGACCAGCAGACTCCAGTTCCCCGCACTCGACCCCGAGCTCCGATACAGAGCCGAAGTATTGAGCTGCACCCCCAGCTGCCCCACAAAATCCGGCACCTTCAGCCCCCGCTCACCATCATCCGACCAGAACGCCGTCGGCGCACCCTGCAACGAACCCGACAGTGACAACAGCGACAGCAGCGCCACCCGGTCCCGGAGCACCGGATCCCCGCTCGACCCAAAACCAAACACCGTATTCGCCTTCGTCGCCTCAGACAGCGCCACCACATCGCCCGCCTTGTCATTCAGCCGGAAGCACCGCGTCACCTTGCGAGAGAGCGACTGCACCAGCATCGTCAGCTTATCCAGCCCACGCGTCAGCGTATCCGCCGGCAGCGCCCCCGTCGACTGGAACTCCGCACTCTGCGTCTGCTCCGGCTCCCGATAAATCGTCAGCGTGTGCGTCCCATCATATCCCACCACCGTCGTCAGACTCCCGCCTCCAGCCTCACCCGCACCCGTCAGCGCATAGTGCGTCGTCTCCGTCAGCGGGCTCTCCACACCATTCCCATCCGTCAGCACCACCTTGATATCCGCCTCACTCAGGAAATAGAACGGCACACTATACGGCGTCACCCACGACCCATTGCCGGTGTACTGGATGCGCGAAATCTCGGAAGCAACAGGCATGGCTATAGTATAGTGTACTTTCTGGTACCCGCAACCCAATTCTCCCATCCCAGGAGAAGGCCATACATCCCCTGAAGCCGTGATGCCCGATCACTTCAGTCCACGCCCCACGGTCAAGCAACACCACGCAGCGCAAATGCACAGCAGGGCAGGGGAGCATTCGATAGCCTGGAGGGCCTTCGTCCACCCACTCAACTCACGCTCCACCTGCACGGGCCTGACGTTCGTCCCCCTCGCGGCACTCCGCATCCTCACCCACCGCCCACAGGCAAAACCCTCACGCCAGCCGATTCTCCTCAGTCAAACGCTCAATAAGCTCCGTAACCTCCGCCTCTCGATCACCCAGGCCACTCCACGTCGACAGCATAATCGCTATGCTCAGCCGGTCATACTTGCGCATCGCGAGCGACGCCATCCTCACAAATCGCGCATACGTCTCCGCGTCAAATCTCAGATAGTAAAACCCCGCCACCCAATTCGTCATTTGCGCCTCGCTCAGCTTGCCCGGCTCTTGCTCTTGTTCCAGCCTCTCCCACAGCCACCCCGTCCCGGGTCCCGTGCGCGCCGCCAGTCGCACCGCCTTCACCGTCGACCCCAGGCGGAGAGGCGTGCATGTCGAGGTCAGCACCGCATAGCACGCCGCCAGCAGTTCCTCCTCCGTACGTTCACCGCTCCACCGCTCCAGCAGCACATCCGCCTCGTGATCATTGAGCTCATCACCACGCAACGCATCCAGCACCTGCAAAACATCCTCAGCAGCATTCATAAAATTTCTCAGCGTACCAGACAGCAGAGTGCGGTTCAGCACAACTCACCATCGCGCATTCGTTCGTTCATTTGTTGAGACTTGCGAAATAGACTGACAATTCTCTGCTTTGTGATTTGGAACTGAACCACCAAGTTGCAGTCTGGGGGACCGCAGGCTCCCGCGAACCGCATGTGCGTCAGGTTAAAAAGCTGTGCGTGGTCTCAACAGCGAAATGGAACGCTGCGGACGCACTCGACGTACCAGTTCGCATTGCGTCTTGGAGTGCGGTGGCATCGGCCTCCCTTGAGGCCGCGACACCGCCTTCAACGAAGGGATTCCGTCTAGATTTCACGCAGTACGTCAGAAGAATCCAGCATTCTCTAATGAGAACGCATCTTGGGGATTTTGGAATGTAAATCTGCTCCATCATTCTCATCCCCTTCGTTCAAGGCGGTGTCGCGTGCGCAGGGCGGCTCGGAGACTTGGAGTCCCTTACCGCAAAAAAGTTCAAACAAGCTGCGTCCGCCTCTCCCGCTTGATCTTCACCACATCGCCATGCACAGGAGCAGCCCTCGGCAGTGAGGTCACGAGCAGAGTCACCGCCCACAGTGTGATGTAGAGAGCTCCGGCCGCCACCCACTCAGACCCTCACCAGCAAACGCGCATTCATAGCCGCGTGCGAAGCCGCGAGGAACGAGCAACCTCCCGGTGCTTCAATATCTCCAAATCGATTGCCACACCCAATGCCATTGGTTGGCCACGTGGGTGCGTTCTACACCAGCGTGGACCACACCACCGCAGACCTTCGGGTGTATCAGAGCATGATGCCTTGGGCAGCCCGGAGGGCCTGCGAAAGCCCTCTCTGCTCGCGCTCCACCTGCACGGGCCTGACGTTAGCCGTCCTATGAGTCGCGCACTGATGCCACCTTTCCTGAAGACATTTAGATTCGAAAAGGCCACGGAGAGGGGTAGTCAGAAGCTTTCCTAGTCCAGTACAGCACCGAGAGATTCGGCGAGAGCCCGAAACTCTGTTCTCTTGATCTCACTCTCGAATTGAAGAGTTACCGGTTCACCGCCAATGACATTTTCAATCAGGGCCTTTGCGTCACCAAGACCAACCCCCGAGTATCTTCCAACTGCTGCCATTAATGAAACCACTTTCGTCTTTGGCTTCAGTCGAACGATTTTGAGTGTGTTCATAGTCCGATTTTCAACATAATCTGGCGAGGATAATGCACGCCCCCTTCTTCGCCGCCGTTCCTTCTCAGGAAGCGGACCCGCGGGTTAGCTGAGTGGGGGAGTCCCGCAAGAACTGACCGTGGATAGCCCGAAGGGCCTTCGAATACCCACCCAGCTCACGCTCCACCCGCACGAGCCTGACGGTGGGGCCTACCGTGTGTCCACACGCTCGAGTGCCAGGCAGTGCCTGCTGAACCTACTCGCGTAGCTTCCACTCATTGCTCTTGGATGCCTCAAGAAGCCGAGCTGCATGGGCTTCGTTGGTGTTCAGTTCCCTGGCGGCTGTCGCTGCATCCCAGTCCTTGATGGCCTCGGTCACTTTCTCTTCGTAGTCCGAACCGTATTGTCCGGAGAGGGCATTGTACGTGCGCAGCATCTCTTCTTGCCATCCTCGGTACCTTCTTCCCAATTCGGGACTGTTTCCCTGGACATTAGGTTTCCAGTCTTTCTCCTCAACATAGATGGTTTTGAACTCGTCATCGTTGAGCTTGGTGAAGAATGCATCCTCGGTAAACGTGAACTTCCACCTGGCCAACGATGCGCGTCTTCCAAGTTCAGCAACGATGCCGTTGGCGTCAAGTTCATCTGGTGTGTTATCAAAAGACATAATACATCATAGCTTCAGCCGCGCGCCACGCGAAGCTGGCCTAAAGCATGGGAATTGCCTTGGCCCCATCTTTGTCTACGTCGACACGAATGAAGCTGGGATCAGAGTCAATCATATCAAGGGTCTGAACTGCGCACACCCATTTGTCTTCCGTTTTGACTTTTGTCATTGAAACGGAAACGAGCTCAGACTCATCAACACCCGACTCCTTGAGAATCGAATCAAGAACTTTTCGAATATCGTTCATTTAGTGATTATTTATGTTTAGCATGAACTTGAGAGATCGAGGGCCAAACTCTGACTCATAGAACAGCATGTCTTTTACCGCCTCATCCAGCTCTTCATTGGTGAACCGATGTTCGAACTTTACTATCTGTTCAAAAACATACAACTCACGGTGGTATGTTTTTAGTTTGCGGTACTCAGCCAATCCCAGTTCAGAGCACTGTTTTGCATGGCAGATCTCGTGGAAATAGTCGAAATAGGTCGCATTGGATCCAAGATGCATTTTTCCTTTGAGTGCCCGAAATAATGCTCGTGCTTTCTTTGTCCGCAAATAGGCGTCAGAGTTTCTCACCAATTTCCACTGGGGCCTGCCAGGTAATGTAAGTTCAGCCAGTTCCTTCTTTATGGCGGTGAACATTCCTTCCGTCAGCCTGATTCCGCCGAGCCTGCCAGTGTTCCTCAATGGAGCAGCGTCAATATCATCGGAACTTCGATTGGCCCTCGCAGCTCTTAAGACATCAATCAGACTGCGGACATCGCTAGGTCGTGTCTGAAAACCTGTATTTAGGACCTTAGCCAGTCAATCACTGCGGCGAAGTGAATAAGGGACAGGAAGTTCTGAGCAAGCTTGTCACGACGGGTGGCGGTGCAGCCCCATCGCTTCAAGCGGCAGAAGAAGTTCTCCACCCGGTATCGAGTGCGGTAAAGTTTCTTGGGGATGCGCACCTGATGTTTGCGGTTCTTCTTGGTGGGGAAGCACGGTTGATGACCCAAAGCGCGTAGTGTGTCGCGAAGTTTGTCATCATCAAAACCCTTGTCCCCCACGATGCGCAGATTACATCCCGCTCTGATTAGATTGACCACATGACGTCCTTCGTAAGCCTGTCCTTCAATGAGCGCTGTGTTGACCAAGCGACCTTGGGCATCGGTCAGAGCCATGAGCTTGGTGTTGCGTCCACCACGCGTCTTTCCCATGGCTTGTGTGGCAGCACCGCCAGCGGGATTGGCCGCGCATTGGTGCACCAGGATGTGAGTGCCATCCACCAAGCGCACCGGACCGCGGACTCGGCGCGTGAAGACCTCCAGGATTTTGAACCAAAGGCCCTCCTTGGCCCAGCGGCTGTGCCAGCCGTGAATGGTGGAGTACGGCCCGAACCGCTCTGGCAGGTCACGCCAGGGCCCTGCGTTGCGCAGGCGATAGAACAGGGCGTCCAATAACAGGCCCAAGTCGGTGCGAGGTCGCCCGCCTTGATTTACCTGGGCACCACCATTTTTGTGAGCCGCTTTTTCAGCGGCTCCCACCAGAGAAATCGAACTTTCATGTCGTTCCTATGCTGCCACCAAATATCCTCTGAGCCACGTTATTTAAGACTCATTTGAGGTTCTCAGACATGACCTAGGATTGTTCAGATGTGAAGAATCGCCTTGTGGACTTTGTTGTCGGGATTCGGGGGCGATCGCATGCATCGCCACAAGAGGAGGTTGTGGTCCGTCTTTAATTGGCGATTGCAACGGAAGTCCGAATGCCAAGCGATTCTCTTCGGAAATCTTCGCCGTTGCTCCTTGGCCTTCTTGAAATCTCCCATTTGTGCCAAAGGATGAAGCCCCGTTCAACAGTGTACGGGATGTTGTCATGGCGGTGACATCTGTGTCTTTACCTTTCGTCCCCTTCACCATCCCCCTCCGCGTCGCCCGGATAAGGCCACGCACGTGCGCATCAAGCACCTCTTGGGTCATCTCTTGGGACGGAGCACCCAGCGGATTGAACGCACGCACCACCCAGTCGCGCATCGCCTGCCACATGCGCTGCATCACACTGCCGGGTTCTAGTTGCGCACGGCCCTCCATGTTGCCCACCTGATGGGCAAACCACTCCAGCGCCAGCGCCTCCCTATTGCCGGTCAAGTGCGTGTAGCGCCCTTCAAGCTCTTGCATCTGCTCAGCGGGTATCGCCGCCGCCAGCTTCTTCCATTCCTCAGCAAACTTGCTGTCGCTCTCCCGCAACGCATCAAACCCATGGTGCCCCACCCGCTCATGCACCACCACGCGTGCAAGTGCCTGCGCCGCCGTCTCGCCCTCCAGCACACGCACATTGTCACGGAAGATCACCACCGTGCCATCACGCGGGTCATGGAATCCCTCTGCGTCCTGCATGATGTCCCAGTCCTCCGCGTGATAGCGTTGCTGTTCGGGACGACCTTGCAGACCATCCAGGGCCGCGTGGTTATCCACGACAAGCACGTTGCCATAGATGGCACGCCCCTGCGCCGTGTTCTTGAGCCGCGCCTCCGCAGCAGTCGTCTCCGCCCGCGTTACACCGGTCCGCTTGACTCGCTCGGAGCCGGTGGCTTCGCCTAGGCTGTAGAAGAGGATGTTTGGACTTTGGTCTGTGCCACGTAGTCTAAATAACGGTGACTCAGATTGCGAAGTTGCTTCTCCTCCTCTGTGAGGTGGGTATGCGCCGAAAGATTTTGAAGGACGCGACCCAAGCTCCAGTCCCTCCAGCCTGACTTTTGCCAGGAGGGCCCGAGCAAGCGTTGTCTCACCAACTCCGCTACGTCCGGGGTCCAGTCCTGTAACGAGAGCTGCGTAATCGTCTTCAGAAAGTTGTCGCCAGTGAGATGGTCCTCCATCCGTGCCTCCTTGCTTTTGCCATACAGTATCCGTGTCTGGGTCATAACGCAAGTCCTCCAGCGACTTTCCTCGTGCCTGCATTTCACTGGCCACGTAGTTCATCTCCGCACGCAGTAGCAGATCCAGATTGTGTCTGAAGTCCACCTCCGACTTCTCCTCGCGCCATTCTGACCTTGCCGGTAGGAACTTGTTATTTCTGTCTTTGGCGTCATATGGCTGCAAATGCCGTGAAGTGCGGTGCCGCAGCATGCTGGAGATCATGTGGCTGATGCGTCTTCGTTGGGCAATCGGAGTGACATCACGCCCATCTGGTATGAACACCAGGCCGTTGTTGTGCGCATAGGTCTGCACTGCCTGGTAAATGAGGTCGCCTCCCTGCACCTTCTTGGCGACCTGACCCGCGCGATTACCCTGCGTGTCCACCCAGACCGTGCCATCAGTCATGACATTGACCACCACATCTCCGCCTTGGTTGATCTTTACGGTGTAGGACCGTGCAATGTCCTCGTTCATGGGCACATTGGGCTCCACCAGCACATTTTCGGGCTCCTTCACTTTGGACGCCATCGTCTGCATGATGGCATTCAGATCCTTATCAGCCACCGCGGGCCCGCGCCGGAACGTGTCATCTGTAGCCAGTGACTGGAATGTCTCCGCCAGTACGTTGACGTCACTGCCGCCTTGCCGCTGCTGCGCATCAGCGCCACTGAAGCTCAGTCTCCCTTCAGCCCCCACACCCACCTCCGCTGGCATCTGCGTTTCCTTGCCACCACCATCATTTCCCATCACACCCTCCACCGCCAGCGAACCACCTCGCGAGATCACCTGCGAAGTGATCAGCGCCGTGATGTCATTAAACTCGGCGGACTGAACGCCTCACCCTCAAACACCGTGTGCCCCAGCGCCGCCACATACTCCTCCAGCACCTCCTCCGGCATCCCCTGAATCTCCATCTTCGCCAGCCGTTCATTCGCCCGCGCCAGGAACCTCGCTGCCTTCTCCGCACCCATCTTCTGCGCAAACGCCTGGAAGAGCCCCTCCTTCACTACCGCCTCCTGCTGCCCCGCACTCATCCGCCGGAACGCCTTCGCCACCCCCGGCGCCTTGATGAAGCCACCCAGCCTCTCTGAACCATTCTCCACCATCTGGTGCACAAACGCCCCTCGCAGCTTCTCCCACGGCGACCCCGGTTGATACCCCGCCTCCAGGCCAAGGATCACCTTCCCATCCGCACCCCGGTGCATCTCCAACCCCTCGAAGTGCAGGTCCGTAAAAGCCTTGCTCGCCACATGCGAGGCCGAGGCCGCCACCGTCTGCCCCGCCAGTCCCAGCGTCCCCAGCGCCAGGCGCGTCAGCAGCAGTTTCTCCACCTCATGACGGCCCTCCACCGTCGCCAGTCGACGCAGCCCCAGCCCCGCCAGATCCATCGCGCCCTTCTTCGTCGCCGTCGCCGCCCCGCCCGTCGTCCCCAGTTCCACACCGAACGACGCCGAGCTCACCGTGAAGTCCAGCACCTGCCCCCACCATGAGTTCTCGCGCCTCATCTCCGTGAGTGCCTCCTGCAACATGATGGCGTCACCATCGGTCATCTGCTCACCCCGTTTCAGCTTCTCCGCGGAAGCCGCCACCGACGCCAGATAACCTATTTCCACAAACCCACCTACAAACGGCGCCCGTTCCTCCCAGAACCGCGGATTGAGCAGCAACTCCACCACACCTTTCGGCAGCTCACTTGCCGAATCGAAGATCGCCTGACTCTCAAACGCCGCCATCAGTGCCTCATCATCATCCAGAATCGGCCCCAGTGCCGCCCGCATCTTTTCAGGAAGCGGACCCGCGGGACGACAGGGTAGGGGAGTCTATCAGCGAGTACCTTTGGATTGCCCGGAGGGCCTTCGAATACCCACCCAGCTCACGCTCCACCTTCATCGGACTGACGTTGGGCCCCACAAGTAGTGGAGCGCTAATAGCCTGCAGCACGTCCTACCAGCCATCCCCGTTTTTTAGATGCATGGCTGTGACCTGCTTCCATTACTGATTTTCGATGAAGCTCAACAAGGCCTTGGCGTCTTTGTATTTCCACGGTGCCGGATTGCCAAACTGCACCACCTCACCGCGCTCCTTCACTCCCGCCGCTTGCCGCACCGCCGCGTTCAGCCCTTCGGTCACCAGACCCGCCGGCAGCCGCGTCCCATCCTTGCGACGCCCCAGCACATCCGCCGTCACAATCGCACTGATGGCCTCCGTCAGCGACCGCGGTGCCTTGTCCGCAGACCCCAGCACCTCCGCATCCGCCGCACTCAGGAACTTCTGCCCCGTTGCCTTCTCCGCCAGGCGCACCCACAGCAGCCCCTGCTCCCGTGTATAGCGACCGTTATCCAGTCCCGCCTTCCACCGGCCCTCAACCTGCTCCTCCACCGCAGTAAGCACATTGCCCCCGCGGAAGATGGTCGAGACCATCGTGCGCACATTATTACGTCGCTCCGCCCGATTGCTTCCCAGCACATGCCACGTCGCCGCCAGCGACTCCTCCCGCGTCATCCCACGCAGCTGCCCCGCCACCACCGCAGCGTCCGCCGCCTGTTCAGCAGACCTGTTGTAGATGCATCAGTGGAGCAGGGGAGTACCCATCTGGATAGCCCGGAGGGCCTTCGAATACCCACCCAGCTCACGCTCCACCTTCATCGGACTGACGTTTGGCGTTCTCCAGAGTCTGCGTTGTCACTTGGCAGCTGCTGCTGCGGCACGCTCCAGATTTTCACGAAGCGCTCCTTTCGGATGCAATACCTTCACATCGAAAGGAAGCAGGAGATCGCCAACACGTACGGCATTCTCTTGGTGGAGATCTATCACGGCCGTATTGTCGGAAGCACGGTAGAAGGAGGATGGAGGCACGAGTTGCACAAAGCCTTGCTCTCTCATTGTCTTGCCGATGAAATTCGTATCTACGGAGTCTCCTCTGATCGTCGGTTGTGAGATGACGAGTCTTACACCGCCATCGCGATCAATATGCACCCCATGAACCGCTATGTCATCGCCAAAAAGGGCATTGGCATTGGCTGCACTTTCAAGGTAGTTGATAATGGATGCCTCTTCCCGACGCATGTCCCACGTTCCTTGGTGGGCAACCGGCCACATCCCAAAATATTCACCCACACCGAGCGTCAACTTTATCACCCGATCCCCGTGAAGAAATACATGGTGTTCCATTTGACCCACGTCTTCAGCACCATCGAGTGCCCATTCTGGTGGGAGACTTTGAATCAGGACTCTGCGTTCTCTTGCCCAGTCGACGAGCCATGCCCGCTCCCGTCGTCGCTGCGCAGTCCGAGCTTGCGGTCCTCCTGCCGGGCTTCCCGTAGGCGGCGCACTTGTGCCAAAAACTCTTCGGTAGTCATGGTGCGCTGTTTCGAGACGAGTTCGCGCCTCTCCTCGGGAGTGGCCAAATGAGGGACGCCGCGAAGGTGTGGTGGAGTGCTGCGAAGTTCCATAAAGCAAGTTGTCTATATCATTGATGGCGTTGTCTTGCGAGCGTTTCTTGTCCTCGTCATTTCCGTGATAGGCTTGCCATTGAGCCTGAAGTCGATCGTGAAGAGGTTTGTTTTCGTGTTCGAGGAATTCTGCGCTTGAATACCCTGCGGCCCGGGCCGCCTGATTGAGCCAAGCAGCAGGACTGAGGGAATGGGATTGACTTCCAGCCTCTTCAGTAGTAGTATTGTCTTGCGCTCCTGGTTGAGGTGTCTGTACCGCTTGAGACTGGGGCTGTCTCGGAATCCCGATAGCACCGGGACCCCCTTGAGGGGCTAGGCCGGAAACAGGTCGGACTCGTTCGACCAATGCGCCCCTGAATTGACGCTTGCTCAGTTCGGGGGCGTACTGCGTTACGAGGGCATATTGATCTTTGATGGCACCGTCCTCGACAATGACCATGTGAGTTCCCTCCGCGTAGTTGCGGAAGTAGAATGTCTCAGGTCCATTGGTCACTCGTACCTGCGCATCGGAGATGGTTTTCTCTACCGCTCCCACCCAATCCAACTTCTCGGGGCGCAGCGTGCGATCTTCCTGATTCTTGTCGATATTTTCTCCAATGAGATGAGCTGCGCGGTTCTCCAACGGATCACCAAATGCTCCTCGCTTTTGGGGATTGGCTATGGTGACTTTGCTCCCCAAGGGTCTTCGACTTTGGGTGCCTTTCCTAACCAAGCGGCAACGTTCCGCACCAGTGTTTCCCAAGTTCCGCGCCTTTCCGCAAACACGGGGCGACTGTCTTTGAGCTTCGGCAGAAACTTCTTCGCAGAATCCCACGTGTGCCCCGTCTTCACCTCCTCCCACGACCCCGGCTTGTCCTGCCTCATCTTCGGCACCATGCCGAATGTCGCCACATCGATCTCCCCACGGCTTGCTGCCTCCTCCGTTATCGATTCGGAACGACTCGTATCATCGATAGCCGCACTTTCATTACCATTGCCTCTTCCATCCGTCCCCATCAAATCATCCAGGAACCCCTCATAGTCCGCCCCCAGCCGTCCCTCCGCTCGCGCCTTGTTCAGCGCCCGTGCCCGTGAAAACACCTGCCCAAACAACGCCCGCCACGCCCGCAGGAACTGCCCAAACTGCACCACCTCACCGCGCTCCTTCACTCCCGCCGCTTGCCGCACCGCCGCGTTCAGCCCTTCGGTCACCAGACCCGCCGGCAGCCGCGTCCCATCCTTGCGACGCCCCAGCACATCCGCCGTCACAATCGCACTGATGGCCTCCGTCAGCGACCGCGGTGCCTTGTCCGCAGACCCCAGCACCTCCGCATCCGCCGCACTCAGGAACTTCTGCCCCGTCGCCTTCTCCGCCAGCCGCACCCACGCCAGCCCCTGCTCGCGTGTATAGCGCCCGTTATCCAACCCCGACTTCCACCGTCCCTCAATCGGCTCCTCCACCGCCGTGAGCACATTCCCTCCGCGGAAGATGGTCGAGACCATCGTGCGCACATTATTGCGCCGCTCCGCACGATTGCTTCCCAGCACATGCCAGGTCGCCACCAGCGACTCCTCCCGCGTCATCCCGCGCAGCTGCCCTGCCACCACCGCAGCGTCCGCCGCTTGTTCAGCGGAACTGCTATATATTTATCAGCAGGACAGTCTGCATAGCCTAGTGGGCCTTCGAACAACCACCTAGCTCACGCTCCACCTACACGGACCTGACGTTGGTGCGTTTAGACTTGCTAAGCTGTGCTACAGCATCGGAATAACACGAGCCCCGCCTTCATACACTTGGATACGAATGAACCCAGGTTCGATCTCCTTCGTCTTTTCAGTGGCTATTGAGCACTCCCAAAGATCTTTGTCTTTGTCTTTGAAAAGAGCAATGTCAATCGCGTCAGAGGCTGCTACACCTGATTTGCTGAGCGCGATTTGTAATATTTTGAAAGGGTCATTCATATTCCAAGCATGTATTTGAGTGTTCTAGGCCCGAACTTTCTATAAGCAATCAGAGCGTCTTCAATCGCACGATCAATTTCAAAATCAGTAAACCGGTAGTCATATTTGGCAATCTGATCAAAGACGTACATCTCTCGATCGAATGTGCGCATTTTACGGTAGCCTGCCAGGCCCAATTCAGCCCGTTGTCTAGCATGGCAGAGTTCGTGGAAGTAGTCAAGGTAAGTGGCATCCGAACCCAAGTGCATTTGGCAGGTTTCAGGATTGAATCCAGCGCGCGCTTCCTGGCTTTCAAGATAGGCGTCAGAGTTTCTCACCAACGTCCACTTGCTCTCTCCAGCAGGCGTAAGGTCGGCCATTCTCTTTTCGATTGCATCGAGCATGCCTTCCGTGAGCAGGATTCCTTCATGCCTGCCTGTGCCTCGGAAAGGTGCAGTATCGATCTCCCCTGAAACCCGCGAGTTTCTTGCTGCCTTCAGCTTGTCTACCAGCTGGTTCAATTCTTCAGCCGAAGTGGGAGCAACAAAGGCAGCGCCGGGACTTCTAAGAGTTGTGCCGGGGTCTTCTGGGAGCAACGACATCGATTGACTTCCAGCCTCTTCAGTAGTAGTATCCTCTTGCGCTCCTGGTTGAGGTGTCTGTACCGCTTGAGACTGGGGCTGTCTCGGAATCCCGATAGCACCGGGACCCCCTTGAGGGGCTAGGCCGGCACCCGGTCGGATTCGTTCGACCAATGCGCCCCTGAATTGACGCTTGCTCAGTTCGGGGGCGTACTGCGTTACGAGAGCATATTGATCTTTGATAGCGCCGTCCTCGACAACGACCATGTGAGTTCCCTCCGCATAGCTGCGGAAGTAGAAGGTCTCAGGCCCATTGGTGACTCGCACTTGCGCATGTGAGATGGTTTTCTCGACCGCCCCAACCCAATCCAGTTTTTCGGGGCGCAGTGTACGATTTTCCTGAGCTTTGTCTACATTCTCACCAATCAAGTGTGCGGCTCGATTCTCCAGTGGGTCACCAAACGCTCCTCGTCTTTGGGGATGGGCTATGGTGACTTTTGCCCCCCACGGGTCTTCGACCTTGGGTGCCTTTCCTAACCACGCAGCAACGTTCCGCACCACCGTCTCCCAAGTGCCGCGCCTTTCGGCAAACACAGGGCGACTGTCTTTGAGCTTCGGCAGGAACTTCTTTGCAGAATCCCACGTGTGCCCCGTCTTCACCTCCTCCCACGACCCCGGCTTGTCCTGCCTCATCTTCGGCACCATGCCGAATGTCGCCAGATCGATCTCCCCACGGCTTGCTGCCTCCTCCGTTATCGATTCGGAACGACTCGTATCATCGATAGCCGCACTTTCATTACCATTGCCTCTTCCATCCGTCCCCATCAAATCATCCAGGAACCCCTCATAGTCCGCCCCCAGCCGTCCCTCCGCTCGCGCCCTGTTCAGTGCCCGTGCCCGTGAAAACACCTGCCCAAACAGCGCACGCCACGCCCGCAGGAACTGCCCAAACTGCACCACCTCACTTCGCTCCTTCACTCCCGCCGCTTGCCGCAACGCCGCGTTCAGCCCTTCGGTCACCAGACCCGCCGGCAGCTTCGTCCCATCCTTGCGACGCCCCAGCACATCCGCCGTCACAATCGCACTGATGGCCTCCGTCAGCGACCGCGGTGCCTTATCCGCAGACCCCAGCACCACCTCATCCGCATCCGCCAGGAACTTCTGCCCCGTCGCCTTCTCCGCCAGCCGCACCCACGCCAGCCCCTGCTCGCGTGTATAGCGACCGTTATCCAGCCCGGACTTCCACCGGCCCTCAATCGGTTCCTCCACCGCCGTGAGCACATTGCCCCCGCGGAAGATGGTCGAGACCATCGTGCGCACGTTGTTGCGCCGCTCCGCACGATTGCTTCCCAACACATGCCACGTCGCCGCCAGCGACTCCTCCCGCGTCATTCCACGCAGTTGCCCCGCCACCACCGCCGCGTCCGCCGCCTGCACAGCAGACCTGCTATGTCTATATCAGCGGAGTAGGGGAGCACCCATCTGGATAGCCCGGAGGGCCTTCGAATACCATCCCAGCTCACGCTCCATCTGCACGGGCCTGACGTTGGACCTGCGGGAGCACATCTGCTATCGCCCCTCAAAATTATTCTTTTCTTGCTCCAGAACGTCCTTTCCTGGATTCAAAACTTGAAGGTCGATGGGCACCAGAACGTTGTCTGACGTCAGAATGAAGTTCCTCGGATGCGCATCCGTGATCTTCGCGCCCGTCTTGTGATGTGTCCATGTATTGGGCCCGGTCGGTTCAAAACCTTGCTGCTCAAACCAAGCCGCAACATCTCCAACTTCGGGTGAACGTCCGGCAATGAAGGGCTGGGAAATGACCACAGCCGGCCCCGAGGTGGTCTCTACGATACCCTCAATGCGGATATCATCATGGAACAACTGATTGCTCCATTTGATGTTCCTGAGATAATCGGCTAGCTTTCCTCGTGCACCAAAGTTTGGAGGTCGCGTGATCTTCATCACTCGGCCAGCTTCGCGTACACCAAAAACCTGGTGCTCGGCTCCACCCTCAAACTCCTTGAAGGATGGAGTCAGCCTTGCGAATCCTGCTGGCTCGATGAGCCATCCGTCTTCTCTGGCCCACGATACCACGGATTGGGACTCGGCACGGAGCCGTTCTCCCGCATCTGCTTGTGCATTTGCTCGATCGTCATCTTCTGCGCGCGCAAGGAGTGCTCCAAGCGCAGCTTGCGCATCTCTTCGGCGTTCAGTACCTTGACCATGCTGTTGAACATAAGGGATTGGAATGTTGGAGTCAATGTTTGTTCCACCGCCAGTCGGCTGGCTTTCTAAGTCCTGTGGTGCTCGAGTTTTGCCCGATTCTTCAGGCGAGCTTGGTAGCATCGAGAACGTCGCAGTTTCATCCATCAGCTCTGCATTGACTTTCAAAGCTTCACGGAGTACCTTCTCTCGCACCTGCTGAATGCCGTGTAGCTCTGCTCCTTCATTGGAGCCGTGCCGCGATACGCCCTCGGGGCCGTCAGCAGGTGTGTTTGTGTCCGGAACGGGAAGAATCACCTCGAGGACCTGTCCGTCGTACACCCACCTGCCGTTGGCATCTTCATGTACAGTCAGCCGGACCATTGTCTCCTGACCATCGAACCGGACAGGCAACGCAAGTTTGTGGAACAACTGTAGTCCAGGGACGCTGTTCTTTCGAGAGTCCGGCTTTTCAGAGCGAACGTAGATGGCGCGTTGAAATAGCTCGCGTAAGTGACCCATAAGTGACGCTTTGCGAGGGTCCGCTGCATATCGGTTCCAGTGCTCCAATCCGCTCTTGCTCACGTGGATCTCGCGCCCTCTTTCGGCATTGACGATGGGGCCTTTCTCTCGCGCATCCTGTAGCGCAGCCTTCATCCTATCTCGCCGCTCGCGCGGCGCGATACCCCGCCAATTGGCTACATCCGGTACATCCAAGGTTGGTGCTGCCACAGCCTTGGCAATACGAATCTCCTGAGACTCGTTTGGGACAATGCTATAGGACTCCACGTCATCTAGCCCCGTGCCAGTTTTTGTGGGGGAAGGCACTGGTTGACTTTCCCTTGCACTAGTGGTAGTATCACCATGCGCTTCTGGTCGAGGTGTCTGTACCGCTTGAGACTGGGGCTGCGTCGGAATCCCGACAGAACCGGGACCCCCTTGAGGGGCAAGGCCGGGAACAGGTCGGACTTGTTCGACCAATGCGCCCCTGAATTGACGTTTGCTCAGTTCGGGGGCGTACTGCGTTACCAACGAATACTGGTCTTTAATGGCACCGTCTTCGACGATGACCATGTGAGTTCCCTCCGCATAGCTACGGAAGTAGAAGGTCTCAGGCCCATTAGTGACTCGTACTTGAGCATCCGAGATGGTTTTCTCCACAGCGCCGATCCAGTCGAGCTTGTCGGGATCCAAAGTGCGATTCTCTTCGTTCTTATTAAGATTCTCGCCAATAAGATGTGCAGCTCTATTATCCAGCGGATTTCTAAAGCCGCCACGCTTCTGGGGATTGGCCGTTGCAACCATTGCACCCCATGGGTCTTTGATAGTCGGGGTCTTTCCCAGCCACGTCGCCACCTTCTGCACCAGAACCTCCCAAGTACCGCGCTTCTCAGGAAATGCCGGTCGGCTGTCTTTGAGCTTCGGCAGAAACTTCTTCGCAGAATCCCATGTATGCCCCGTCTTCACCTCCTCCCAAGACCCCGGCTTGTCCTGCCTCATCTTCGGCACCATGCCGAATGTCGCGAGATCGATCTCTCCACGGCTTGCCGGTTCCGTTATCGTATCATTCTCTAGCTGAGAAGCGCTCTCGCCGTGTTGACTTCCATCAGCTTCATGGAATACTTCCTTCAAGCCTTCGATAGCAGGGCCGTGCTGGGTAGAAGTGCCGTCAAAGGCGCCATCGCCCTGAGCAAGCCAGGCTTCGAAGGCCCCTTTGTTTTTGTGCGTGATCAACCCAAGCGATTCCGCTTCTCGAATCTCCGCCAGTAGTTCGCCGGGTTCCTTGCCGAACAGTGTCTTTGCCTCCAAGACGTGCTGTCCTTCACGTTCATGCACCGTGAAATACGCCGTCAGCGGACCTTGTGACGTCGCAAGACTGGTCACGATGGAGTGCGCCTTGCGGTCCCCGGGACTCACATACACAAGCATTGGATTGTCCATCGCTCCGGGGAACTTCTTCAGTACCTCTTCCGTGAGCTCAGAGTGCTTGCCGCGCTTCTTGCGCACCTTGCTCAAGCGAATCCACATGGGCAGGTCCGGTACCCCGGCCTTCCGCAGCACCTCGCCCGGACGCCCCATATCCAAAATCGCATTGGCCGGAAGTCGCCCTTTGACCGCCGCTTCGACGTTCTCCGCAAAAGGCACCGGAGCCACACCAAAGGTCACCCCGTTCTCCTCCCATAGCGTTTCCCCGGGATTGAGGGTGAGGGGAGTGGTCTTCCCATCGGAGAGCTCCGTTATCGATTCGGAACGACTCGTGCCATCGATAGCGGCATCCTGGTTGCTATTACCACTCCCATCCACCCCCATCAAATCATTCAGGAACCCCTCATAGTCCTCACCCAACCGTCCCTCCGCTCGCGCCTTGTTCAGCGCCCGTGCCCGTGAAAACACCTGCCCAAACAACGCCCGCCACGCCCGCAGGAACTGCCCAAACTGCACCACCTCACCGCGCTCCTTCACTCCCGCCGCTTGCCGCACCGCCGCGTTCAGCCCTTCGGTCACCAGACCCGCCGGCAGCCGCGTCCCATCCTTGCGACGCCCCAGCACATCCGCCGTCACAATCGCACTGATGGCCTCCGTCAGCGACCGCGGTGCCTTGTCCGCAGATCCCAGCACCTCCGCATCCGCCGCACTCAGGAACTTCTGCCCGGTCGCCTTCTCTGCCAGCCGCACCCACAGCAGCCCTTGCTCCCGTGTATAGCGACCGTTATCCAGCCCGGACTTCCACCGGCCCTCAATCGGTTCCTCCACCGCCGTGAGCACATTGCCCCCGCGGAAGATGGTCGAGACCATCGTGCGCACATTATTACGTCGCTCCGCACGATTGCTTCCCAACACATGCCACGTCGCAGCCAGCGACTCCTCCCGCGTCATCCCGCGCAGCTGCCCTGCCACCACCGCAGCGTCCGCCGCTTGTTCCTCGGACACCACGTGCTCCGCCACGTCATCCTCCAATGACCTGCTCTCACCCGGCGCCACAGCGAAAGCCTCCGGCGTCCCCGCTCGCTTCTGGTCCATGAACACCTCGCCCATGCGGGCCACCGAGTCCACCACCTGCATCTCCACATCCGTGAGGTGCTGCTCCGCATACTGCCGCGCCTCTCCCCAGGTCTCCGCGCGGACTGCCGTTCCATTCTTGAGTGATACAATGTATCCGTTTCCATCATTCGCGATCTTCGGCACCATCCCCAGCCGCTGCCCATCACTCTGCGCCTGCTGTGCCTCACCCAATCGTGCTCGATACCGCTCCTCAAACTCCGCTGCCACCTCTCGCGATGCCCTGCCGCGCGCTTCCTGCAGCGCCGCCTGCGCCGCCTCCAGCTTGCCTTCCATCGCCAGGCCAATGATCTTGATGCGGTCCGCCTCCACGTACCCCGCCGCACCCAGCGAAATATTGTCCGCGAGAATGGCCCGCGCCATGGCCACGTCCCTGACTGAAGCCGCACCCAGACCCAGAAGCGTCAATGGCAGCAGACCCACGGCCACATCGCCGCGCGTGTTCAAGTAGCGTTCCTTCTCCCGCTCCACATCTACTCCAGGAAGATCCTTCTTGATCGCCGCAAAGAGCGCGTGCGTTGCAGGAAGTGTTACATCCTGCACCCCTTCCTGCACATTCTGGTAAACGTAGTTGCCACCCACCTTCAGCAGCGCCATCCCAATCATCTCCCGCTTCAGCCCTCCTTGAACCAACTGACGCAGCGAGGGCATCGTATTCAGCACCTTCAGTCCCACCATGTCGGGGACCATCTCCAGCACCCCTGAGGTCAGCGCGATTCGGCGCGCATACGGGATGGGCATGTCAGGATATTCCAGCCTGAGCTGCTCATAGTTGTTCGCAGTGTAGTGCTGGACAATGACCGGGGCCGCCGCACCTCGCGTCAACCCCATCACGCCCAAGATGCCCATCGATACCCCAAACGTCGACGCCGTGACCGAGTCATTCGGCGAGGCCATATGCGCCATCTGCCGCACCTGGCGCGCCACATTCACCTTCTCCCGCTCCCGCTCCTTGTATTGTCTCACCAGCGCAGACTCATCAGCGTCGAGCCTCTTCTCAACACCACCAATGATGGGTATGTGGCCCACTGCTGCCGTTCCCATCGACATCCTCGCCGCGAAGACCTGAGCCCTGTTTCTGCTCTCCTGCTCCTTGAAAAACTTCGCGGCATCCTCCCGATTTGTGATCTTCGGTACCGTGGTCGTCACCGGAGTGAGCATGTCGTCCGGCACACTCTCGATGCCTTCCTCTTGGAAGCTCGTATCACCAGTGACAAACCTCTCCAGGGCCGACCCGGCTTGCAGCCACCATCCCCTTTTTCCCTTCTCCTGCTCACCGCGCACCTTCGCGCTGTGCAGCGCTGCCAGCGTCACCAGCGTGCGATTTCGCTGTGGCAGATCCGCCAGCTTCTCAATCCAGGCCCTCGTATCCGCGTCATTAAACGGCTCCGCGGCAGACGCCAGCTTCTGAATCTCCGCGCGATGTGGCGCCAGCGCCTCCTTCGTCGTCAGGTAGGCATCGATGAAAGTCTTCCGGGAGTCCTCAGAGTAGCCCGGCTTCGCCTTGTTCTGCGACTCCCAGGCACTCAGTTCATCCAGCCCAATGCCCTTCCCTCTGCCCTCAATCGCAGCCGTTGTCCCGCCCTTGGCTGCATCATCCAGGGATTGAAGCGTTGCCTGGATGTGCAAATACACCTCATCATCCGTCGCCGTATCCCGGCCCATCCTCGTGTATACATAGTTCGCCTTGTATAGCGGATATTCCAGATTCACCTCGTCCGTCGTTTTCCCATCAGCATGGGCAAAGAACGCGACGTTGAACATCTGCCGCTTCTCCGACTCCGCATGGGGCGAATAGCGCGTCAGCCTGTCCAGTTCCTCAGCCTCCTCAGGATCGAGTTCCGGCTTTTCTTTGAAGTAGCCTCGCACCCGGTTGTAGTCCGCCGCCTGTTGTTGCGCCAGCGCGGAGTAGGGTTCGCGCCCCTCGCGGCGCACCCGCTCGTGGTACTCCGCCATCGTTTGTTCTGCCGTCACAATCTGGTCGGCAGGGATTTTTCCGTTCTCCAGACTCTGGCGTAGAGTGTCCGCCGCCAGATCTAGTTCCTCAGATTCCGTGATGGTGGGCATGGTCTATTGCTTGAGCTTTGCTTTCAAATCTTGAATAGGACTGGGTGGCCGTACGATGGCTGCCCCATCTGGTCCCAGGGTTGCCCGTCTGCCCTCCCGCCGCCGGTGTTGCGCCGGGGACTCCAGCGCTCTCGCTCCTGCTCCCCGCCGGTCTAGCGAAGTATGATCCGTCAGCCACTCAACCACCTGCTTGGGAGAGGCATTGGGATAGGCCTGGAGAAAGCCGTCCATGGCTTGCTCCAGTTCCATCGCCCGCATCGCACTCGCATTGCGCGTTTCCGGATTCACAAACTCCTCGCCTCGTAGCGACTTCTCGAACAATTCGCGTGTGAAAGGAGTGAGTTTCGCCATGGCCTCGGGCGAGGCGTCTTTCCCGAAAGTCCCCTTCAGGGAAAGAAAAGAGCGCCACCTTTCCTGCGGACCTTTGATGGCACGCAACCTATCCGTTGCAAAGCCAAGACCAAAGACCTCCAGCTTCTCCTTGTCCGCGAGCGCATCAAAAAGATACTTCGGTCCCCGATATCGAATTGGCTCACCATTCGAATCCCGCAGCGCTTCCTGATCGTGCCAGGTGCGAATCAGTGTGCGCCCCTCCTGCGCAGCCAGCGACTCCGGCTTCCCACTATTGATTCGCGTCGCCAGCGCCTTGTCCAACTCCAGCTGCATCTCTCGTGGATACTGCGCGTGCTGAAGTCGAAACCACACCTGCTGCAGCCTCGCACCAGGTGCCGTGGGGTCATGTGATCCTATCGCCTTCTTCAGACGGAATACTTCCGCCATGTCTGGTGGGCCGCCTTGCATCACCCGCTGCATCAGTGTCGACAGCGTGGCATCGCGCATTCCCTGCGGGACATGCGTCTGTATCCACTTCTCCCGGTCCGCATCAGTTGCCACCGCATTCGTCCGCACCGCATCACGTAGATTCTCGAGCAGCGCCTTCTGATTCCAATAGACCGATTCCTGTGCGTCGGTCTTCACCTCCGTCCATGTCGCGTCATTCAATCCTACAAACGCCGCCGGTAAATTCTTTGCCTTCGGATCCTGCGCATACTTCAGCACCACCTCCGGTTGCGTCTCCACCATTGCCGTCCGCTGATTCGCATAGATGTCTTGCACGGCACGTCGCGTATTCTCATCCGACTGTTGCGGAGTTTCCAACTTCAGCGCCACCGCTTGGTTGCCTGCATCCGCCACCCCTTGAATACTCCTCTGCTGCACCGCACGGCCTCGCGCCTGCTGCACCGCCGCCCCCGCCCGCGAAAACTGCACCTTCGCCGCATCAATCCCCGCCTGGATAAGCCCCCGCTCGCCAAACTGGTTCACATCCCGGTCCACCTGGCTCCGTACCACGGGCGCATAGCGCTTCTCAGAAAAATACTTCTGCGTCGCCGTCACCCGTCGCTGCCACTCCGCCTGCCATCCATCCGAATCCGGATTCTCCAGCCGCCACTGCTCGAAGCGCAGCGTCTCATTCTGCATGTGGTCCCGCGCCTCTTCCAGGTCCGCATAGTTCCGCGCCTTCGCACTCTGCTCCGCCAGTTCCGTCATCGCGCCACCCAGGGTGCTCATCGCCTTGCCCCACGCCTCCCCCGCGATCACGTCACCCTTCCCCCAGTTATCCGGCAGCTCCGGCTGCTCATACGCCTGCGCTGCCGCTTGCGCCAGGCCCGCATAGTCCGCCTGATATCTCGCCTCTGGCACCAGAGCTTTCGCCGCCGCCTCCGGCGCCCCCGGCATCTGCCCATCGTTATACAAAGGAATCGTCGCCATAACCGATATGCAAGCTCAAAATTTAAATCCAAATCCCGTCACCTTCGCCTTCGTCGCCAGGACGGTCCCCGTTCCTTTCGCTGAAGCATTCATCGCCGCCCCGGTTGAAGCGGCCGCACCGGCCCCCTTCGCCGTCTCGCCAAACAAGCTCCCCCAGGTCCCATACGACCCCGCAAGAGACAGCATCGTAGTGCCAATCCCCGTCACCAACCCCGCCGTCGCCGCACTCTTCATCCCCGACGCCTCATTCAAGCCCGCCAGTCGGTGAAACTCCGCCTCCCGCATCTGCATCCGCGCACGAACCGGCGCCAGCGCCCCCTCAGCCCGCAACAGGGATGCCTGCATCTTGTACTGCGCCGAGCTCACCTCACCGCCATAGCGCTGCATCTGCGCGTCCCACAGCAGACTGTCCCGCTTCGTATTCGTCTCATACCACGCATCACTTAGGGCCAGCTGCATATACCGCGCACTCTCCGCCAGCACCTCCACGGGCGACCCCGCCATGGCCACACCACCCTTCGCAAACCGCGCCCGCTGCAGCGCCGCCACACGCAACTGATCCTCACGCGTCCGCCGCTGCTGCTCCACCCCCCTCGAAAGCTCACCCTGCGCCTGCCCCTCGAGCATCCGCGCATTCGTCTCAGCCGTCTGCCGCGCTATCGCCGCATTCGCCTCCACCTGGCCCGCCTGCGCTCTTGCCGACCACTCCGCCAGCGCCTGCTGCTGCCGGATGTTCTGTGCCTGCACAGCATAGTTATACTTCGTCAGTGCCTCCTGATTCCGCGCCGCCTCCTTCTGTGCGTTGTATTGCATCCCCAGGCCCACACCGCTTGCCACCACGCCGGCAGCCCCGACGCCAACCATTATCTGCTGCGCCAATGTCAATCCCGCAAACCATGCCATAGTATTATGCGATTGTGATAAGGGACGAAAGCCCCTCATCGAGTTTCACAAAGCCGTGTTTCTCAGCCTGCCTTGCCAGGGTGCCTTTCGCGTACGCCTTGATGACCGACACGTCATTCGCCACGGCAATTGCCTTCAGCGCGCCCAGACAGTGCCTGCAGGCCGCCAGCCCCATCGCCGGCGAGAGTCCCGGCTTCGTGATCAAACCCTCCCAAAACCCAACTCCAATGCCATAACAAAGATAAATCCACGATGCAGCCACCGCCTCCCCATCACACTCCACCACAATCCCCATCGGTGGCAGCAGATTCTCCAGCAACCTCCCCATGCCACGCCCCTCCATCCACCCCGCCACCATCTGGTAATCTCCCACCTTCTCCCCATAACTCCTCACCACCCACCTCCCAACCTCCTGCTCCTGCTCGTCCTCAACATCATTCATCCTCATTGCATCACCCCCTTTGCATTTTTCATTTTGCACCTCTCACTTTGCATTCCCTTCCCGACGCCCCATCACTCCCATCGTCCCCTCTGCCTCCTCTGCGTCCTCTGCGTCCTCTGCGTCCTTCGCCACTTTGCTGTTCTCCACAATCCACCCCTGATTCCCCACCACACACACCATCCTCATCCCCTTTGCTGCTTAGCTGCTCCGCTGCTTTGCGACAAACCAACCCACCGTCACACCGTCACACCGTCACACCGTCACACCGCTCACCGCTCACCGCTCACCGCTCACCGCTCACCGCTCACCGCTCACCGCTCACCGCTCACCGCTCACCGCTCACCGCTCACCGCTCACCGCTCACCGCTCACCGTCGCACTGGCCCACCGGCTAGCTATCCACCGAAAACACACACACCATCGCCAGCAAATTCAGCGGCTGCGGCTGCCTCTGCCGTATCGCCACATGCACCGCACTCGCATATGGCGCATTGATATCCCACTCCATATCATCCGTCCGCAGCGGCGGCGCCACATCCAGCACATCCTGCGCCCTCCGGAACGGAATCTCCTCCCACATCCCCGCACCCGAATTGAGATTCGGATTCGGCGAAATCTCCGCCCCCAGCGACTCATGCACCGAGAGAATCATCTTCACCGGTCGGAACAAACGCCCGCGGCTCCCCCCATTCTCCAGTTGCAGCTCAATCTTCGTCGGCTGCAGCAGCGGCGTAAACGGCAGGCCCACCACTACCACCTCCGCCTCACGATCCAGCGTGATCGCGCCACCACTCACCGTCTTGCTCACCTGTGTCGCCCCATCCGCACGCACCACCACCACCTCACCCTCCAGGTGACCCAGCCCAGTAATCGTATCCGTCGCTGCACCACTATACGTCGTCGCACTATCCATGCACACCAGCCTCGCCGGATTTGAATAATCAAACTGCGCCATCGCCGGGTGGAAGCTCTCGATATACCTGACCGTCACTCCATCCACTACCCGCTTTACCACAAACCACACCTCGTCCGAAGTCCCATTCGCCGAGTAGTTCACGCTCACACTTTCAAAGTCACCCTCCGTCTCATGAATATGCCAGCCCGTCACCTCATGCTCCCGCTGGTACGTCAGCCCCACCAGCTTCCCATTCCCCGTCACTGCCCATAAAATCGCATCCCTTCGCGACTGGAATGCCGTCTGCCGGATACCACCCTCCGTCACATGCTCAGACAGAATCGTCAAATCCTGCGCCTTCAGCGAATCCTCCTCAAAACTGTACGCCATCTCCGAAACCGTCCGCCCATACCGCTGCACAAACAGCACCACATTCTTGATCAGCCGCGCCATCAAATGCTCACTGCCCTCACTCGACTGGCACGACACCCGCACCGTCGTCTGCGTGATCGGCGTCGCATCAGATCCACTGTGCATCAGCCACTCCTCCGCCGCCGTCCCGATGATCAAGCCCGTACTGTTCCCCGTCATCCACTGCACCTGGCTGCTCTGCGTCGACGCCAGCACATAGTCAAAGCTCGCATCATCCAGCGTCGACTTCCGGAAGTTCTCAAAGTCCCCAATCGCCGACCCCCACACCCGCACCGGCTCCCTCGCCGTCCCCCCATAAATCACCCGCTGCTCGTGAAACGCCACCGTCCTCGGAAATCCCTGGTGCGGACTCCACGCCCCCTCGCACCAGGTCGTCGTGGCAGCCGTGGCGCCCAGCGGCTTCGTTACCGTGGCCGTGACTTGCGTGCCACTCGTATAGGCCGTGACTTTCACTACCCCATAGACCTTGGAGTCTACCGCCTCAATGCGCGCATACCCGCTGCCAGAACTCCAGAAAGTCGAGCGCATGCGAATCAGCACCTCAGTCGGCTCATCGTATGAAATGGGGGCCACATTGCGGTCAGACACACCGCCGAAGGTACGCACCGTCTGCCACGTGGCACCATTGTCTTCGCTACGGTCAATGTGAATGCGTGCCGTCCATGTTCCAGTGGTGAAAAATTCCCACCGACCAATCACACGCAACGTTCCGCTCGTGTTATTGCCGTTGAGAATCAGGTCCACGAGCGCACTGTCCCGCCGGTGTGCAATCTGCCAGTGCGACCCCACATGGTTCGCATTGAATAGCGCCGCCGATGCCGTCAGCGTGATACTCCCCGTCGTCGCGGAAGGTGTGATCGTCGTCGACTCCACATTCTCATCCAGCATCGCCGGCCAATCCCACACCACTTCCGCCAGCGTCCAGTTATCATCCGCGAGCCGCGAAAGCTTCCGCGGTGCATACCCCGGATGCACCAGGTAGATCACGTCATTGATCTGCGTGAACTGAATCTCAAACACATCCGTCTCCAGGTAAGGGGAGGGGAGTTCATAGATCTCCTGCGCCACCCAGCGCCCCGCCCCCAGGTCCGTCGCAAACGCCGCTGCAGACGTATGCGCCACCACACAGAAGTATATCGTAGCACTCACCGTCACATAGCTCCCCATCGCATACGGCGTCCCCGTCACCCACGCCCCCGCGCTCGCCTTCTTCACCTGCTGCCGGTTCGACCAGAACCGCACATACCCATCACCCAGCTCAATCTGGAAACTCGTCGTCCGCGAAAAGTTAAAAGGAATCAACGCCGCCTTCTTATTCCCAAACTTCGCCCTCCCCATAAACTCCGTCCCCGGTCGCGAAAACACCCCGCCCACCGCCCGCGGAATAAAATTCCGCAACCGCCTGCACCCCGACCGATACTTCCCCGTATCCGCCCGCGCATCCATCAACGGCGAAAGCTCCCCGCCATTGAAATTACTAATCAACTCATGAATCGCCCCCGACATAAACAATCATCCTCCCTCTAAACCTTCACCTCTTTCTCAGGCCACAACCAAGAACCAAGCACTAAGACCTCAGTCTCCGAAGTTCCTCTGCGTCTCTATGTCTCAGCGTTGAACCCAACGCGCCCAACCACATCCAGCACAGGCACTTTTCATTTTCCATTTTGCACTTTTCATTTTGCATTCTGAACTGCCAGCCCAAGCGTCCGCACCCAGCAATCTCCCCATTAGCGTCTGTTAGCGGTCCCAATCCCACCACCTTCCACCCATCCCTCAAAAATTTCCGTGCCTCCGTGTCTCTGCGTCTCCGTGTTGAACCCCAGCATCAACCATCAACCTGCATACCGCGACATCGCCAGGTCCGAATCTTCCCACATCCCCACACGCCTCGGCCTCGACTCATTCGCATCCGTCTGTCGCGCCCGCGCCATCGCCTCCTTCGCCTCCCGCGTCAGCCGGTCCTTGATTCCATCGTCCTTCGTCAGCTTCGTACAGATGCGCATCGCCAGTCGCAGCGTCAGCGCCTCCACAAACAGCGGGTCGAACAAATTCGCATCCGTCACCCGCTTCAGATACACCACACTCGCCGCATCCTCATCCGTCAGCAGCACCAGCCCACCCTCCGGCCCATTCGCAATCTGGAAATCATCCTCCGTCTGCCACGCATCCAGCCCGTTGAACTCCACCAGCCGGATGAAATCCGCCGGCAACTGATACTGGTACCCCCACCCAAACACCGGCACCACATTCAGCGCCGAAAGCGCCGCCAGCGACCTCGCAAAGCTCCACGGATGCGTCCTCAGCAGCGCATCCCTCGTCGGCCCAAAGAACAACCGGCAAACCGCCGCCTGGTTCGACGTCTCATTGATATCCACAATGCTATAACTATCGCCCACCTCCGCGAGCGCCAGATTGCATATCTGCGTATCATTCATACCTCAAAAAAATCCTCTACGTCCTCGTCCCCGTTCTCCTCCTCAGTCCTCAGTCCTCAGTCCTCAGTCCTCAGTCCTCAGTCCTCAGTCCTCAGTCCTCAGTCTCCGAAGTTCCTCTGCGTCTCCGTGTCTCTGTGTTGAACTCACTGCACCCAACCACACCCAGTCCCCAACTTTGCATTTTTCATTTTGCATCTCTCACTTTGCATTCAACCCCGCGAGCCACTGCCCATAGTCAGAAACTTCCATTGCACCCCCACCAACCTTCCATCACGCCCCCCAACCAAAGCACCCCGCGCAGCGCACCTCTTCACCCAAAAAAGACACACCACGCGAGGCACTATCATCCCCTCAGCCAACCAACCAAACCCTCATTCACATTAGCGTTCCATTAGCGAATATTAGCGGTCCCTCACCTTCCTAAGATTAGTGTCCCATTAGTGTTCATCAGTGGTTGAGCCGCAATTATCCTCCGCCGGTACGTCATCGCTTCCTCACCCCAGCGTATACCCCACATGCCACACCTGGTCATGCGTCGCCAGGTTCGTCACCGTCGTCGGCGTAAACGTCACCCACAGCTCCTCCGGAAACTTGTAGGGCGTCAGAAACGCATCCCCCTTCGTTCCCGCCTCGCTGAAGGCCTTCCTCCCCGCTGTCCCACCCAGCGCCAGCGCCGCACCATAGCGATCATCATCATTCTCGTCGCCAATCTTCCCCGTCAGCGCATCCCCCGGATCACCGTGGTCCACCGAGCACAGCGCCGGAATCACCCGCGCCCCCTTCGGCAGCTTCGCCAGGAAGATCACATCAGACGTCGTCAGCGCCGTCACCGCAATCTTCACATCCACATAACGCACATCCCCGCCAAACGCCCGGAGACTCGGCGCCTCCGAAAAGTCACTCTCCGCCGCCAGTTGCCCCGCCCCCAAATCCGTATATTTATTCGCCATATTCTCTCTTTAGATAAAAAGTTTAAATTCGTGCTCCTGCTCCTGCTCTTCCTCTTGCTCACCTCAGTGGAGCCAGACTCACGGTGCCCATCTCCACCAGGTCAGATCAAATCAGATCAGTCGCCCCCCCTCGTTAAGGCGATTCATCGCAGTACACCCGCACCACCTTCTCATTCTCCGAGCGCACCGCACCCAGGCGACCCACGGAGCGAATCTGCTTCGCATGCCGCTTGTCCGGGCGCACATCAATGTAGCTGTTGCGCGCACCCTCACCCAGCTTGATGGCCGACTTGTGCCACGCAAAGCATGACCGCACATCCGTGGCCACATTGCGCGCCAGCCGCTGTGTCGGAATCCACGTGAATCCCATCCAGTAGCTGATCTTCCCATCCTTCAGCGCCATCAGGTCACTGAAGTCACGGCTCGTCGCCTCCGTCAGCGCCAGCAGATTATCCAGCTGCTTCGCCCCATAGCAGAAAAAGCGCTCACTCTCCGGCACCTCATTCACATTCAGGATGCGCGCCGCCTCGCGAATCTTCCCAAACGTCAGCCCGCTGTTCGCCGGCGTCCCACTCGGCACATAGTCCACCGCAATCGACTGGCCCGCAGGGAAGGGGTCCGTCGTCGTGCCCTCCTCACCGATATAGCGCGTCGCATCGAAGGCCGAAATGACAATGTCATCCACCTTGCGATTGTACGCCATCGCCATATTGCGCACCTCATCCGAGTCCGGCAACACAATCTGCCCCAGCTGGCGTTCATCATCCTCATCGAAGCTGATCACCTTCTCGAACTTGCGCGCATACAGCCAGTACTTCTCCCCTGAGGTATCACCCTCCGGCGTATCGCCCTTCCGCGTCGTCACCTCATCCATCTCATAGTCATTCAGCAGATTGAATGACTTCCGCTTGCCCGTCAGGTTGCCACCCGGCGATACCGCCAGGCGCAGCCGGCAGTCCATCTGTTGAGCCACATGCGTCCAGTTCCTCTCGAACTCCGTCGGGTAAAACTGCGTAATATCCAAAGACATAATCGTTATTCTTGCGAGTCGTAGTCTGTATCCCGCTCACAGCACCCACCCATCCACCATTCCTTCTCAGGAACCCACCCGCCGTCATCACGACAGAGCAGAGCAGGGGAGGGGAGATGAACAAAAGCCGGACACAGAAAAAATCCAGTTCCTGGTCACTTCCATACACACCAGGGAGCCGTCCCTCGCAGTTGTCAGCACCCGCTGGCTGCTCGTTGAGGCAAAAACAAAAATCGTCACCACCACCAGGTTATCAGAGCTTCATGACCCCGGCCCAGCAACAGCACGCCCAACCTGTACCGTGTTTTCTGCCACCGCGCAACTCCAAAATACAGTGGCGTACAAAAGTGGGTTTGAAATTTTTCATCGGGTCGTGCGTGGTCGCACTCCAACACAGACGTCACCGCTGGTATTCGTCACCCTCCTGCGGTTCACCCTGCTTTCCCCGGGCCGGGTCATTCGGCAGCTCGGCCAGGAGCTCCGGTTCATCTCGTGTTCCGCTGGCTGCACTGGGACTTCCGCTCAAGCGAATGCTCCGGCGCCAGCCAGCAATTCACCACGCGTCCTTTCACAGGCTCCTTCTCCTCCCCAAAAAATTCTCCACTCCATAGGTAAAAACCAATGGCCAACTTGTTAAAAAAGTGATTGGCTGCCCTCTTTCCTCCTCACCCCCGCGACCGTCTCCCAGCGGTCCGTCTGCCCACACACTGCCACCGCTCCAAGACTCAGTGATGACCCGCGCCAATTCTATTAAAGACAAAACTCTTTCCGGTATCAAGCTGACGAGCCTTCTGGATGACATTCGGCCCTTTCTCCAATCGCATGCAGTGGGCCATCCAAAACACAGGCGCATGCCCCCCGTCGCCCTCGTTTTTGGCGCCGGCATCAACCATTCCCTGGTGGACAAATCAAGTCGTGTAGTTCGGGAGTTGCTCTCCTGGCGCGGACTGCTCAGGCACCTTGCATGGTATCCTCTGGACCCTCCACCCGAGGACCGCTATCCCCAGATTTCCCAGTCCAAGACCTCTTGGCAAAAATACCTCCGGAAAAAATTTCGCGACTCCGAATCCGAGGAGAATTTCATCAGGCGCGTGTCACTCATCGAGGCCATGCTTGCAAACAACCCTGATGCTGAGCGCTTTGCTGCCGTCGCTCACCTCATGCGCCACGAGATGAAGGCCGAGCTCATCGACGAAAAGACAAAGAAAAGGGGAGACCTCTGGGACATTGCCATGGGCCGCGTGATGAAAAAGCTCTGCTCCCACGCCAAAATCAGCGCGTGGGATCCCGTCCTTCGCCGCGCTGGCACCCTCGCACGCCAGGGCCGGGTCAAGCTTCTCACCACGAATTTCGATTCTCTCATTGGCCGCAAAGCCAGACTCCCCGTGCTCGCCACTCCAGATGCGACAACTGCCGAGGCCGCCCGGCAGCGCCCCCTGGACCTCTGGACGCCCAACCCCCACGGTGGTGGCACCCCTTTCTCTTCAGGCCTGCATGCCTACAATCTCCTCCATTGGATTCCTTTCGCCTGGGAAAGCTGGCGCACCGGGAAGGGCTCTCTGAAGGAGAGTCTCGCGGCCGAAGTCGCTTCCGTCCTCCACATTCATGGATGGGGCGGCTCACCCAAAGGGATCATCTTCGGAACCGTGGAATACCATGAGGCCGGCAAGGCAGCGGATTCTCGACAGTGTCCTAATGACGTCATCGAGAGGATATTACGAAAAGATTGTATCACCATCTTCCTCGGCACAAGTGAGGGGCTTATGGACTCCCATCTGCTCAAGATTTGGAGCAATGCCAGCAAGGGGGAACTCGGAGCCAATTGGTGGCTCTTAAATTCGGTTTACGATGGAGAAAAAGTGTTGCGCAAGTGGGAAGAACGTACACAGTCCGAGGAATTCTCCACTCATGTCCAACCAGTCTGGCATGGCAAAAACGACTTGGCAGGTGCCGTCCCCAAGGTCGTCATGTCCCTCTTCGACGAGTTGGAACGCCGGGAACAATAAGCCCTTGGCTTACTTGACAAGATCAACCCCGGGCACGACCAGTACCCTGTTCACACACGTTGCACCTTTGGGTAAACGTGAACCTGAACGAAATCTTAGTCGGGGGGCTGGGATTTCATTGAAATTTTTATCATGACAGCAAAGATGTTACGCTACGAAGCTCCCCCATTGGAGAGGTTGGAAGATCTCGTTCTACGAGGCTTGGGCCCCCGAAGAGGTTCGGAAAATTTCCGCCGCCTGGGTGCGAAAATACGGCAAACGGCGGAACATCACCCAAAAGACCTTTTCCTTCTCGCCAAGCTATATTGGTTTATTGCAAGAAATTTAGGAGAAGCATCCAAGCCTCGTCTCCAGGATCTCCAGAAGGAACTGGAAAAACATAGAAACACACTTTTGTCGAACTTGGATCTCCAGACAAAAGAGATGGAGGCGCTTATTAAGTTCCTCAATCTACCTGATTCCGACCAGGACGACGCAGATGCTTGGTGGCGCGTAGAGACAAACGTACCCGAGCAGATTAGCCCCGGGCCGCTTTTGTTCTTCTCGCAGTTTGTGAAGAAACCCACCCGCCCGCGCCCCGTCATGCAATCCTACGGGACTTTGAGCACGGAGCATCCAGACTCCTTGCGAAAGAAGAATCCCGGGATGTACTAGGCCTTGGAAAGTGGGGTGTCCATGGTGTCGCCACTCTTGCGCACCATCGCGGAAAAGCCCAGGTCGCGAAACGTACTCGCCAGTCGAGATGCGGTGAGGCAGCAGGCGGTAGTTCGCTCTCACGTCTGAGCTTGACCCTGCCATACCGGCCCTCCCTCCATCCATCCACGCCGTTATCGGCGTGCACGTGACTGGGAGACCTTGGCCCCTCTCCACAGAAGTACCAGGAGAGGAAGGGCGTCCAAAGGTGCGGCACTGGCACTATCGCGCCCGCACACCAGTGAATCCTGCCGGCATTACCCGCAGGACGCCCCCGCCAGCCTTGGGATAGCGCAAGCCGCGTCACTCGGCGGCTGGATCATGGGAATTTTCTTTGAAAACTTCGACCGAATGTCTTCTCATGGGCTTGGTTTGTGCAAACATCTGTAAAACGAACAACTTCATCCGCACACTCCTCGTAAATTCGCCCCGCATTTCAGCATGACTCACGAGAATCAAGAATCGCAAAGCACACTTCGGTATCATGATTTTGTCCTTCTCATGGCGTCACTGGATGCTGAATGGTCACGGCACACCGCCCAACCCCAGAAAGCTTTCGAAAAAACCTTCACCAGCTTTCAAAACTACTGCGGAAGTTTCAGGGACAGCGGGCATAAGAATTTCAAAAAGTGGCGCACCCGTTCCTCTCCATCGGAGTCCATGGACGAGTATCTCTACAACCCCACCAACTGGCTCCCCCTTGGACATCCCGACGCCCTGTGCCTCACCCTCGGAGATGATTTGGATGCGGTTCAGGCCGTGATCGAAACTTACAAGAAGACAGTCGAAGAAGTGAGTGTCGGATTCTGCCCCATCACCCGCAGCCTCATCCCACCTGGCGTCTCGCGTCGCCACCTCAAACATTTCGTTGAGCCCAATGAGCTCTTCGGCAAACCGAAACCCGCACAGCCTCCGCTCCTTTTCCTCGCCCGGCTCAAGATGCAGGGCGTTCTCTCCCTCGGTCGTGCCCTTCTCGCCCAGCAGTCCCTCTTCGGCCTTATCTGCAAGCGCATAGATGCCGCTCTGCACACGTTGCGTAAAGCCGATGATCAGGGGCTTTATTCACGCAGCGACCTGAATTCCCTCAGGCTCACCTTCCTCGATCTCCTGGAAGAGGAGGAAATAGGCATCCTGTTTCTCTGTAGCAACTACTCCGTCCCCATGTCCATCGTCTCCCATCTGCAAAGCCTCACCTTTGCAGACCTCTTGGAGCACGACCCGCGTCTGGTTCAAATTCTCGAAAGCAGCAGCCATTACAAGAAGCTCAAAGAATTCCACCAGACTCTTCAGGAGGAAAACTCGGCCACCCCTCCGTCTTCGCCTTCCTCCGCTTCCGCTGCCGGACTCTGTGAAGGAATGAGCGGAGCTCACCTTTTGCGTTGGACCCGGAGCACCGTGGCCATCTCTTGGGACTACTTCCGCTCCGTGCTCGACCCCACCGCCAGGACCAGGAAATCTTCCATGTCGATCAACGGCTTCGTCAGCTCCCTGACGGACATCGGTCACCCTCCGGGGCACCAGGCCGATATGGAGAAACACTTGAGGAACGGACTCAGCAACGGCTTGAAAAAAAGCGTGCCCACCGGTCGGTCCCTCCCAGGCCCTCGCAGCCCGGACCCCAGCCTCAAGTGTCGTCTCCATCTGGTTGGTGCCACAGACTACCTTCTCCAGCTGTCTGACTGTGGCCAGACGCCCCGCAAGGCCAGGACCGGCAAGATGGGCTCGGCGTATCGCACTTCGCTCAACAAGGTCAAGCCCCATACCATGACATCGGAGAATGTCGCTCTCCGCGGGCCAGACTCCCTCGTGCACATCTCGCTCCTCGTCCAGATGTGGGCCGGCGTGCTCGACTCCATCAGCCAGTTGGACAAGCCATCCGGATTCAGCGGCAGGCATGTCAGCAGTTGGGCCACACGCCTCATGGTACCAGTGCCCATTTGCGCGCACCAGGACATGGAGGATTGGTTCCACCCCACAGTGCCTGCAGGTCACACTGCCCTCGTTAAGGAAGTGCTTGCCGTCGCGCGGGATGTGCTCTTCCCGGAAAAGGATGATGACGCACGCTTCACCTTCTCCGCTGGAGGCCTCCGAAATCATACTCGCGCTCTGGGCATCCCCGTGGCCACCCGCCGCGCACTTATCAATCTCCTGGAGAATTTCTTCTCCATCCTGTCCAACCCGCTCCTCTTCGATGTCGTGTTGGACTACTATGACGTCCTCGCCACCCTCTACCGGATCCTCACCCAGGAGCGTCCCGAGGATTCCGAATGGCCCCCTCAGCATGACTACTCCCGCCGTCTCCCCACGGAGGGCGGCGTCGAGCCCATCCACGCCATGCTGGAGAGCCTCTCCTCTGCTCTCAGCCTCCGTCAGCGCCGTCTCTATCCAGAGACTCCTCTCAGGGACTGGTCCCTCGATTTCCGGACAAACTTCATCCAGATCATCCTCTCCGCAGAAGCTGCTCTCAAGGCCTCTGCCGGCATTCTCAGAAAGGTCGTCCGCGGTGATGAGCATGGGCGTGATACCCTCGGAGTCGTCCACCACGTCACCTTCGAAGAGGGCATCCGGGCCATTTCTTGTGACTTCATCATGGAGACCGCCGGCACCGGCCCCAGCCTCGCCATCTTCGCCTCGGACATGGCCCATCTCACTCACGTGCCCGGCTATGCAGACTTCTTCCACGAAGGCTTCCACCTGATTTATAATGACATGGTTCGCCAGCAGATTCGCGACACCATCGCACTCCAGGTCAAGGATGGCCTCAGACCAGCACTCAATGAAGAGAGCTTCTCCGACCTCGACACCCAGCTCAGTGAGATCTTCGTGCACCTCATGATGCACCTCTTCGTCTTCGATGGAGACTGGCGCCTCGCCCTCAGACAGCACGCCATCAGCTTCTCCACAAGCATGGCGAGCGCCTTCAACAACCCAGCAGATGTGCGGACTTCATTCCTGAATAATTTTGGCCCCATCAGCGTCGCCAGTCTCGTCACAAATGCCGCGAGTACTCGCGCGAAGCCCGGACATATCGGCATGCAGAGCCTGGGAGACCACGACTGGCCTGTTCTTTCTTCCGCCCACGGCTTCTTTGAAAACGTCATCGACATCCTCCGCCCCGTACTCACGGATCATGTCTGGATCTTTGACTCCGTGGATGCCCCTGAGAATGGTCCCGCCATGAAAGGAAGTGATCGCGTTATCCGCGGGTTCATGAAACGTTATGCGGATAATCTCGGATTCCTTCAAATTCTCTGGGAGCGCGCCATCTTCGTCTATCAGATGTTTGTGGCCCGCGTCCTTCAGGAAACGGGCGACCATAAGCACTTGGGAGTGAAGCCTCCCCCCGATCATGCGGGAGCCTATGATGGATTGACATATCCCCCAAGTTGCAAACGCCCCTGCCGCGATTTGAAGGCTGCCGACTTCAAGGCATTTCGTGAAATCCAGCGCCAGCTCGATGCAGCCATCGGTGCCACGCGGAATCACGGGCAGCCTGGCTACGCCCCTCTCATCGCTGCCACCGTGCTTCAGGGCAAGGCCGAGAAAGGTTATTGCCTCGATGCCACTCTCGTAGCCTGCCGCGTGCTCCATCGTTGTATGGTGGACATGGAGGCCCTCCTCGAGCTCAAGAAGAAGCGCATCGTCCGCTTCCTCCCGCGGGATGGCAGTACAGGAGCGATCGCGCTTTCTCCCCACGTGAGCTACTCACCCATGATGCTGGACCGCACTGCCACCCAGCTTTTCAGTTGCTCGCCCAATGCCCGGCGTATCCGCACCGGCCTGCAAATCGCTACCCTCAAGACCTTTTGGGACATGGCCTCCCGCAACCGCGCACGACGCCTCATCTCCCTCTTGGACAAGGCGGGAAAAGCGAGGGCGGCACAGCGTGCCCTGGCATCGCGCAAGCAAAAGAACGCCGCAACTGCCAGTCGAAAGGCAAAAAAGTCTGTCAAGAAGCGCGCGAAACGCTCAACCCCTGCGGTCGCATGACCCCTCACCCCATCCGCAGCCTCCGTATCTGCTCCGCCACCATCGCCTGTCGCTCCGGCCCATTCGCCCCGTGATAGTCATTATACAGCGGATTCGACTTGTTCGTCTGGATGTCATCCGCCTGCTGCCCTCGCGTCAATCGTAGCGCCCCACTGCCACCCGTCTCCTGGCGATCCTCGCTCACCAGCGAGGCCATCGCGTGCAGCGCTCGAATCATCGCCGGATTATCTCCAATCGCCGGATCATTCACATCCAGCCGCGCCATCGCCGCCACCCGCTGCGCCCCTTGCAGGTTCGTCTCATACCGCTCACCCCATTCACGCTGCAGACCCTGCACCAGCGCCTCCCGACCGCTCGCCGCCTCCTGCTGATACTGCGAAAGCGCCCCCATCTGCTGTCCATTCCACCACTCCACCAGCTCCTGCGCCGCTGCCGCCGGGATGTGATGCTTGTGCGCCACCGCAGAAAAACCGCGCACCATCTCCTCATTCCACAGCTCCGCCGGCACATTCTCCGGCCGGGCAATCCCATACCCATCCGGCCTCTCCGGCACCCCCAGATTCTTCCGCCACGCCGCCACCTCCTCCGGCCTCGCCTCCGCACCCGGCGGCTGCATCCGCTGCCCCAGCTTCTTCTCCAGCTCCCCGTACGACTTCAGCACATCCTGAATCGGCGTCCCCTCAAACTTCCTTATCGATCCCGCATAAGGCCGCAAATCCTCCGACAACCTCCCCGAAAGCCCCGGCGCAAACTTCCCATCCACCAGCCATTCGCCGCCACCAGCAGCACCGCCACCATTGCCAGCACCGCCACCATTGCCAGCACCACCACCGGCCATCCCACCCTGGTTCGCATACCCCTGCTGCGTCTCCACACTTCCGTTCACGTCTTCAGTCATATCAATATCGCTCTTTCGTTATTTGGTTTGTGATTAAACAATCAGTGCCGCCATTCATAGCCTCTGAAACAAGGCCCCTCACGTGTCCTATAGGACCCAGTGATGAAAATCATTCGCTTGGAAGTTCAGTCGCGGAGCGACGGCCGTGTCCTAGCCCGGCCTTTCAAGGCCGGATATGCAAGTGAGGATTCGCGTCGCAGAGCGCCGCTCGAATCGCCGAACCTTGCTGAGTTCAGGGACCCAAGTGTCGTCCCACTCGCACCGAGCCTCGGTCTGTCACCCCACTCACCAAAACACTCGGTGGGGAGCCGCTGCGCCGGCTTCCAAACTAGGTGGGCGGAGGAGGTGTGGAACGCACGTAGAGCAAGCCGCCTGCACCTCCAAACTTCACCTGATGCCCTCTCAGCACCCACCACACCCCCTAGACCTTCTCACGGCCAACCTTCAAAAGCTAGTGCCTATTAGTGTCCATTAGTGGTTCCCCAATCAAACCACCTCCTCGTCCCTTGAGGCACCTATTCAACTTCATCCTCAGTCTCAGTCTCAGTCTCCGAAGTTCCTCTGTGTCTCTGTGTTGAATCCCATATAGGTGAACACACCCATTTCCCCCCTGCCACCAGCCCCCTTCACCCCATAATCACCCTCGGCTTCACCACCACCACCTCATCATCTTCATCCTCAAAATCCGACACCGGCCCACCATCCTCACCCACAGCTCCCCTCACGCCACATCGCCCCACCATCATCACACCCTCATCCACCTCCGGACAAACCCGGTTCCCATACCTCCGCTTAAACTCCTCCGGCTGATATTCCCTATACCACGCCATCACCTCCGGCGTCTTATCACCCTTCGCCGGATCCGTCGGAAAAGGGCAGGGGACCACACTCACCAAAGCCACCTCCTCACCATCCTCCACAGCCGCCTTACCCTTCACCACAGCCGAACGCGCCGTCACCTTCGCCACGCGCCTGGTACTCTTCACAGCCTCCTTCTTCTTCTTCATAACCTCAACCACCTCCCAACATCACAGATCCACCCCATCACCACTCCCTCAAAAATCCTCCGTGCCTTCGCGTCTCCGTGTCTCCGTGTCTCCGTGTCTCCGTGTTGAATCCCACGATCTCAAACACACCCAGCCGCTCACCGCTCACCGCTCACCGCTCACACCCCCACCACCACCGGCGCCGCCTCCATCTTCCCCTTAGACTTCGCCGATTCAACCCGCTCCAGCACATACCGCACCACCGCCGCCGACCCATCAAAGTGAATCCCCCCAATCAGCGCCGCCACCGCATTCGCCCTCGTCGCCACCGCATCAAACCTTGGCCTCTCACACGGAAAATGCGCACACAAATCCGCCAGCACCCGCTGCCCCTCCTTGGATCCAAACACCCGCGCATACATCTTCCCCAGCTCCCACTCCTCCTCCTGCCTCCTCCTCAGCCCCTCCGCCGCCATCTCCGCCTGCCCCAAAACCGGTGTACCATCATTCATCATAAAATATCTCCCAAAGAGAGTTTCACTCATCACGCCCATCTCAGTCCCTCAACAATCAACCGCGAACCGCGAACCGCGAACCGCGAACCGCGAACCGCGAACCAAGAACCAAGAACCAAGAACCAAGAACCCTTCCCTCAGTCTCCGAAGTTCCTCTGCGTCTCTGTGTCTCTGTGTTGAACCCACTGCACCCTACCACACCCATCACCCCTCCTCATTAGTGTCCCGTTAGTGCCCATGAGTGGTTCTCCAATCAAACCATCGTCCTACCGCTTACCGTCCCACCGCTTACCGTCCCACCGCTCACCGTCCCACCGCTCACCGTCCCACCGCTCACCGTCCCACCGCTCACCGTCCCACCGCTCACCGTCCCACCGCTTACCGTCCCACCGCTTACCGTCCCACCGCTCACCGTCCCACCGCTCACCGTCCCACCGCTCACCGTCCCACCGCTCACCGTCCCACCGCTCACCGTCCTACCGCTCACCGTCCCACCGCTTACCGTCCCACCGCTTACCGTCCCACCGCTCACCGTCCTACCGCTCACCGTCCTACCGCTCACCGTCCCACCGCTTACCGTCCCACCGCTCACCGCTCACCGCTCACCGCTCACCGCTCACCGAGCAGCCCCATCATCGGCGAATCCTTCGGAATCTTCCCCGCATTCGCCGCCGCCCGGCTCATCTGTTCCACCGCATCCGCCTGCTGCGCCTGTTGTTGCGCCTGCGCCCGCGCCGCACGCATCGCCGCCACCTCATCCGGGTCCCGATTATACTCCGGCGGCAACCCTCGATTCCGCGCACTCCCGCGGATCATCTCATCCAGGTTGAAGTTATCCATCACATCCGGCGCCATCTGCGCGATCGACCCCACAAGGCTCAGCACACTTCCCACCGCCGTATTATCCGCCTCCTTCAGCGCCAGCGCGATTCTTGAAGAAAACAGCACCTGCGGCTCCGGAATAAACAAATTCCCACGCCCATCGCTGCTGATCATCTCCCTCGGCGGCGACGGCAAAATCCCCCGACGCAGCAGAATCCGGAAGAAGCGCATCAGCTGCGCCGTCAGCCACTCCGTCACCAGCAGCGTATACGTCGCCGCAAACTGCCGCGCCTGCTCACCCACACGCGCCCGCACCTCCTCCGCCGTGATGTTCGCCCGCTCCATCCGCGAAATTGCCAGCCACATATTCACCTGGAAGAACGCCTCAATCTGGCTCCGCTTCTGGTCCGCCCGCTGCACCCCCAGACCATAGTCACCCTCCATCCCCCACGCCTGCGGCCGCGCCGCATCCCCCGTCGCCGGGTCGAACCACGTGATCCCACCCGCGCGATAATCAATATCCCCCTTGAACCCCGTCGGAATCAGCAACGGCGGATTCGCCTTCTTCTCCGCCAGCACATCCAGGCACTTCTGCAGCAGGTTCAGCTGGCGCATATCCGGCAGCGCCATGAACGCCGGCGAATATCCATACGGCGCCGTCTCCTCATTCCCCTCCCACGTACTCCAGCGGGACACACTGAAAGGCATCTCATCATACCCCGCCACCCGCAGCGGCTGCTTCGCATCCTTCTCCATCCACACCGAGGCAAAAGGCTTGTTCACCCCGTCCATCTTCCCAATGATACGCTCCGCCTCCGCACGCGGATAAATGCAGTGCAGCACCGTGAATTGCGTATCCTGCTTCCCACGCCCCGCGTCAAAGCACTCCCGCACCTTCGCGCTCACCGTCTCCCGGCCAAACTTCTCCACCAGCTGCCGCGCCGTGAAGCGTTTCTCAAAATCCAGCGAATCCACCACACCATCCGCATTCTCCGCCATCGTATACGAGCCAATGCGATGATGCCGGAACACCACCGGCACATTCGGGTCCGCATCACTCTCCTCCGAGTACAGGCACGCCGTCCCGAAGCACGTCCGGTCACTCACAAACTCATAAGACTGCGGATAAAACTTCGACGCACTCAGATGCAGCCTCGCCAGTCTCGTCGCCTGCTGACACCACTGCTGCACCCGGAAATCACCCGCCAGCCCCGGAGGCGGATCAAACGAGAACCACACCTGGTCATGCGGGATGATATCTGAGGTCTGCCCTCTGACCGCCACATCCAGCGCATAGTATCCACTCCCATCATAGATCTGCGCCTCCTTCTGCCCGTCCGGCAGATGACTGCTGTTCGTGATGCTCGCCTTCCGCGGACAGAAATAATCCGCAATCATCTGCCACTGCGCATCCCACGGCGCCCGCGCACTCTTCCGCGCCTCATACGTCGCCACACACTCCTCCACAATCTCCTTCTCGCTTCTCATCAGATAAAAAAGATAAGGTTACAGCATCACCACCACTCACCCTCCGCCATCACTCCATCACTCCATCATCGGCATCCGTGCACCAGCTCCACACCATCCGCCTTCGCGGTTCTCCCCATTTTGCACTTTGCACCTTTCATCTCTCACTTGGCATTCCCTCCAAAGAAGCCTCGCAAGTCAGCAGGATATCGTCCGATAATAACTTCTCCTCGTACACCACCACCCCCACCGTCATTCATACTCTGAGGCAGCCCACCATTCCCGGTGCTCATTTGATTCGCAAAAATGAAGCCGCGCAGCACTTAAGCTGGGGGCTTACATAGAGCATACTCACTCAACTCACTAAGTCGCTATGCGTCTTGGAGTGCGGTGGCAAAGGCCTCCCTTGAGGCCGCGACACCGCTTTGAACGAAGCGTTTCTGTCCTGATATTCCCAGAAGAATCTCGCATACGCCCTCTCGCATCACCCCACCGAACCCAACACCCGATTCCAGCATTTCAGCTCCACACCACCCACCTTTCAGCCCTCTCTCCATTTTGCACTTTGCATCTTTCATCTCTCACTTTGCATTCCGGTTCCCACCTCGCCTTCACTTCAGCCCGCACCTTCCGCTCCCACGCCTCACGCCTCACGCCTCACGCCTCACGCCTCACGCCTCACGCCTCACGCCTCACGCCTCACGCATTCGTGCCCTGAAGGGGCACAGGAGCCCAGCCCAGGGTTAGGGAGCCTAAGCGACCGACACCCTGGGTGATCGAGTAAAAGAAGCTCGACCCTGAAGGGGTCGCAGAGCCGTCGAAATCACCGCGGACACTCCACTCCGAATACATATAACCACCGCTTACCGCTTACTGTCCACCCCCACCCAAAAGCGTCCCACCCCCCAGCACCTTCTCACTCCCCTGAGACGCATACGCATTTGTATACCCAGACCCCCATCCATACCCGCCCGTCTCACCCGCCAGCACCGTCTTCCTCAGACCCTTCCGGCGATTCAAATCCCGCCTCGTCTGCTCATCCGCCTGCGCCACCTCCGCACTCGTCGCCGTCGGGGGTGGGGGAGCCGGCGGTGGCGGAGCCGGGGTCGGCGGAATGTGAATCTTCGGCATCTTCGGGAACTTGATGGGCTCCTGCTTCGGAGCCGGAGGCGGAGCCTGACTCCTGCCACCCCCGAAGTTGAACCGCGTCAGCCTCCCACCCGGCTGTGCCTTCGCATAGTTCGTATAGTCGTATCCGTCGATCATTCTCATAAGCCTGCTCTGCTCTACTCCCTGGTTATCCTCCTAAAATCGTATCGCTCCCATACGGCTGCCCAAACGAGCGACCTCCACCCGACAGCAGCGTCCTCTTCTTCTTCAATCCCCCTGCGGTCCCCGCAGTACTCGCAGCCTGCGGCGGCGCTTGCGTGTACCCCGCTGCCGCCGTCGCCGCCCCTGAAGCGCCGCTGCCACCACCACCACCGATGCTTGCAGATTGTGTTTTCTGTCCCGACACCGCCGCCTTGGGCTTCGCCCCATACGGCCCGTCACCATACCCCACCTTGAAGTCCAGCTCCTTGGTCTTGTTCCCAGTGTTGGACTGATGTATCGCCAGCGCCATCATCCGGACAAAGTCCGGTTGATTCTGGATCCGCTTCGGTTCCCCTGGAATCGTCTTCGGCACCTTCGCGCCACCGCCATGATTCAGCCTGTCGAGCCTGCCATCCGGCCGGAAAGAAGGCATGGTAATAAAGCCATCAACATTCATACACCGTCCACAATGTACTTTCTGGTACCCGCCCATTCTAAGCCCCTCCCATCCCATGTCCAATAAAATCTTCTACACCGCATCCCGACACAACCCCTCAGCTTCCTCCACTTTGCATTTTTCACCTTCCATTTTTCATTTTGCATTCATCGCACAACACTCCACTCAGCCCGACCAAACCAAGAACAAGAACCTCATAACTCCTTCCTCACCGGAACCATCACATCCCACCACCATCCCTCATACCCACGCATCACCCCCTTCGCAAAATCCTTCCCCGCCAGCCAGTCATACGGCGCGCGAAACGTCTTCACCCAACCCTCCGGCCTCGCCCCTCGCTTCGCATACGCCATCGAAAGCGGCCACCCCGTCGTCACACAGATCGACACCGGCGGCACAATGATCAAATACGCCATCACCACCAGCACCCCGAGCCACACCCATTTCTTGAGGCTCGACGACTCATACGGATCCTTCATCCACGCTTCCGGCTTGTTCTTCTTCATACAGGTCTCAAATCTGGGTGTCGCACCGACCAAAAGCAACTCCCACACCCATCTATCTGCATCCTGCTTTATCTCACCTCCGAAAAACGTCTCGTGGGCCACGCCGCACCCAGGGCAACAAAGCACCTCGCCACACCCACCTCGCGCGCAGCACCTTGGAGTGCGTGCTCCCGCCTCGCACATGAGCGTCAATTCAAGAAAACCGTACTTGGGTGAACAGGGAACCAGTGCACGGCCCATCAACTCAACGTACCAGTTCGCTATGCGTCTTGGAGTGCGGTGGCACAGGCCTCCCTTGGGGCCGCGACACCGCTTTGAACGAAGGGAAGTGGCCCGGATGTCGGAGAACTTCGGCGGAATCCAGCATCCAAGTTTCCCCGGGGGACTGTGTCCTGGAAATTAGATCATGATTTCGATCCATCATGCTCATGCTCTCCGTTCAAAGCGATATCGCATCTCGCGGGCCGGGACTTGCCGCACGCAGTCCACGACGCGGATGTCCGATGCCCGATGTCGGAGGAGTGTGGCACCACAAGACCTCCGCACAACATGCATACCAGATTCAGGTGAGACATCACAAGGCGTGCCCTCCCCACAACGATGGCACTGACAAGATCCTCAGTCGCGGAGCGACGGCCGTATCTTAGCCCGCCTTTCAAGGCCGGGTAAAGCCCCAATCACACCAGCGTCGCGGAGCGACACCCGAACCACGACCTCCCCCTCGATCCGCCAGCTTGGCAACGCTTCAAGCAAGCGGTTGATTCCACGTTTCAATTGAGTGACCATGAAATCTAGTATCTATTGAGGCTTGCGAAATAGACCGACAATTCTCTGGTCTGTGATTTGGACTGAACTGCGAAGTTGCAGTCTGAAGGACTGCAGGACCCCGCGAAGAGAGACCAGGGTTAGGGAGCATCTAGCGACCGACACCCTGGGTGGATGTGGAAAAAAATTGTCGGACTCTGAAGGAGTCCAGGAGAGCGTCGCCAGATCCTTCCGGGCATTCCGCCAGATCGCAGAACATTCGAAACCTGTCAGTCTATCTCGCAAGCCTCAAGAATAGAAACGATCCCACCCAAAACCACAAAGAGCGAAACACATGAGTGCGGAAGAAGATCCCAGCTCCCCACCCATCACTATCTCCCAGGGGATTGCCACCTGGGTGGACCCAGAAACCGGTCAGGTGATGATGGGTACGGTCACTCCAGTGTTGGAGCACCTCTTCGATGACACCATGATCGAACTTCGCATTTCTTTTCCCAATGTTCCATCAGCAGCCGACGCCCAAAGACTGCGGAGCACATTGCCTGCACTGAAAGGACTCGCAGTACCCGATGCCTTGCAAGTTTTGGGTCAGTCCAAAGAATACCTCGTAGGGATATTCCACAAGCGGCCCGGCCGTGAGCTGGCTGAAGCATTGCAAGCCCTCGGCTACCGGATCATCACGTCCATCTTGCCTTCGCCACCGCAATCCTCCCAAAGCTGAGCCTTTCGGCACACAGGTACCACCTTTCGCGCAGTGCTTTAGCGCTATTCGCCGCATGCCCGATGTCGGAGGAGTGCGGCACCACAAGACCCCACATAGCATACCCACCAGATTCCGATGAGCGGTCACAGAGTGTGCATCCTCCACAGCGATGGCAATGGCGTTGGCACGGACAAGACACTCAGTCGCGAGCGACGGCCGTATCTTAGCCCTGCCTTTCAAAGCCGGGTAGTCATCAGACACCCGAACCCACCAGCGCATCCAGGAATCTCTGACTCCCTCAGCGCTCCACGACCCACGGAAAATCGTGCACAGAGCGGAGTCGTCTCGTGAGCCACGCCGCGCCCCGGGCAACAAAACACCTCGCCACCTACCACCTTGCGCGCAGCGCCTTGGAGTGCGCGTGCGAAGCACCGCTTTGAACAGCGCCACATCACGCCCGCGTCAGCCCAGCGCATCCATACTCGCACATCCCGCCTTCGCAGGCCCCCCGGGCTTCCCAAATCACCCTCACCCTCACGCCCACGACAACAGTATTCCCCAACCACGTCTCATCCGCCTTCACCTCTCTCTCGCCCTCTCTCACCCAATCCGCTACATATTATACACCCGCTTCCAATACCAGGTGTCATACGCGCTTAATGGATCCTTCAACGGTGTGTGCAGTTGCAGGAAATACCACGGCCCCGAGTACACTCGAAACCACGGCTTGGGCTGCACAAACGGCAGGCCCGCTCCCGTCAGATGCCCCACCACCGGCACACTCAGCACATACACCAACGGCACCGCCAGGATGGAAAACACCCACCCCCACCCGTGGCCAGATTTCTCAGGCATCTTTTCAGAAGGTCCTTCCATGGTTCACTTCGCCTCCACTCCATTCATTTCACTTCACTCTACCGCATCTCCTCCTTCATCAGCTTCTCAAACCTCCAATGGTAGTGCCATGTCCGGTAGCTCTCCAGCGGCTCATGCAGCGGTCGCACCCGCACCAGCCACTCCCACGGCTGCATATACAGATGCAGCCACCTCGGTCGCTTGTTGTACATCATCCCCCCCGGCGTACCCCCCATCCCACGGTACTCCACCATCGGCAAAGTCAGCACATACACCAACACCACACCCATCACCCCCAGCACCGCCCAAGTCATCCCCCTGCCTCCCGCGCCACGTTTACGCTCATGCTCATGCTCATGCTCATGCTCATGCTCATGCTCATGCCCCTCCCGCGAGTCAGCATCTTCTTCCGCAGCATTCTTCATAAGACACATGAACGAACCAGCCCCTGCTCCCGTCCAAGCGAACACGGCACCAGCGTCTCCCCAGCCTACAAAATCCCCCTCACCTCATCCACCCAAAAAAGATCCTCCTCCTCCTCGTACTCCTTCTCGCCCTCGAATCCCTCCACCACCACGCACGCAGGCAAGCACGCAATCCCACCACTTTTCATTTTTCATTTCGCACCTCTCACTTTGCATTCCTCACCCACCAACCTTCCATCTTCCCCGCATGACCCCCATACACCGCATCCCCCTCCGCATTCTCTTATCCCTCACGCTGGCTCTCCTCCTCAGCGTCACCATCACCTCCACCGTCACGGCCGACATCACCGCACCCAAGCCAGCCACCGCCAGTGCCAAGACCGCTGACGAAATCACCTTCGCCGCCCTCCAGGGCCGCGTCTGGGTCCTCGCCCTCGTCGACTTCCTCCACGACGCCAAGCTCAGCGAAAAAGACCGCAAAGCCGTCTACGCACTCTATCTCTATCACGAGCTCAAAGTCGCCGGCCTCGACGCCGAGCACGCCAACGGCGCCGCCGCCCTCGCCACCAATACCGCCATCTACCAGCGCACCCTCGGCGAAGACTTCCAGGCCAGGCTCACCCAGGCCATCCGCGTCCCCTTCGAGCGACCCTATCTCGAAAACCCCAAGCTCAACGTCACCGAGCCCCAAAGACTCTCCATCACCTCCCACTTCAGAAAACTCCTCGACCCCATCCGCATCGCAGACAAGGACAAGCTGCCCACCCCCGAGTGGCTCACCGAAATGGATCTCAGCGCCGTCCTCATCAAAGACCTCAAGAACAGCCTCGACCTCTGGAACGACGGCAAAGTCGTCGACGAAGACGAAAACGAAAAACTCTACGAAGCCGTCGAAAAGGATCTCGACCGCATCATCGATCGCATCGACGAAGACGAAGACCTCATCGACGAAGCCTGGAAAACCGCCGCCACCGCCTGGCTTAGGGAGTGATGAGCGGCGACTAAAACATCCACCACTCCTCGTACCGGGTCAGCGGCTCATTTAGCAGACTCGTTCGTTGCAGCCACATCCACGGTTCCGCCAGCCTCGCCGCCCAGGTCGGATATGGCGCCAGCGGATGCCTCCCCGGCAGCGACGGCCCAAGGCAGTGGAGCAGGGGAGGGATCCCCAGCACATACACCAGCACCACTGCCGACGGAGCCAGCACCCACACCGTCCAGCGCCCGCGCTTTCGGACAGTTGGTGTATCAGCAACACTCATGACGTAGGTGCCGTGAAATAGAAGAACCACTTCATCCACCACTCCCCATATTCATGCATCGGCTTGTGCAGCGGCGTATGGTTGTACAGCACGTCCCCCGGCGCCATGTACCACTTCAGCCAGGTCGGCGCTGGCTTTGGCTTTCCCATATCCGGGTGACGCAACCCAGTCACCCAGAACATCAGCGGCGGCAGCGTCAGCAGGTACAGTATCAGAGCCCCCAGCACCACCATCAGGCTCAGCACCCACCCACTCCACCGCGGGCGTTTTACCGCTTGGGACTCCTTGTTCATCACCTCAGGCATGGTAAATTCAGATTCCTCTTCATTGCGCCCAGCATCTATCCAAGTCCCGCCTCCCGCCAGTTCAAAAACAAACATCAACCTGAGCGCATCCTGTTCACTCATCTTTTTGGAGAGACCAGAGTCAAAACATCCATCAGGACCGCCCAGAGGGCCTTCGTCCACCCGTCACTCGCATGGCCACCCCCTCACTCTGACGCTCCCGCCAAAAAGAGAAACGCCACTAACAGCCCGGCTCGGGACGGATATGGAACCATGAGTGGTCCTGAACTTCATAACACGCCGCCTCGAACGTGGCCGTCAAAGGTCATCAGGCTCCTTCTACTCGGCTGCTTGTTGCTCGGCGTTGGGCTGGCGTTTCGCTCCATCTACGTCTCGCAAGACCGACCGCTCAAGCGAGAGCTTGCTTTGAGTATCGGCGTGGACGGTGTGAACTATCCTGTAACCTTCTACCGCACCTTTGCGAACCCCCCGGTCATTGGAGAAATCGTGGAGCACTCACCCCGTGAGCACGGGGAACGGCCTTGATCGAGTGGAAACCCGGCACACGTCTGATGCATGTAGAAGGCAAAGGCTTTGCCGTCATTCTCAATCGTAGGCAATTGGACGCACTTCGCGAATGCGCGGTGCAGATTCAAATGAAGCGTGTGCCATCATCAAAGCCCGATTTTCACATCCCAGAATCAACGGGTAAGCGATGGTTCCGGGTCAGCCTGAGAGACCCGGGACAGAAATCACGTGTTCTCTCCTGGAGGTATAGTCGATACGAAGCATCCAGTGTTGAAAAGTCAGTTCCAGAAAGTTTGAAAGATTGGCTGGAGGTCACTTTTCCACAGCGTGCACCCTCCATCACCTTTTGTTTTCCAGCCCTGGATATCGAGCTTCGGCGGGATGAGTTCAACGCGTGTGCGGGAATGGATGTGGACATTGATATCCTGATCGACCAGACCCATGAGCCAAAGCAATAGCGGAACAACAGATGTAGTGCGGCTTGTAGAATAGGCTGCCCAATACCGTCGCAGTCTTCCTGTTCTGTCCGAGGCATGAGACACAATTGCCTTTGTTTACACGGTGAAACCAAGGCGCACGAAGCGCACATCTGCCATGGTCTTTCATGTTCATCCATGTGAGGAGAAGTCGTGACCTCGCATGGCGGAAGGACGCACTCCCAAGGAGCGGCGTGCTTTAGCCGCCGTGGGAGCGTGAAAGGCATGGCCTGCGCCGCACCGCGCACCATCATGTGACAAGACTCTTTTGGCTGCTGAAAGGGATGTTCACGGTCACTCGGTGTTGCAGACGGGGCGACGCTTCAACGGCGGCTAAAGCACGCCGCTCCTTGGGGTGGCATCCTCGTCTGTTGTGGCAAGGCGATCGAGGCCCCATGCTCGAAGACCATGGATGCTCTCTCAACCCATGCATCAATGTGGGTAAGAGATAGGGCACGGGTCCCCTGAGGCCGCGACACCGCTTTGAACGGAGACCTACAGTCCCCGCCTTCCCCCAAAGCACTCGCGGAATCCATCATCTCCAACGTCCCAATCAGAATCCACTTTTGGCACATTCCATAACCCGGTGGGAAGCCGCTGCGTCAGCCTCCCACGGATACTTGCTGAACAAACGGACGATTCCCTGATCGGTGATTCGGACTGAACTGCGAAGTTGCAGTCTGAAGGACTGCCGGAACCCAGCTCAGGGTTAGGGAGCTTCTAGCGACCGACACCCTGGGTGATGTGAAAAAAGTTGTCGGACTCTGAAGGTGTCCAGGAGAGCTTCGCCACGTCATTCCGGGAATTCCCCGCATAGGAGTCCACCCACTCTGACGCTTCCGTCCAATAGAAACGTCCGCAGAACATTCCCACCCAGTCATTAAATTCTGCGTCCTACGTGTCCTATGTGTCCTATGCTCCCCCAGCCAACCCTCCAACCCCCCCCGCCGACCCCGAACACCTCACATTGACACCCCATATGCCAGAATGTACTTTCTGGCACCATGGATTCTATCAGCGAAAGTCTCGCATCCCCAGGCACCTCCGGCTCACCCATCCCGGAACTCTCCGCCCTCGCCCCCACCCACGAAGCCTTCGCCCAGGCCATCTCCCTCGGCGAGGAACCCGCAGCCGCCTGCCAGCGCCTCTTCCGCGGCAAGACTGCCGCCACCGCAGGGAAAAAGGCCGCCGCGCTTCTCGCAGACCCCGCCATCGCCGCACGCATTGCCGGGCTGCAGCGTCAGGCCGACCACATCGCCCGCCATCACGCGCACTTCACCAAGGCCGACCTCATCACCTTCCTCGTCGAGACCATCCAGACGCCCGTCAGCAGCGTCGACCAGCACCACCGCCAGTGCCAGGAGTGGACCCGCGACGAACTCACCACCTCCGGCCGCAGGGCAAACGCCACATCCCAGCAGAAAACACAATCGCCAACTTCAAAGAAGTCCACCGCCACCAAGGCATCCTCTAGAGCCGCGAAAGCAAACGACACCAGCAATGGGGCAGGGGAGGGACTCGGCACCATCACCCAGGAAGCAGGCACAGGCACAGGCACAGGCGCTGAAACCGACACCGCACCCGCACCCCCCATCCTCCTCCGCAGCAAAACCAAAGTCCCCAGCAAACTCGACGCCGCAAAACTCCTCGCCACCCTCTGCGGCTGGCACGCCCCCGCTAAACTCGAAAGCAACGTCGCCCTTGGCCTCGCACCCACCGTGGAAGAAGCCCTCACCCGACTGCTGCGCTAGTCCACCGGTGCGACGGTGAGCAGTGCGACGGTAAGCAGTAAGCAGTAAGCAGTAAGCAGTAAGCAGTAAGCAGTAAGCAGTAAGCAGTAAGCCGCCGCCATACACGGAACGCCTCACTCAACCTTCGCTGCTCCGCTGCTTTGCGACGAAACCCACCAGCGCACTACCTCCCATGCGCCCAAGTCCCTCCCACGAGCCACCCTCCGCGCCCTCTGCCTCCTCCCGCGTCGAGACACATCACCTCCCATCACACCGCATACCACCAAACCCAACCCCTCCAATCCTCTGCGTCCTTTGCCCCTCATGCCCCTTTGCGGTTAACCCGAATCCACCCCTGACCCACCACCTCCCACAATCCAATTCCTCAGGCTATCAACTATCAACCCTCAACTATCAACTTACCGATGCTCACCGATAAACTCACCACCCTCCTCTCCGACAAAGCCTGGCGTCTACGCCACCTCTACCTCATCCTCCCCGAGGACACGAGCACCGCACAGGAAAACACCGGCATCATCCCCCTCGTCCTCCGAGCCGAGCAGGAAACCTTCATGCAGGCACGCCACACGCGGAACTTCGTCCCCAAGGCGCGCAAATTGGGCATGTCCACCTTCATCGTCATCGACTACCTCGACGAATGCCTCTGGAATAAAGATACCCACTGCGCCCACGTCGACTTCCGCAAGGACGACGCCGCCAAAAAGCTCGCCATCGCCCGACTCGCCTGGGAGCGCGGCCCCGAGCACCCCAATCCCGCCATCGCCGAAATCTGGCGCGGCCTCCACGCCAAGCTCAAACTCGTAAAGTCCAACGACTCCTGCCTCGCCTGGAGCAACGGCTCCCATCAAGAAGCCAACATGTCCTTCATGGGCGGCACCCCGCGCCGCCTCCACATCTCCGAATACGGACCCCTCGCCGCCCAGCGACCCGAAGCCGCCGCCCGCGTCCGCCAGGGCTCCTTCAATGCCGTCCCCGCCACCGGCATCATCGATATCGAGACCACCATGGAAGGCGGCCCCATAGGCGAGTGTTATGAAATCTTCCGCCTCGCGTGCGATGCCACCGGCCGCCAGCTCTCACCCCTCGACTGGAAGCTCCACTTCTTCCCCTGGTACCACCATCCCTCCTACACCCTCCCACACCACACCCCGCGCAAGCCCGAGACCGAGCGTTATTTCCGCGAGCTGAAATCAAAGCACAACATCACCATCCCATTGGAGCGACAGGCCTGGTACGAGCGCAAAGCCGCCGAGCAGCGCGAGAGCATGTACACCCAGTTCCCCTCCACCGCAGACGAGTGCGTGAAGGCCACCACGCGCGATCCCATCTACCCCGAGATCACCCTCCTGCGCACCCAGGGCCGGGTAAAAGACTTCAGCCACGAGCGCAGCCTCCCGTTATTCACCGCCTGGGACCTCGGCATCAGCGACTACACCTCCGGCTGGCTCATCCAGCCCTCCGGTCGCGACCTCCTCATCCTCGCCTGGCATGAAGGCGAAGGCCACGGCGCCGCGAATGTCGCCGACGTCATCCGCAACTGGGAATCCCAGTTCAGCCGCCGCATCGCCATGCATTATCTCCCGCACGATGCGAATATCCGCGAGAAAGGTTCCGGCCGCACGTATATCGACCAGCTCGCCGCTGCCGGCATCTCCCGCCACAGCATCCGCATCGTCCCCCGCACCCCCGATATCTGGACCGGCATCAATGACGTGCGCGATATCCTCCCCAAGTGCTGGTTCCACACCCGCACTGACCAACCTCGCAAGAGCCTCGAAGGCCGCGACCTCCCCTCCGGCCTCCAGTGCCTCGAAGCCTATCGCAAGCAGCCACCCACCCCCGGCGGCGCCCTTCGCCCCATGCCCCTCCACGACGCCTGCTCCCACAGCGCCGATGCCTTCCGCACCTTCGCCGAAGCCCACGCCGCCGGCCTCATCACCACCCACACCGGCCACGAACCCAAGCCCAAAGTCCTCATGGGCGTCCGCGGCGCATAACGGAAACGTCGAGCCTAAGCGCAGAAGGCTGCTCCAGAAGCCTTTCAGTCGTGAACCTCACTCCGAATGCAAAATGAAAAGTGAGAAATGAAAAATGCAAAGTTACGCGTGCACCTCCGCATCGTGTCGAAGTGCGCCCGCATAAAAATCTGTGATGGGGATAAGCAAGGCAATCGCTCATCGCACACCGACCCATCATACCAGGTCGCTATGCGTCTTGGAGTGCGGTTGCACAGGCCTCCCTTGAGGCCGCGACACCGCTTTGAACGAAGGAACTTCATCCCGATGTCCCGGAGCACCCCAGCGAAGTCCAGCACTCCAAGCTTCCCACCACCACCACCACTTTGCATTTTTCATTCATCACTTTTCATTTTGCATTCCCTTCGTCACAATCACCTCTGCTCCTCACCCCCCATGTCCCGCCACACCAGGTTCATCGCCCTCGCCATCTTCGCGCTACTGCTCGGCATTCCCCTCGGTTATCTCGTGCTCGCCTGGCACCCGGCAGCACCGCTCACGTTCCATCTGGAACGCGGCGAGCCCACGGTGCGGAATGTGAAACTTCTAGGCAGCTACCGCGCACGCTGGGTCAGGGTTGAAAACTCCAGCTTCACGCCCATCGAATTTCGCGGCGCCACCCTCCTGCTCAAGTCTGGACCGATGACTTCTTGGGATGCGCCACCCGGCCTTATCTTGCTTGTGCATGGCGCCCTGATCACTCCAATTCCGCGCACATTCCCGCCCCCGCTGGTTGTTCCTGCACGCGGACGTATCGTGGCAGATGCCATGCTGGCTCCGCCGCTGGTGGAGGAGCTTCCGAAGGACAACGTTTGCGTCCTCTATCAATGGCAGTCCCTGCCTCGCTCGAAAGCATCCTCGATGGCGAAATGGCTGCAGGACCACGGACCAGCCTGGGCCGGGAAGTACATCCCTCGATTCGAACCATGGGAAGAGTACACCCCCCTGGAAGGAGCACTGCCACCTGAGGGGAATTGACGATCCATCCATCCTTCGGACCGCCCAGAGGGCCTTCATCCACCCGCACTCCGAGTCGCCACCCACTCACCCTGACGTTCCACCCAAACAAGACTTCAGATTTGAACTCTCAATTTTCAAATTTCAAATCCTCACCCCCATGTCCCGCCGCATAAAGCTCATCATCCTCGCCATCTTCCTCGTGCTGCTCGCCATTCCAACGGTACACTTCTACCTTCACTGGCGGCCCAGGAACCCTCTTCACTTTCAGTTGGTAAATGTTGAGCCACCAGTCGCCGGAGATCCCAGGTACGCGCGCACAGCCCGAATCGTGGTCCACAACACCTGCGGCACCCCGATTCACCTCGAGTTTTCAGAGGTCACCAACTCCGATGCACGCGGGTACGGATACGGGCAGATCTATCCTGAGCTCCGGGTCGGGCCCCATTTGGAAGATACCATCGTCCCCTCGCACGGCAGCGTTGCAATGACCTCCACATGGTTCCTGGGGGTACCAGGCAACACTCCTCCTGCTGATGACTTGAAGGTGAAGTACACGTGGAACTCTGACCTCAAGTGGCGGACCAGACGCCTCTACCAGCAGCTCTTCGATCTAGCCCCCAATTTTTTCGCGGGGAAACTCCCTGCAATCGTGACCGACCTCGACACCACGCCACTGCAAGGAGCAGTAAAATGAGCGGCCGGGTGACGTGATCTCCTGTGCCCGACGTTCCGCCCATCTCACAGCACATCTGAATTCCTTCGTTCGTGCGCACTCAATCAAGGAAGAACACCCCGTGAGAAAGCGCAGGACCTCGCCTCATGAATGAACGTCAGGTCAATAAATAGCCGATGGTGTCAGCAGGGAAATGACGCATAACATACCAACTCATCACCCCAGGTCGCTATGCGTCTTGGAGTGCGGTGGCACAGGCCTCCCTTGAGGCCGCGACACCGCTTTCAGAGGGGTAGCACCTTCGGAGTTGGAGCGTCACATCTCTCCATGATCCTCAACCCCTCCGCCAAAAGCGGTTTCGCGCTTGAGCGCTTGCCACCGCACTCCAAGACGCAAAGCGCTTCTTCCCCGTGCCCGATGAAAGCGAGCCGAGGTCAGCGTTCGACACGCCCGCATCACCCCCACTTTGCATTTTTCATTCATCACTTTCCATTTTGCATTCCCTTCTTCACAATCACCACGGCCTGTCTCCGATAGTCTCCCCATTCACTCTATTTCTCGGCCCTGATTTGAAGGCCTAAATCATAGATCATAAATCGCGATGTCCCGCCGCACGAAGGTCATTCTCCTACTGGTCTCCCTTGCGCTGGTGAGCCTCACCGCAGTGAACCTCGGTCTCGTCTGGGCTCCGGAGAATCCATTGCGCTTCCGCATCATCGCCCCGCCACCAGAGAAACTGGAGAGAGCATTCCACGACGGCACGGCACACGTCAGCGGCTACCAGGTGGAAGTGGAGAATACCACAGGTGCCACCATACGCCTGCTGAGAGCGGAACTGTTCGGGCCGGAGGAGTCTGATGGCAGTCGGGTCCAATTCAGCAACGTGCAGACCGCGTCAGCTGCCGCGGAACAGGACCTGGTCATCCCCCCACATGGCTCTCGTCGCCTTGAGCTCTCCATGTTCGAGGCCACGTATGTCGCGGAACTTGCCCGGTCAGAAATGACCTGCACCTTCCTCTCCCGGTCCAAGGAGAACTACATGAATCTCCTCGACTATGTGGACCGCAAATGGCCATCCCTTTCCCTCTCCATGCGCTTCTACCCACTTCTGGATGGGAATTCCGTGCCAGTCCAGATGAGCGAGCAGTAGATCCTCCCTCGGATGGGTCCGTGCGTACTCCTCCAATCTCAGATCATAAATAGCCTCCCCATGTCCCGCCGCACGAAGCTCATCATCACCACTCTCTTCCTCGTGTTGCTTGCCATTCCCGCGGTGCATTTCTATTTCCATTGGCGACCAGAGAATCCATTGCGCTTCCAGATCGGCAACGCTGGAGCGGGCTTTCCTCTGAATCCACATGACCTAAGAGTGCCTGTCATCGTCCGCAACTCCAGTGCCACGCCCATCCATCTCCAGTTCGCTATCATCGCGACGAAGAAGAAGGAGCAGGTTGGCGCCATCCTGCCTCCAGTGTGGCTCGGGTCCAAGACGTACGACGAAGTCGTCCCTCCCTACGGTACCTTGGAAATGTATTGCTCGGAGAGGAACTTTATCGCTGACGCGCGCGCTCCCGGGTATCTGCAGGTAGCGTACATCTGGGATTCTAACCTCAGGTACCGGGCGAAGTCCCTGTATGGAGACCTTGGCTATCGCATCTCTCAGTGGCTGTCCCTCGACCTCCCTTACATCTCTCCTGAAAGCGACACCGCACCGCTGGAAATCGACACGGGAAAGTGAACTTGCTCCATCATCCCCGTCCCCTTCCTCCCCGCACCTTGATTTGAAATCCCCAATCACAAATCAAAAAATCATAAATAGCTCCCCATGTCCCGCCGCACGAAGCTCATCATCGCCGCGCTCTTCCTCGTGCTGCTCGCCGTTCCCGCAGCCTACGTCGCACTCACCTGGCATCCCGCATTCCCGCTGCGCTTCCATCTTGAAAGCATCGACTCGGAACCGTTGGAAGAAGACCCTCGCTATCGGGGGCTGCGCGTGCGTGTTGAAAACACCAGCCCGATCCCGGTGCATATTTGCGGAGGTATGCTGTATACGAACTTTGGAATACCTGTCTTTGGCGGTCCTGAAGGGCTCCTTCTGCCACTCGAGTTTAGAGACGGCATTCCATCGAGGAACCCTGATGAGCCGGTGATCGTTCCCGCACACGGAGAACTCCACATTCGCGGTGCCCTGGGCGCCAAACTGACGCAGATCCCGCAGGGAGGGGAAATTTCCGTGCAATGCACGTGGGAAACCGCAACACGTGCCGGGGCTGGACGTGCGGTGAATTGGATCAGATACAGCTGTCCGCAATGGGAGACAGGGCGGCTTCCCATGATAGAGCCCCTGAGAACGACAGTGCCGCTGGAGACCAAAGGTCACGCACCAGCACCACCGCAAGAACCATCCGCACCCTGATTTGAAATCCCCAATCACAAATCAAAAATCATAAATAGCGCTTCCCCATGTCCCACCGCACAAAGCTCATCATCGCCGCGATTTTCCTCGTGCTGATCGCCATCCCGGCGGCATACGTCATACGCACCTGGCATCCTACCAATCCGCTTCGATTTCGGTTTTCCGAGGTCCACCCTGAGGCGGACCTCAAAAAGGGCATTCGCAAGATCACTGTCACCGTGGAAAATGCCAGCGATGCTCCCGTCCAGCTCTACGGTGCGAGTATCGAAGTTCCCAACAGCAAGGGCAGGGCGCCTGAGCGGGCCGGCTTCTGCGGTCCCTGGAGTCATAGCTCGATTGGTGGCGCGAGTAGACCTGTCAGGTTCGTGGTGGTCCCGGCCCGGGGTACCACCCGCATCACCGCTGAGCTCCGTACTGAATATATGACGGATGGCAAAAGCGGCCGCCTTCAGGTGACCTATCATTGGATGTCAGTGACGAAGTCCAAAAGTGCCGGACTGTTTAAATGGATCCACGGAGGCAGCCCGCAATGGTTGCGCAGCCTCAGCCCTGATTTCAAGATCAAGCCTGATATTGCTCCCCTGGAAGGAGTCGCAGAGTAGTCGCCGGCCCGCATCAACTCCCAAGGTCTCCCAGCTCTCCCTTTCAAATCATCAATCAAAAATCATAAATAGTCCTCATGTCCCGCCGCACGAAGCTCCTCATCACCCTGCTCTTCCTCGTGCTGCTCGCCATCCCCGCGGTGTACGTCGCCCTCACCTGGAGTCCCGTGAACCCCCTGCGCATCCGCATCGCACCCGCCGCAGGGAGGGCTCCACTGCCCATCGAGCCCTTAGGCTACTACGTGCTGCCCATTGAGGTGGAGAATACAAGCTCCACCACCGTGCATCTGATGCATGTGTCACCTAGCATCAGTCCTCCATCCAGTACGTCACGCGGAGATTCTGCGGTGGAATTACCCTTTCTTCTAAACCACATTAGGAGCTTCAGCATCGTCATCCCACCACACAGCACTGTCCCCGCGCATCTGACTATCTATCGCAAGGACCTCGCCATTGCGGAGCTGAACGGCTCCCTCTGGGCTAAATATGGGTGGGTCTCCATAAGGAAGGCCACCACCATGAGATTCATGGAGTGGATTGGCTCCTTCCCGCCTGGCTCGTGGTGTGAGCCTGTGCCACATCCCCGACCTGACTATGACTCCGTACCCGTGGAGTTTCCCAAAGGCACCGCCGCCTCTTTTGGCATCTCTCTGGAACCCACGTCTGGCTTTGAAGGCAGGGGCCCTCTCTCCAGATAAAGATAAGGTCTGGCACCGGCACTCATCCCATTTTGCATTTTTCATGCATCACTTTTCACTTTGCATTTCTACGGCCCGCACCAGCGCATTGATTTGAAATCTCCAATCTCAAATCATCAATCATAAATAGCCCCGATGTCCCGCCGCACGAAGCTCATCATCCTCGCGCTCTTCCTCGTGTTGCTCGCCATCCCCGCGGCATACGTCGCCCTCACCTGGCATCCACAGAATCCCCTCCACTTCCACCTGGAGCGCATCCATCAGGCCTCGGAGCTGGACCACAAGGGCGGCCGCAGGCTCCGCATCAGAGTTGAAAATTCCAGTCACGCGGAAATCCACCTCTTCAAGGTCCTCATGGAAGAGCAGGGGAACAGTCCGGACTGGGTGGACCATTCTGGGTTTATCAACGCAGAATCTCAGCGCGAGCAGGGGATTCAAGTGCAGGAGCATGCCATCATCATCCCTCCCCGGAGCACCATCCACCTCACCGGATATCTTCGTCCTGAGCTGCTGTCCTCCGCACAGCAGGGCCGCATCGCTGCCCACTACTACTGGAATTCCCAAATCATCCGAAAGTCGGAGCGGGGAATGCGTTGGTTCAATCAACACAGTCCACGGATGCTGCGGAATCTCATCTTCCTGCCTGAGTACCTCGTGGATGAGGCTCCACTGGAATCCGCCCCAGGTGTGGAGATTCCCCCAACTCCACCACCACCCGCCACCACTCCCACCCGTGAGTGATTTGAAATCTCCAATCATAAATCATAAATCATAAATCATAAATAGCGTCCCTCCAATGTCCCGCCGCACGAAGCTCATCATCCTCGCAGTCTTCCTCGTGCTGCTCGCCATCCCCGCGGCATACGTCGCGCTCACCTGGAGTCCGAAGGATCCCTTGCGCGTCCGTTTGATCAGTATGGATATGCCGGGGGAGCAGGATCCATTCAAACAAATGACCATGCGCATGGAGTTGGAAAATACCAGTACGGTCCCCATTTTCGTTGGCGATGTGGTATTCCGCGCCCGGCGGAAAACCGGCGTCAATGGCGATCCTATGTTCCAGAGAATCTACCTTTTCTCACCGGACGGTTCGTCGAACTGGTTCCACACCATCGCACCGCGCAGCACGCAACTTTTCTCTGCAGATGTCACCGGGTACGACCAGGCGACGGTGGACATGGACAGCGCCGAGATGGTGTACCTTTACGAAAGTGATACGGAACATCGCATCAATGAACTCTGGAGTCGCGGCATCGAGCGCGTCCCTTATTGGATCACAAAACACTTGCCCGAGCCATTGAGCGACAGTGACCAGGCTGCGGCATCCATCGAGCCCCCACCTCACTAGAAGAGGCGAAGCGTTCCTGGCAATAGCTGTAGATAGTATCGTGCCAATCTTCTCCCCCCATGTCCCGCCGCGCAAAGCTCATCCTCCTCGCGCTCTTCCTCGTGCTGCTCGCCATCCCGGTGACATATATCGCCCTCACCTGGCATCCGAACCTAGCGGTCGAGTAGCATCAGAGGGATGAACACTTTGCATTTTTCATTCATCACTTTTCACTTTGCATTCCCCTTCGCGAAATGAGCTCTACCGTCCTCTCCCAAGCCCTCGCCCTCTACGACAGGGCAGGGGAGACCCAGACCGGGACCCCAACACAATCCCGCACCTTCGAGGAGGACCTCGCCGCCTTCATCCACACCGGCCGCGTCTACATCACGCCCACCTGCGTCCTCTTCGCCAAAGCCGTCCCATCTCACCGCGAGTACCACGAGCCCTGGGACACCTGGGAGCCGCATGAGTGCGATGCCTGGCTCGTCTGGCTCGCCGCCGGAGACCTCGCCGAGTTTTTCCAATACGTGCCCTACGAGCTCCCGTGGCTCGTCTGGGCCCGCCGCGACCGCCTGCGTAAGTGGCCCTACGACCTCGCCCGCCGCCACATCCTGCAGGAGCACGCAACCGCCGCACTCGAAACTCCCTCCTAAGAGTTATCCTTCCCCACGCGTCTCCATTTTTGAGATCTCAAATTTGAACTCTCAAAGCTCAAATCATCAATATCGATGTCCCGCCGCACCAAGCTCATCCTCCTGGGCATCTTTCTCGTCCTGCTCGCCATCCCGGTCTGGCATGTGGCCAGCAACTGGAATTCTCCGAACCCGCTGCGATTCCGTCTGGTGAGCCGGGAGAAAGATGGCAAGTATAGCGAGCGGGTGGTGATTGAGGCGCGCAATACCAGCACCTCGGCGAGGTGCATCCAGTCCGTCGTGTTGCAGCGCGTCCAGGAGCCTTACCCGCCGTTTCTGGGGGTCATCGAGCTCGGCCCGGTGATACCTGCCGGCGGCACCTTGCGCGGCAGCACCTCGGTGCCCTTGTCAAACAGGGCATCCACCGAACCTGAGGCCTTGGAAGTCACCTATTTCCAGGCATCCATCGCGCGTCGCAAGATGCTTCAGTGGTATGGATCGATTTTGACGCGTCTCCCCAAATTCCAACATAAGCCTCTCTTGAGGCCGTCCATCTACGTGGAGTCAGAAGTGACCCTGGAGTCATCTCGCTGATATCTCATCGCATCTCATCGATGGCATAGCGCGCGAAGCGCAGGGCCATCAGGCCAGGAAACCACAGGTGATCGTATCAGGGAGCTGGCACCGTGCAGCACCACTCAGTGCACCAGATCGCTTTGCGTCTTGGAGTGCGGTGGCACGGGCCTCCCTGGAGGCCACGACACCGCTTTGAACGGAGGAGTCTTGTCCTGATGTCCTGGAGAACGTCACCGGAATCCAGTATTCAAAGCCCGCGTCAAAGAGGGACCCTGGGAACTTGAAGTGACGTACCGCACATCACTCCCCTAATTAGAGCATTTTCATTAAAACTATAGCCATAAGTGAGGCGAATAAGGGCGTACTCGTCCCGGAGGGACGCTGGATGGTAGTCGGTGGTGGAGGCCTGTAATCAGGCCGGGAACCACCGGATCATGGAGGAAAAAGATGCTCCGTCCCGGATGGGACGGCGGAAGAGGTGGCGATCGTCTTTTCCTCGTGCCAGGAGACTGTGGTGCTCTTCCGGCGTCCCATCCGGGACGCAAGAGCGTTTGGTACGTGGATCCGGTGGTTGCGGTCGCTGAGGCTCCCTACACCACCGGCTACCATCCGGCGTCCCTCCGGGACGAGCTGCCAAAGCTCAATTTGAACTGGCTATAGCGTTATTTAAAATCTCTAGGGCCGCCCCGAGGGCCTTCGTCCACCTTCACCACGAGTGGCCACCCATTCACCCTGACGTTCCACCTCAGTCTGATTTGAGATTTGAGATTTGAAATTTGGAATCTCAAATCATAGATATCCCCCATGTCCCGCCTCACGAAGGTCACGCTCCTCCTGGTCAGCCTCCCCCTGGTTTCCCTTGCGGCGGTGGTGCTCCTCCTCACCTGGTCGCCGGCGGATCCTCTACGCTTCCGCCTTCTCCACGTACCCGTGCATGTGAATGCTTCCACGGTCAGTGACACCTACACATCCATCCCTCCCTTTGAGATGGAACTGCGAAACACCAGTTCCTTTCCCATCGCGCTCCAAGACATCAACTTCGAAGACCGGGGGCGCGCCGCATATCAGGGTGCGTTCATCTACGCGAGGCCCCCAGATATGGAAGAGAAAGTCTTGAGCTACGCCCAAGTCACCATTGCAGGTCACGAGACCCTTCGCATCTCGTATGATCCTGGTCCCTTCGCCGTGCCGGCGATGGTCGCGGATAAGCCAGACATCCGCTACCGCTGGAAACTCAGCATCCTCGACAAGCTGGAGAGCGGCTTGAAGGATGGCCTGAGGAAATACGGTCCCGAAGCATGGTCCGGACTTCTCCCTGGTATCGAGTTAACCACCACCCTGGCGCCACTCGACGTCTCCGCCTTCAAGCCCACCCCGGCTACTCCTTGAAACACCACGGCATCCCATGATTTGAAATCTCAAATCATAAATCATAAATCATAAATTGCCTCCGCGTCTCCCCATCTCCGTCCCTTCCTAGCTCCCCATGTCCCGCCGCACGAAGCTCGTCCTCCTCGGCATCTTCCTCGTGCTGCTGGCCATCCCAGCCGTTTATTTCGTGCTCAACTGGCAACCGGAGAAACCGTTGCGTTTTCGTCTGGTGAGCGGCGCGGACGCAGGGACCGGTCTTCCGGAGGGCAACCGTCTCGTCTTCGAAATTGAAAACACCAGCGCCGTACCTGTCTACCTCGAGGGGATACGGCTGGTGCAGGGCGGGGACGAAGCAAATCGGCACAGTCGACTGGGCAGCTTCTCGTCGCGGATGAGTTCCAGCAACCCGACCAAGATTCCCGCGCATGGCGCCGTGCCACTGAAGGGGGAGGTAGTATATATTCAAGAATCCAGGAAGGTTCCCATGGAACGCTTCTGGATTGAATATCGGTGGACTTCTCAACCCAAGTTCCTGGTTGCAACCCCGCTTAAGCGGCTCCGCCTTCATCTTCCCACATCCATCGCGTCACAGATGCCGGCCGTCAGTGCAAGCGTCGATGTCACCCCACTCGAAGTCTCCGGCCTCACGTCACAAGCGCCCTCATCTCCCTGACCATGCCAGCACGATCCAAAGCCTTCCAGGCCTAGGTGTGTTGGAAGGTGCAGTTTACAGGATAGCCCCGAGGGCCTTCGTCCACCCACACCGCGAGTCGCCACCCGCTCACTCTGGCGCTCCACCCCTTTCCTCCTCGTACTCGTCATGGACTTCCCTTGCTTGCACGCTCGCACGCCGCACCGCAAGATGCAGAGAGGCACCGTGCTTTGGAACGAGCCTCCCCTGGAAGAACTCAATGCTGATGCTGATATCCCCTCGCTCCCGGCCCGCGACTGGCCCTTCTCCTGGATTCACTTCTTCTTCTGCTGCTCCGCTGCCGCGGCCGTGTCCTTCAACAAGTGGTGCTCGGTGACGGGGACGTGATTGATGATGGGGGCGAAGGAAGTGCTTCCGATCTTCGTCTCAAAAGACATCACACCATCCTTCACCACGTGGGTGAGCTGCTTCGACTCACCCTTGAGGTAGGGGAACTTGAGCCGTACTTCCCGGGTGATGCAGGGCTCCAGCAGGTAGTTGGGCACGGTGCGCTCTCCCAGCGTTTCGTTCAGCACGTCCCGCACGTCCTGCAGATGAGCCTGGACGGTGGCGGGTGGTCCGGGCGCCACGGTGATGACGAGGGCGCCATCCGTGCGCGTCTCGTACTTCGCCACGCTGCGTTCATGGGCGCGAAACTTGGTGAGCAGGGAATTCATGCCGATGTGCAGTGTCTTCGACTGCTCCGGAGTGAGCAGGGAATTCGGAAGGGGAGGCAGGGCGAACCCGTCGAGAATGAAGCCCCAGTCCCAGTTCCAGCGGTACCGCTGCACGACTGAGACGGGCATGCGCTGGGATTGGCCGAGGGTGTAGAGGTTTGCCGGGTCGATGGGAGCGGGGTTGTCCTTCGGGGCGGGGCGCGTCTCCTGTTTTGCGATGTCCCTGAGCTGCGCCGCGAGGCTGTGCGAATTGACTCCCTGGTAGTGAAGGTGCATGCGACTGCTCCCGGGGCGCATCTGCACAGGCGTGATCGCGCCCTCGTCCTGCACGAGGATGGAGGACATGTTCAGCAGGTCGCGCACCTCGATCATGCAGAGCACGTCAAAGAGCTCGCGCTGCGGCGGCGTGAGGAAGGCCTCCGCGCGCGAGCGGAGGGTGGCGAGAATCTCCGCGTGCTGCTTGGGGTGGATGCGGAGCTCCCACTTGTAGCCGGGCTCGGTGGGATCCACGGAGTAGCAGCGCTGTGCCCAGTCGCGGAGATAGCCCTCCAGCATGCTGTGCATGACCCAGGCGACCTGGGCATCCACGCCCAGCAGGCGGCGTATCTCGTTAGGGCCGTGAGGCCAACATGGCTCCCCATTGAGCACGTCGGTGCGGATGTTGCGAAGCTGGAAGGCCTCGATGATCGTGGCCGGCACTTCAATCCAGGGCTCTGCCTCCGTCGCTGCGGTCTTGCCTGCAGCAGCGTTGCTGTCCGCTTGCGCCATGGCACCTCCCTCCAGCGTAAATGCCATGCCGAGGCACAGGCACAAGCCAAAGCAAAAGGGGAGGGCCACTAACCCTCTGAATATAGGCAGACGTGACGGCAGTGGAGAGGAGTGCATCAGATTGATGGAGAACTGAGGAGGGTGCGACGGAAGCAGGAGCAGCGACAGTGGCGAGGCGTCGCAGGCTGCGAGCCGCTCATCATACGACCTTGCGCGCGCGCTGTGGAAGAAGTTTTTACGAAGGCACTCACATGCCGGTGATGCGTGGAACCCTGCCTCCCGCAATCATGCGCCGCATCGTGATGCTCCCGTGCCGGGCTGAACTTCTCCTTGCGGCTTTTGCTCGCGTGAAGTCTTTCGTGTATGGAGTTTCGCGCCTGATTACGATAGCATTCCCCATGTCCCGCCGCATCAAGTTCATCCTCCTCAGCATCTTCCTTCTGCTGCTGGCCATCCCAGCTTGGCACGTGGGGAGCAACTGGAATCCTCCGAACCCGCTGCGTTTTCGTCTCGTGAGCCGGGAGAATGTGCGGGAGATAGATGGCCGCGTGATGGAGCGGGTGGAAGTGGAAGTGCTCAATACCAGCACCTCGCCGAGGTATATCCAGGCCACCATGTTGAAGCGTGTCCATGAGTCTTACGACCCATTTCTGACCGTGTTCGACAGCGGCACAGTGATACCCGCCGGCGGTACCTTGCGTGGCGGCGCCTCGCTGCCGCTGGCGCAGGGGGACTCCACCGAACCTGCCCCCTTGGAAATTGCCTGCTACCAGGCATCCATCGCGCGTCACCGGCTGCTTCCGTGGTACCTCTGGCTTTGGACGCGCCTTCCCGAATTCCTGAAGTTGCATCTCTGGGTGCCGGACATATACGTCGTATCAAAAATGCCCTTGGAATCATCTTTCTGATATCTCATCTTCCCTAGCACCTCCCACGTCCCGGTCCTGACATCACAAATCACCAGTCAAAAATCATAAATAACGGATGTCCCGCCGCACGAAGCTCATCCTCGTTGGCATCTTCCTCGTGCTGCTGGCCATCCCAGCTTGGCACGTGGGGAGCAACTGGAATCCTGCGAACCCGATCCGATTCCGTCTTGTGAGTCGGGAGACCCTGCAGGAGATAGATGGCCGCTTGATGGAGCGGGTGGAAGTGGAAGTGCTCAATACCAGCACCTCGCCGAGGTATATCCAGACCACCATGCTGAAGCGCGTCAAAGAGCACTATGACCCGTTTTTGAATGTCCTCAATAGAGGTACGGTGATACCTGCCGGCGGCACCTTGCGCGGCGGCGCCTCGCTGCCGGCGGCAAAGGAGGACTCCACCGAACCTGCCGCCTTGGTCGTCTTCTATACCCAGGCATCCACCACGCGTCACCGGGTGTTTTCGTGGTACTACTGGCTTTTGGGACATCTTCCCGCATCCCTGCAGGAGCGTCTCTGGACTCCTGCCATCTACGTTCTATCAGAAACGACCCTTGAATCCTCTCCCTGATATCTCATCTTCCCCAGCACCTCCCACGTCCCGGTCCTGACATCACAAATCCCCAATCAAAAATCATCAATAACGGATGTCCCGCCGCACGAAGCTCATCATCACCGCACTCTTCCTCGTGCTGCTGGTCATTCCCGTGGTGTACGTCATCCTCTCATGGAATCCGCACGAGCCCTGGCGCGCCCGACTCGTGGCAGTGCAGGACCATCAAGGAGGAGAAAAGAAGGAAGTCGTGATCGAAGTTGAGAATATCTCCTCTGTGCCGTTATGCATTTATATTGCCACGTTGGATGGTCCTGGTGTCCCTCCCGAGCAGTCCTTTCCTCTCCTCCTTGAGCCATTGGGGCCGACCGCACCCAGTCCTCCAGAATTGGGCGGTCAGTATTCTTTGCACGTCCCTCCTCGGGAGGTACAGCGCCTCCATGTCTCCGTGTCGATGGCCGACTTGGAGACGGTGCCTGCGAGTGCACGGTCCGTGGACCTCCTCTGGGCATCAGGCACAAAGCACCGCACCATCGCCGGCCTCTTGTGGCTGCAGCGCCATCTACCCAGTAGCAGCGAGGACTACGTGCCTTTCCCTTCGCTGGGCGGATCCACCTTGGCTCTCGATATCGGGGAATCCGCTTCTCAGACACTGGTTCATCATAAATAGCCCACTTTGTGCCTTTGTGCCTGTTGCCTCCCTCCCTCCCTCCGTCCTCCCCATGTCCCGCCGCACAAAGCTCATCCTCCTCGGCATCTTCCTTCTGCTGCTCGCCATTCCGGTGTGGCACGTGGGGAGCAACTGGAATCCTCCGAGCCCGCTGCGCTTTCGTCTCGTGAGCCGGGACACCCCGTCGGAGATCGACGGTATTTGGAGCGAATGGGTGGAAGTTGAAGCGTTCAATACCAGCTCCGCTCCGAGATATATCGAGATGGTGACGTTGAAGCGTGTCAAAGGTCCTGACAACTCGTTCGACCCGTTTGTGCCGAGTATCATCTCCAGCGGCACGGTGATACCTGCGGGCGGCACCGTGCGCGGTGGCGGCTCACTGTCGGTGTCAAAGGAAGGCTCCACCGAACCTGATACTTTGGAAATTGTCTATTTCCAGGCATCCACCGTCCGTCATCAGGCGCTAGAGGGGTACTATTCGTTTTTGGCACGCCTGCCTGAACCTCTCCAGGAGCTTCTCTCGTGGTCCTCCGTCTGCACCGAGTCCAAAGCGCCCCTTGAGGAATCACCTCCCTGAGATCTCAGCGCATCTCATCTCATCTGCCCCAGCACTTCCCTCCGGGCAGAGGAGTACCACCTCCCGCGTCCCGGTCCTGACATCACCAATCACCAATCAAAAATCATCGATAACTGATGTCCCGCCGCACGAAGCTCATCATCACCGCCCTCTTCCTCGTGCTGCTCGCCATCCCTGTGGTGTATGCCGTCCTCACGTGGCGCCCACAGAATCCCCTGCGCTTTCGCCAGTTGGGTGAGAGCGTCCTGAGGGATGAGACTGGAAAGGTATACTATAGTAGGAAGCTTCTGGAGGTGCGGAACATCAGCGTCGCCCCCGTGCTGTGCCTGTCGGGCACATATTCCTGGGAGTCGCCGGAAGGGGAGGGGACATTCTTTGCCTCATGGAGTCTGGGCGGAAGCACCATCGAGGAGCGTTTCATCCCACCTGGTGGCGCCATCCAGATAGAGTTGGACCCTCCAAACCTCATGCCCGCAGAGTACAGCAAGCATCGGCAAGCAGGAGAGCAGCGCTCCGGGGAGGGGAGAGTCCATTACCGGTGGGGCTCCCGCGTGCAAGCATCGACTTCAAGTGCGTGTCTCTGGATTAGCGAGAAGCTTCCGGAAAGCATGTGGAACCTTGTGCCCCATCTGGATCCGTTCGAAGACGAAATCGATATGGATCTCTCGCCGCCACCCTAAGCAAGTCACCCTGCCGCCTGCCAACCGTATTCCAAATCCTAAATCATCAATAGCGCATGTCCCGCCGCGCGAAGTTCCTGCTCCTGACGCCGCTCTTCCTCCTGCTGGGCATCGTGGTGGTATACGTCTTCGTAAGCTGGCATCCCGCGAACCCGCTCCGCTTCCGGGTGGTGGATGCGTCACTGCCCTCGCTCTGGCAGTATCACGAGGATACACAGATCACCGTCGCCGTGGAGAACGTGACCTCCACGCCCATCTACCTGCGATACCTCACCCTGCCGAGTCCCCCGTGGGTGCCCGGCACGAGGAAGGTGTGCGGCTCCGTCGTCTCCAGAGAGCAGCATCGCCATCGTGTCGGAGCGCAGGGGAATTACCTCTTGGTGCCCGCGCACAGCACCATTCATGTAGCCGGCCTTGTCATGAATGAACGGCTTGAGGATGCCAGAGCCGGTCGATTGCGCGCCAGCTACACGTGGATGTCCCGTCTCAAATACCGTTGCAGCACCTTCTCGGAATGGTGTGGGCGCCGGGTACCTCAGAAGCTGTCCCGCTACCTGCCCCGGCCCTCCCACGGTGTGGATGAGTGCCCACTCGAAGCCACAGTACCCTGAGCGCGGGTTCATGTAGGGGTGTTTGGCTAACACAGAGATGAAGCAAAGCAGAACGTCTCGTGATGGGAGTGCCCCTGGCGGCGGGGACATGACTCTGCAACGAGCCACCTTGCGCGAAGCGCCTTGGAGTGCGTGTGCGAAGCACCGCTTTGGTGGGAAGCTTTGAGGTGCGGAGCTTCCTGCAGGCAGGCTTGCGTTGGGTGGTTCCGCATCACGAGAACGTATCGACCCGCCGCCGCCGCTTGGGGTCATGGATAGATCCTGCGTCATCCACCTCGCGGTATTTCCTCCCAAAGCGGTGCTTCGCACGCGCACTCCAAGGCGCTACGCGCAAGGTGGAGCCCGTTCATGAACGCTCCTGGCCGTTCGTGTCGGACACGTCACGAGACGTTTCGATAGCGTTCTGTTAGCACCCCAGCGCGTATTCGTTTCGGCGGTGACAAGCAACCTTGCAGGTGTTAGATCCCGCCCATGGGTGCAAATCGTTCCGGCAGGTCTCAGATGTTGGTGTGGATATTCGTGCTCGTGCCCGTGTTGTATATCTCAAGCGTCCCCTTCGTGAGGTTTGCCGCACTCCAGCCAGAGTGGAGAACCTACCCTCCCGGGAAAACCGGAGGGCCGGTCAGCGCATGGCATTATCGAGGGGCTGCACCACCTTGGGTCAAGGTCTACACCGCGCCTTACGAATTGTTCAGGCTCATACCCCCGCTCGACCGTCCGCTGTACGCTTATCAAAGCTGGTGCTGGGATCTCCTGGGACGCTGAGCAAGCGCTCCACTCAACATACGGCACCTCCACCCTTTCCCCGGGGCATGACAGGCAAGCCATGAACCAGCCGCAGTGCTCACGTGCGGGACGTGCTGCCATTTGAATCGATCCGCCCGGTGACAAGCAACCGTCTGGGTGTAAACTCACGCCCATGCGTGCAGGACGTTTAGGCAAGCCCCATCTGTTGGTGGGGGCTCTTGTACTCTTTGTGGTGATTCCCGTGCTCTATTTTTTGAGCGTCCCACCCCTGAAGTTTGCCGTGGTCAAACCAGAGCGGGTAATCCTTCCTTTCAAAAATACCGGGAAGACCGTGAGAGCATGGCATTATCGGGGAACGGAACCAGATTGGCTCAAAGCCTATGCCACGCCTTATGATTGGCTGAAGATCCGGCCCCCGCTTGGCCGTGTGCTGTACGCCTACCATAACTGGTGGTGGAAGACGCTGGCACGTTGAGCAACAATCGGCTCCACTCAATCCACCCTGTGCCTTCACCCATCTCACGGAGCAACCGAATCCACTCTGTGCCTGTTGCCTGTCACCACCCTCGTCCCTCCTCCCCATGTTTCCTCGCATCCGGCACTTGCTCCTCGTTCTCTTCCTGGGGTTGTTATTTATTCCCCTGGCGTATGTGGCGCTCACGTGGAGCCCTCCGAATCCCCTCCGCTTCCGCGTGGCCGGCTATGGCTATGAAGCGCCGTCTCGTGAGGGGCAGTTTCGCGTCTCTGGAAAGCTGAACATGATCGTGGAGAACACGAGCAGCGCCCCTGTGAAGCTCTTCTTCGCTGTCTTGACGGAGCCGGGCAACCCAGCCAGGGGCATCGTCGACCCCTTTGGCCCTCATTGGACTGTAGCCATGCCCCACCATCCCACCAGCATGATCATCCCTCCGCACACCTCCCTTCCGTGCTTTAGCATCGTGCCCGAGGACGACTATCCGGCATCTGCCCTTGAGAAAATCGAACTGTCCTATCACTGGATATCTACTACTCGAGCCAAGGTGAGTGAGGTCCGCGAATGGTTGTTCTTCCATGCCCCTGCATTCGTGAGGCCCCATATCACAATGGACTGGCCCTCGAGCAATGTAGACACCACCCCACTGCAGCCCGCGCTTCCCGGCCAGAGCCAACCTCAGAGCCGTGGCGGCTGATATCTTGCCTGGAGTCATCTGGTTCGTTGGGCAACATTCGCCTCAGCTCAATCCACCTTGTGACGCACCCATCTCATAGAGAGAAAGAAAAGAACCCACTCTGTGCCTTTTCCTGTTGCCTCTCTCCCTTCCTCCGTTCGTTCTCAGCCCATGTCTCGCCGCGTAAAGCTCATCATCACCGCGCTCTTCCTCGTGCTGCTGGCCATCCCCACAGTGTATGTCATCCTCACCTGGAGCCCTCCGAATCCCCTCCGCTTCCGCTTGGTCGGCTATGAAGATCCGTCTCGTAAGGGGCAGTTTCGCGACTCTGGAAAGCTGAACATGATTGTGGAGAATACCAGCAGCGTCCCTGTGTATGTCGTATGGGCAACCATGAAGAGGGCGGGCAACCCAGATAGCGTGGCCGACCCCTTTAGCCAACTTAGGGAAGTATACGGACCCGATGACAGCGACAGCATGATCATCCCTCCCCACACCTCCCTCCCATGCTTTTGCCCCGTGCTCCAGGACGAGTATCCGGCATCCGCCTTTGAGAATATCGAACTGTTCTACGGCTGGATGTCTGCCAATCGAGTCAAGGCAAGTCAGGCTCGCATTTGGTTGTTTTTACGTGTCCCTGAATTCGTGAGGCCCTGCATCCCGATAAACTGGCCCACGCACGACCAGGATACTACTCCACTCCTGCCTGCCCTCTCCGCTCGCAGCTCCCCCTGAGTCGTCCCGGGAGATGAATCACGCTTGTTTCACGGAGTCGTCCCCGCCATGCACCACCTTGCGCGAAGCGCCTTGGAGTGCGGTGCGAAGCACCGCTTTGGCGTGTGAGGTTGCGAGCATGGTGACGCTGGCTTTATCGCAAAGCCCAGAGCGGGGCAGCACGGTGCACGACTTGAAGGTGATGCCAATTTCGTGGCGTGGTCACCATCATGCTCCGCACTTCGAGCTCCCCACCAAGGGGGTGCTTCGCACACGCACTCCAGGGCGCTTCGCGCAAGGTGGCACGTGCAGGGGCAGAACTCATCTCCGTGAAAAGCTCGCTGATTTCTTGCATGGAGCCTGCACCTGCCCTCCTTTCCTCCCTCCTCACACATGTCTCGCCGCATAAAGATCATCATCACCGCCCTCTTCCTGGTGCTGCTCGCCATTCCGGCGGTGCATATCACCCTCACGTGGCGACCGGAGAATCCGCTGCGCTTTCATGTGGTGGGTGAGCGCATCGAGCAGATGCAACACTACAAAGAGAAGATTCGAGTCCTCACCCTCGAAGTGGAGAACACCGCCGCCACCAGCATCGTGCTGGGCTACGGCTACGTGGAGCCCGCGGGCGAGCAGGATAGGCCGAGAATGCTGGGCATGCTCGGTTGCTTGATCAACGCAAAGGGAAGATACGATCTCCCCGTGACCGTCGGCGCCCGGCAGACTGTTCCTTGCGAGCTGATGTTTGAAGAAGACGTGCCTCACGATACCCCGCTGAAAGACGTGGTGGTGGGCTACAGCTGGCGCTCTACCTCCTTGAAGCGGGTGCAGGATTTCTCACGATGGCTGCATGAGCACCTGCCAGAAAGCATCCACAGGCACGTACCGTTTCCCCGGACACCGATGGATGTGCAGCCGCTTCGTCCGCGCTCATGACACCAGGCACACGTCCCATCGAGCAAGGGGGAGGGCAGTGGCCGGTGAGAGCAGCCCCGGCCTTTTGCTGAATCTTTCTTTTGTTGCAAGGTTCCAGTGAATCAGGTTGTAATGGGCCCACGAGGTACGTGCCCCTCATCCCAGCCATGAATGCCCACTCCTCCTCCACCGCCGCTTCACGCCGCGCGAGCCAGCCTTCCTTCCGCTTCAGTGGCTACCTCTTATCTTCCATCGCCCGGCAGACACCGCTCCTGTCCCGCCGTACGAAGGTGATCCTGCTCGCCCTGGTGGGCATCCCGCTGTTGTACACCGTGCTCACCTGGGCTCCGCGCGAGCCGCTCCGCTTCCGCGTGGCCGGGCAGCACACACCCACCAGCGGCAATGCATACACCTCTGTCGGCGTGGTGATTGAAAACACGAGCGCCACACCCGTGTGCCTGTTCAAGGCAGACCTGACTGCGGCACAGGCGTCGGATAACGGAGCAAGTCCCGAGCCCCTGCCCGCGACCACGGATGCAACCGCCCGCGTCGGTCTCTTCCATCCCATGGAGCACCCGCACAGGCAAATGTCTGACAAGCGCTCCATGGTCATCATCCCAGGCCACAGCACTCTCGAAGTCGCCGCCCTCGTCGAGCATGCCAACGTCGATGCCGCGAAGACCGGCCAACTTCACTTCCAGTATGAGTGGATGTCCGACACCCGCCGCCGCGCCTCCACCGCCCTGCACTGGCTCCGCGCGCACGTGCCCCAGTCCTTCCAGTCCAAGATTCCCGTCCTCACGGATAATCAAAACTCCTGCCCCCTGCAAGCAGCAGCGGGGTCGTGAGCGGTGAAACACAGGTGCACATGCATGGCTCGTGAGATCGCACTCGCGCACACGCAGTGCGCGTCCAATGGAAGTCACCACCTTGCGCGAAGCGCCTTGGAGTGCGTGTGCGAAGCACCGCTTTGGGAGGAGACGTCACGAGGTGGATGACGCAGGATCGATCCATGACTCCAATCGGAGGTCGCGGGTCGCTGCGTTCTCGTGATGCAACCTCACCCAGCGTGAGACTGCCTGCCCGAAGCTCCGCGCCAGAAAGTTTCCCACCAAAGCGGTGCTTCGCACACGCACTCCAAGGCGCTTCGCGCAAGCTGGTACCTGCATAGGAAACATTTCGTGCAACGCACTGGACGCGTCACGAGACGTGCAAACAAATCTTCCGTGCAGCGCCCTGATCTGACGCACGTGCTGCTCCTCGCGGGAGCCGCTTCGGCATGGCTCTCCCGGTGCGGAGGCACGCGGCGATGCCAGCGTCTCCCTTGCCACTCTTATCTTCCGGCACACTCCGGAAGATACCCGTAGATTTTTGGGGCGATATAAATCATAAATCATAAGGCATTAATCACAAACTCCCCCCATGCCCCGCCGCATCAAGCTCATCCTCCTGGGCGTTGTCCTCTTCCTGCTCGCCATCCCCATCTGGCATGTGGGCAGCAACTGGGCTCCAGCGGAACCTCTTCGCTTCCGGCTCATCAACCGCGAGAAACACGCCGAGTCGACCTGGCAGGCGACGGGCCATCGCATTGAAAAGGTGGAAATCGAAGTGCGCAATACCAGCACCGCGCCCAGGGCCATGCAGAGCGCGTACCTCCGCTGGTTCTCAAGGAAGAACCATGTGATCTTACCCTACCACTCGCTCCTGGACCCCTTCGCTCAGGTCCCCGTCATCCCACCTGGCGGCACCTGGTGCGGGACTTGCGAGCTCTTCCTGCCCTTGTCGGAGTCTGAAAGTGAAAATAACGACCCCGGTTATGTTCAGGTCGACTACACACATGCCTCCACGTTCCGGAGGCGGGTGTTCACGTGGTACTACTCACTCTGCGTTCGCTACTTTCCGCAGTCTCCGCGATTGCGCGCCTCGGTGAGCGAGTACACCTCGTCCACCGCCACCCTGGAGAACTTCCCCTGAGCCACCCACAGACTGCGCTCCCCCCCAATTTGCATTTTTCATTTCTCACTTCTTATTTTTCATTTCCCTTCGTCATAAGCACGCATGCGTACACGCATAAGCACCTCCCACTCTGGGGGAATCACGCGAGAATGATGCGCGCATGACATGGAGGCACTGCCAGGGGACAAGGAGATGCCTCCTTGCCACGCCACCGATGCGGCTTTTTCGTCTGGGAGAAACGACTTGCTTCCAAACTCGCACGCATACGTCTATTCTGACACCTTTCCCCCATGCCCCGCCGCATCAAGCTCATCTTCCTGGGCGTTGTCCTCTTCCTGCTCGCCATCCCCATCTGGCATGTGGGCAGCAACTGGGCGCCGGTGAATCCCCTGCGCTTCCGGGTCATCAACCGCGAGAAATACTCCGAATCGACCTGGCAGGCGATGGGCCATCGCACTGAAAAGGTGGAAATCGAAGTGCGCAATACCAGCACCGCGCCCAGAGTTCTGGAGAGCGCGATGCTCAGCTGGATGTCAGGGAAGAAAAAGGTGTTCGATCCCTTCAACGGCTTCGACGTCCTCGTTGAGAACCCCTTTGCTCAGGGCCCCGTCATCCCTCCCGGCGGTGCCTGGCGCGGGACCTGCAAACTCTTCCTGCCCTTGTCGGAGTCTGAACTTGAAAACAAGCTCGGCCACGTGCAAGTCGACTACTTCCATGCCTCCACGTTCCGGCATCGGGTGTTCAAGTGGTACCAGTCACTCTCCCTTCGCTACTTCCCGGAGTCTCCGCGATGGAGCGGGGACACCTGGTCCACCGCCACCCTGGAGAACTTCCCCTGAGGCACCCACGAACTCATCGCCGCTGGCATTTGCTATTTCTCACTTCTCATTTTGCATTTCCCTTCGTCATAAGCACGCACACGCACACGCACACGCATGAGCACCTCCCACTCCGCAGGTCGCACCCGCACACTCCCGTGGCTTTTGGCGTGTATCCTCCCGCTGCTCTATCTCCTGAGCATCGCCCCCGTCACCCTGCTCACCGGCGGCTCGTGGGTGGAGTATTATCGCGCCCCTTATGAGTGGGCTTATGAAAACACCCGCTTCGGCGGCTACCTGCATCGCTACGAGTTCTGGTGGAACCGCATGCTCAGCGGATTCATCTACCCCACCGAGTTCGACCCGCCCTCCGTGCCCCAGCGCCCGCCTGCCGCACGTCCCCGGGCAGGCGTGCAGGATGGCGTGGAGCAGGGGAGCCCTGCTTTTGACAGATGATAAAGGGGCAGCGGAAGCGCGAAGCGCCTTCATCCACCGCCCAGACCATCGCCGCCTCCTGTGCCTGACGTTCCACGTGCAGCGGGGGAAGAGCTTCCCCGGTCTTGATAGGCAGATATATAGTGTGGTGTCAGGCAAGTTTCTTCAATTATTCTGATGCTTCTGACATGGCGCAGAACCAGTTCAGTTGGCCGAACGAACTCCTACGCCGAAGGCGTTGCACATTGTCCAGCCCCGCAGTTCGGGGTCAGCTTGCGAAGCAAGCGCCACCTTGGGTGGTTGTCATAAGCGAATCGTACGCCGAAGGTGTTCCACAAACAGCCGCTAAGGCCGGACAACATGGCTTACCGATGGACCGACTCTGTGGAACACCTTCGGCGTTCATGAATCATGATGCCGTCCCAGGGTGGCGCCCGCTTCGCGGGCTGACCCTGGGCTATGCATGTGCAACGCCTTCGGCGTGGGAGTTGCCAGGAACTCTAGCCGCATCCTGCTTCATCTTATGATTTAACAAACTTGCGTGACACCACACTGGAGCATTTTAAGCAATGGCATCGCCATTCTCAGACTTCGATGAGAAGTTGGTTGAGAACCCAGTTCATGATGCAGGTCTCAGGATGGTATCGATGCTTCAGTCGCGGAGCGACGGCCGTATCTTAGCCCGGCCTTTCAAGGCCGGGTGGATGGTCGGTTATCAGTGTCGCGCAGCGACACCCGAATCCATGAGCTCACCCAAGATTCACCGGTTCGAGCGACGCAACTTCCAAGGCAGCCGGACTGCTTCGAGCGGCTCATGCGACAGGCGTATCCATGGACCCCGGACATGGCACAGGCCCAAGGAGCGGGAACGCCTCGTTCCCGTCAGCGGTCACCATGCTTGGCGATGTTGCATATCTATCGAGTATCCCTTGAGTTCCAAAAGTGTGCTTCGGCGAATACACACCATAGACCCTTTCATCCACGGGAACGAGGCGTTCCCGCTCCTTGGGCCTGCTGCGATACGCTGGGTGGGTTTGCGTTCGCGTCCTCCATCGCAAGCGAAACTGCGTGGTGGATGGAGAAATAAACGCGCCTCGCGCTGCTCCCATTCACTTCACTCCACTCCGTGCTCCGTGCTCCGTGTGTGGGTATCCACCGCATATGCTCACGTCCTTGCCCACATTCGCCTCCACTGCCCATCCCATTTTGCATTTTTCATTCATCACTTTTCACTTTGCATCGCACTGCACTGCACTGCATTTCGCATCCTCACCTCCACGCATGTCCCGCCCCGGCGTCCTCACAGAGCTGGCCGGGCAGGGCTTGGGCTGGGTTACCAAACTGCGCTCTCGCCATCTCCGCGCCGCCCTGATACAATCGCCGGAAAATCAAAATCCGCTCAGTCAGCTTAGCCTAACTCAGTTCAGTTTAGCTCAGTCCAGGTCCAGGTCCGCTCCATCCCATTTTCTCTCTTCAGGGACAACGTATGTACGTACATACGCACGCATACATGCCCGCGCACCCATCTGCGTGGAGGCATGGATAGATATCCATCGGTACCCAGAGCCAGCCAGCCGCGGCATCTCTGACATTTTAAATCTGAAATCTGAAGGTTGAATTTTGAAACTTGAAGTTTGGCATCCCTCACTGCCATGTCCCGCCGTTCCGCCATCTGGATCATGGTCCTCTTCCTGGGGCTCACCGGCATTCCCATGGTGTATTGCATCCTCACGTGGAGCCCCGCGGAGCCGTTGCGCTTTCGCATCACGCGGGACCTCGGCACCGGCACCAGCTCCACCAGCCAGCTCGCGGCCTTCGCCAGGCCCCTGCGCGAACTGGAGGTCGAGGTGGAGAATACCCGGGGCGTCACCATCCAGTTCCATGGCGCCACCGTGTGGGTGCCGGACAGCTCCGGGAGTGAAGCACCCTTCTTCGGCCAGCTCGATCTCTCCAGCGAGATCCCCCGCGTATCTGCCCGGGTGAGCACAGGCACAGGCACAGGCTCAGGCAGCGGTGGTACCACTGCTGCCAGCCGCATCATGAGCGGTGCCCGCAGCAGCGGCAGCAGCATCGTGCGCACACCGCTGACCGTCTCCATCCCCTCGCACCGCACACGCAGCTTTCGCATTCACGTGCTGGAGGGCAGCGGCCCCTCCTCCCACGCCGGCGAGCTCCGCGTGCAGTATCTCTGGACCTCCCAGCCGCGGCATCTCACCGGCAGGTCCCTCACCTGGCTGCGCCTGCATCTCCCCGCCATCTTCCGGTCACACGTGCCCCGCATCATCCCGGATGAAAGCACCACCACCATCCAGCTCACCTCCGGGCCGGGGACATCCGGTTAAAGGATAAGACAAATTTGCATGCCACCCGTAATCTCCGATTTCAAATTCCAATTCTGAAATCATAGATACGGCATGCCCCGCCGCACGAAGCTCTTCCTCAGCACTGCGTATCTCCTCGTGCTGTCCTGCATCCTGGTGGGGATGCTCATTCCGGTATGGAAGCCCAAGAATCCCCTGCGCATCCACCTTGAGCCCCTGCCCGAGCCGGATCCCGCAGGCGCATACGACTCTGCGGTGGTTATCGAAAACACCAGCGGCGCCACCATCTACATCACGTGCTACTGGTCCTCATTCGAAGGAGACGCACCTCCCGGCCCGTCGGGCTTCGCGCCCAAGGAGATTCCGGAGTACTTGAGCCTCGAGCCGCACGAAACTCAGCGCACGAGGATTTTTGTGCTGAGTTCCCCTCGCGGTACCACCGCGAGCACAGCCACAGGCACAGGCACAGGCACTGCCACGGACACACCATGGTTCGGTTATCAGTGGACTACTTCCGCGCAATTACAATTCAATCACGAGGTGGACAGACTCTACCAAAAATGTCCCACCTCCCTGCAGCGCCACTTCCCCCGTTGGCTTTTCCAAGAGTATAATATTGATATGGCTCCCACACCCACTTTGCGCGGATTCCCCGGAAAGGCACCACCGCCCGAGAATGAACCGAAGTGAACGACGAATGGACGATGGGATACCGATGGCTCACCCGTTTCCGGATAGCCCGAAGGCCCTTCCACCACCCGCCCCACGAGTAGCCACCCACCCACGCTGACGGTCCACCCAGAAGGAGATTTCAGATTTCAGATTTGAAATCATAAATCATAAATCATAAAGAGCCCATGTCCCGCCGCGCGAAACTTCTCCTCACCGGCATCTTCCTCCTCCTGCTCGCCATCCCCGCCACCTACGTCGCACTCACCTGGCGTGTGGCAGACCCCCTTCGCTTCCGCTATGTGGGAATTGGAGAGGTGCACATGGTGGATAACCCCTTTGCTCCCGATGCCGGTGCCCCGAAACAGCGCTGGGTTTGGATATTCATCGAGGTGCAGAACACGACGAAGCTTCCCATCTACTTCATGGGCGGACAGCTGAGAGCAGAGCGGGACAGGGCATCTCCAAAACCATCCGCTTCGATCATTTGGGAGGCAGAGCCCATTCCGCGCCATGGCACCATCCGGCTGGGGGCCTTGGTGGAGGACGAAGCGGTCCAGCGCCTGGGACACGAGGCATTCGAAATCTCCTACGAATCACTCAGTGGGACTCAAATGAAAGCCTGTGAGCTGGTCTTGTGGGTGGAGGGATGGCTGCACAAGCACTTTCACATCGATAGGATTTCCGATTTCAACATGAACCGGACCAAATCCGTGACCGGGCTCATCATCGACCCCACTCAGCTCCCGGAACCTTCTTCCTCCAAAACGACCTCATCTCCCTGAATGTCGCTGCTCCATCCAAACCATGGACCAATGATGACGAAGATAATGATAACCATAGCGATGCCGATGACTCACTCCAATCTGGATAGCCCGGAGGCCCTTCCACCACCCGCACCACGAGTCGCCACCCACCCACGCTGACGGTCCACCCAGAAGGAGATTTGAGATTTGAGATTTCAAATCTCAAATCTCAAATCTCAAATCATAAACAGCGCATGCCCCGCCGCGCGAAACTCCTCATCACCACTGCGCTGCTCGTGCTGCTTGCCATCCCCGCTGCCTACGTCGCGCTCACCTGGCATGTAGCAGACCCCTTTCGCTTCCGTTATGTGGGCCGTGGGGAGGTGGAAATGATGGAGAACCCCTTCGATGCCGATGCCGCGAAAGTGCCAGCGGTGTGGATATTCATCGAGATGCAAAACACGACGAACCTTCCCATCTACTTCGTGGGCGGAGGGGTGTGGACAGAGCGGGACAGGCATTCTCCACGGCCATGCATTTTCCTCTCTGCGCAGGGGGATCCCATTCCGCGCCAGGGCACCATCCGGCTGGAGACCCTGGTGGACCCGGAAGTTCTCCAGCGCCTGGAGCACGATGCCTTCGAAGTCTCCTACGACTCGATCAGCGGGACGCAAGCCAGGGCCCGTGAGCTGGCATTTTGGGTGGAGATTCAGCTGTACAAGCATTTCCACAAGGGCATCGAGATGCTTCCCCTCCACAAGGACAGATCCGTGACCCCGCTCCTGAAAGCCCCGGCGACCCCCAAGACACCATCCACTCCCAACTCCACGTCATCTCCCTGAATATCGCCACCCACCCACGCTGACGGTCCACCCAGAAGGAGATTTGAGATTTGAGATCTCAAATTTCAAATCTCAAATCATAAACAGCGCATGCCTCGCCACACCAAGCTTCTCATCGCCCTCACCCTGCTCGTGCTGCTCGCCATCCCTGCGATCTATGTAGCCTGCACCTGGAGCACGGAGAATCCGTTGCGCTTTGAAGCAGTGCGCCTGGAGAAGGACCCGTCACCCGTCGGAAGTACGAAGCACGACCTGCTTCACCTGACCGTGAGGAATGTCAGCAAGCTGCCCGTCCATCTCTCCTTCGCGTCATTGCACCAGAAGAATCCTCACGACGCCGCTGCGGATGCCGTGCAGATAGGCGCCTTGATGCCGGACTTGCAGGACCGTCCTGAGAAGGGTCCGCGTCCTCTTCTCCTGCCCCCGGGCGGATCCATGCAGTGCATCGCCTACATCTCAGTCGATGGGGTGGGGGCACCGGAGGCATTGCGGGATATCGACGTGGGCTATTACTGGCGCTCGGATACTGCGGAGCGGGTGTGTTCCCTCTGGACCGGGTACAGTCACGTGCTCATGGGACCGGCGAAGAGTCGAATCTTACGACACGGAGATGCCCACCACCGCAGCCCACTCATACTCCCCGCCACCGCTTCCCCTCAGCCATCCTCGGGACAGGGGAGTGGTAAGTGACACCATCACCCACTCTGTGCCTTTGTTTTCCTTTTCACTCCGCAGCTCCTTATGTCCCGCCGCGCGAAGCTCATCCTCGCCTCCCTCTTCCTCGTGCTGCTCGGCATTCCCGTCGCCTACATCGCGCTCACCTGGCATGTGGCAGACCCCTTTCGCTTCCGCTATGTCGGGCATGGAGAAGTGGAGATGCGGCCAGCACACCCTTTCATGACAGGCGGAGCGGGCACGGAGATGCAGACTACAGACCCTTTCTTTACAGGTGGAAAAGGCAAGGAGATACCCATGGTGCCGATATACATCGAGCTGCAGAATACGACGAGTGTGCCCATCAGCCTCATCGACGGAGACGTGAGGGGAAAGCTCGACAGGGCAGGTCCGCCATGTGCCCGTATCGAGTGGAGGCGGGGTCCCATTCCCCGCCATGGCACCGTCCGTCTGGTGTCCTACGTGCCTGTGGCGAATCTCCAGCGCCTGGAAAGCGAATCGCTCGACGTCTCCTACCTCTCGGTCAGCGGGACCCAGAGCACCGCCTATGACCTGGACCGGTGGTTGAGGGAAAAACTGTTCCTGCCGTTTCACATCGACATCAATCTCATCCCCTCAAGCGTGGACGCATCCGTGACCCCGCTCTTAAAAGCCCCGGCTCACCCTCCGGAGGCTTCCCCTGCCGCCTCGACTCAGCAACCCTGAATGGCGCCGGCTATCCAAACCACGGATAATGACTAAGATAGGGACTGGGATAACGATGACGAGGACAGTTCACCAAACGATGGATAGCCCGGAGGCCTTTTGTCGCCTTTTTGACACGCTCGTCAGCCCCTGAGGCACCATGGGCTCTAAACGTTAGCGTCCCTCCACAAAAATGGACGGTAGGGATGCGCTCCTGCGCGTCCGTAGATCGCGGGCGGAGGCGGGGGAGGGGATGCCGCGTCGCGAGGCCGCTTCGTGCCGCAGCTCCACACCACCTCCGCCCACCTGAAGTCGGACGCGCCATGAGCTTGTCCAGCGCATGCCTACCGCATCTTTGGTGAAGGGGCGCTTGCCTTGAAGTATGTTTCATCGTCGAAACAAAGACACCCGCGAGCCCCTGAGGCACCATTAACTCTAAACGTTAGCGTCCCTCCACAAAAATGGACGGTAGGGATGCGCTCCTGCGCGTCCGTAGATCGCGGGCGGAGGTGGGGGCAGGGGATGCCACGTCGCGAGGCCGTTTCGTGCTGCAACTCCAGACCGCCTCCGCCCCCTATTTTCGGACGCGCAGGAGCGCATCCCTACCGCATCTTCGGTGAAGGGGCGTTTGCCTTTGAAGGACGTAGTCCGCGGAACCGCTTCGACTGTGCTTCGCAGTCTACTGCGAAAGGCCGGAGCGATGGGCCTGAGGTGTGCCGGGCCGTTCTGGCGCCGCTTTCAGGGCGCAATGCATGTTGAGATGCCCTGTCCCAGGGAATCGGTCCCGTTCGGGCCCATCATCCCTGCGCTGGATTCGTGCGACCCTTCGGGCCGCGTACTGACTCAGCACCGACCGGTGCCACTCACCACCGTCGAGAATCCATCTTATGTTAGTGCTTATTGGCAGGAGTGCCCCGATCCTCATACAGGGCTGTCGCCCCGGCTCCGCTTCGCCACGGCATCGTCCACCCCAGGAGTCATGCTGGAATGCTGGGTCATGGTGAGTCCCTGCCACTCCGTCGACGCGATACCGAAAAAACGTTCTCGATCTGAGCTCATCCATCCCCAATCATCGATAGCGATGCCCCGCCGCACCCCGCTCCTCATCCTTATCACCCTGCTCGTGCTGCTCGCCACCCCTGCGATTTATGTGGCCTGCACCTGGAGCACGGAGAATCCCCTGCGCTTCGAAGCGGTGCGCCTGGAGATGGAACCCTCACGCGGAGTGAAGGAGGTCGGCATTCTCCACCTGACCGTGAGGAATGTCAGCAAGCTGCCCGTTTATCTCACCTTCGCGGGATTGAAGCAAAAAAATGCCAGCGGTGCCAGTGCTGCCTTCCAGGTGGTAGGCGGCATCGTCCCGCGGTTGCAGGACCGCCCTGGGGACCCCTCCAGTGCTCTTTACCTGCCGCCGGGCGGGTCCATGCAGTGCCGCGCCTACATCGTGGTCCAGGACGTGCATTCACCGAAGGCCTTGCAGGATATTGATGTGAACTATCACTGGCGCTCCGGCACCGGCGAGAAGGCGCACACCTTCTGGGCACAACACATCTACCAGACCACGGACTGGCTTGAGAAACTGATTCCCGCACCAGATCTGCAGCGCCACCGCAGCCCACTCACGCTCCCCGCCACCGCTTCCCCCCAGCCATCCCCAGGGCAGGGGAGTGGCAAGTGACGCCATCACCCAGTCCCATCCTATCTACAGCCTCGACTCATCCCCCATTTCTCTTTTCACTTATCCCTTTTCACTCCGTCTCCGCATCTCCGCATCTCCCCATGTCCCGCCGCGCCAAGCTCCTCATCACCGCGCTCTTTATCGTGCTGCTCACGGTACCGGTGGTGTACGGTTGTCTCTTCTGGTCCATCGAGCAGCCCTTGCGCTTCCGTTGCATCACCGTGCTTCCGGAGGATACAGGCAAGCTGCTTATCTCGCTGCCTCATGAGCCGGTCGTCCCCTTCATCTTCGAGGTACAAAACACCAGGCCCTACCCCGTGTACTTCCAGGACATGAGTATCTTGGCATACTATCCGGAGTCGCCACTGCCGGATGGATACCTTTCCATGGACTATGTCACACGCAGCGTGCGGGATAAATCTTTGTGGGCCGCTCCGAGCCTGTACGGGCAATACATTCCCGCCCACGGCGTGACCCGCTTCGAAGTGCTCATGCGTCCGAAAACCGTCAGCGAATTTGAAACGGGCAAAATCAAACTCGTCTCGTTTTGGGCAAGTGTTCCCAGAAGGCTGGCATACGACGCGCGAAACTGGGTGCACCCACGCCTGCGCAAAACGCTCAGGTTTGCGAGGCTCCCCTATGTGTCATCATCCCAGCAAGGCCCCGCCACCCTCGAAGGCCTGCCGGTCGTTATTCCTCGTCCCGTCATGAGCTCCCCGCCATCCCCACCACCTCCCTGACATTCCTCCAAAAACGATTTCAGATTTGAAATCTCAAATCATAAATCATAAATCATAAATAGCCCCCATGTCCCGCCGCACGAAGCTTCTCATCACCGCGCTCTTCCTCGTGCTGCTCGGCATTCCCGTGGGGTATGCCATCCTCTTCTGGTCCGTGGATCAGCCCCTGCGCTTCCGTTGCGTCACCGCGCTTCCGCAGGAGATGGCACAGGGACATCCCATGATGCCTCCTGAGACCGTCATTCCTCTCATCTTCGAAGTGGAAAACACCAAGCCGTATCCCGTCTACCTCTCGAACGTGATCATCCGGGAGTACACGCCGGGTTCGTCATCGCCTGATGGATATTTTCCCTTGAATTATCACTCGCGCAAAGCGCCGGCCAGATCTTCGTCAGCCGTACCAAGCTTGTCCGCGCAATCCATTCCGGCCCATGGCGTGACCCGCTTCGAAGTGCTCATGAATCCGGCAGCCGCCCGCACACTCGGGCCGGACAAGGTAAGACTCATCCCTCATTGTGCCAGTCCTCCCAGGAAATGGGCGATCGATGCGCAAAACTGGTTGCGCGCCCGCCTTCCTGAAAAACTCGGCTTCGCGAAGCTCCCCCCAATCCCGTTCCAGAATAGCCCCGCCGCCCTCGAAGGCCCACCGGTCATTATTCCCCGCCCCGTTATGAGTTCCGCGCCCTGACGTTCCTCCAAATGAGTTTTCAGATTTGAAATCTCAAATCTCAAATCTCAAATCATCAATAGCCCATGTCCCCCCGCACGAAGATAACCATCCTCTCCGTCTTCCTCCTCCTGCTCGGCCTTCCCGCGATCTATGTCGCGCTCACCTGGCAAGTGGCAGCCCCCTTTACCTTCCGGTACCTGGAGCGTGGCGAACCGCAGAAGTCGCTATTCACCCCCTCTGGCAGCTCTCCCTCGACTCCTTTGGTGCCCATATTCCTCGAGGCGCAGAACACCAGCAGTCGCCCCGTCCACCTCGGCGGGGTAGAGCTGCGGGCGCGCAGCGGGGGTCCCCGACAGCTCGTCTACACCATGTGGGGAGGACCTCCCATCCCGCCCCAGGGCACCGCCCGCGTGCAGGTCCTCGTGGATCCGGCAACGGCCCAGCGCGTGACACGCGAGGACTTCGAGGTCTCCTACAGGGCATTCAGCAAGACCAAAGAGAAGACAAAAGACATCTTCTATAAGCTGAAAAGCATGGCCCCGTCACTCCTGCACCGGGACGCGGATCCATTCACCAGCGCGAAGGATGAATTCGTGACCCCGCTCATCATCGACCCGGCCCACCAGGAATAGATTCCAGATTTGAGATCTCAAATTTCAGATCTCAAATCTCAAATCATCAAGAGCCCATGCCCCGCCGCTCCAGAGGCATTCTCGCAGCCAGCATCATCACCGTCATCCTGCTTGGCCTGGCGCTCGCGTTTTATGTCGTCCTCGGGCTGCCGGTGAATCCCCTGCGGTTCCGCCCCATCGCCTACCTGGAGCACGACATGCTTCCCGTGGGCTTGCCCAAGAGTGGCGCGGAGTACGTTCACATGGCCGTGGAGAACACGTCCAACTCCACCGTGTATCTCGCGACGGCGGCTGTGCTCAGCGCGGGCCCATCGAAGAAATACACCCTCGCCTATCTCTCGCATGAGGAGCAGGGGCTGCTTGGTGCATCCTCCCCCCTCCGTGGCTATGTCATCGTCATTCCACCACGCAGCACCGTCCCTTGTATTGCCTCTGCCCCATCCGGGCGCCTAGTGGAACTCAGCCTCGGAATCGCGCCCGTGCAGTATGAGTGGACCACCGACGAAAGGTACCAGCTCCTGGAGGCCTGCGAGCGCATGTACCCCTACCTTCCCACGAGGCTCCGGTCTCACCTCCCTGCGCCCGGCATGCGCCACGATACCATCCCCCTCGAGCTCCCGCCAAACACCCCCGGCCCCAGTGAATAATCAGAGCTCCTGCTCTTCATCGCATCCCCACCCACACCCATCTTCCGACTTGAAGTCTCAAACCACGGATGATGATTGCGACGACGAAGACGACAGCAACAACAACAACAATGCCTCGCCCGAATCTGGATAGCCCGAAGGCCCTTCGTCCACCCGCACCACGAGTCGCCACCCACCCACACTGACGCTCCACCCGGAAAGAGATTTCAGACGTGAGCTCCCAAATCTAAAATCATAAATCATAAATCAAAAATCATAAATAGCCCCCATGTCCCGCCGCACGAAGCTCCTCATCACCACGCTCTTCCTCGTGCTGCTGGCCATGCCCATGGCATACGTCGTCCTCGCCTGGCATCCGCAGAATCCACTGCGTTTCCGCCAATTGGATGAGAAGGCCACCTATTACGCGTTCCCGTCGCCGGGTGGCTTGGTGGAAAAGGAATACCACAGCAGAATGATGATGGAAGTGCGGAACACCAGTGCTGCCACCGTACTGTTCATCTCAGGACATTTCATCGGAGACTCGTCAGAAGGAAAGGAGGCATTCCGTGCCCAATGGTTTGCGCCTCCGGGACACATTGAAGCGCACCCCATCCCCCCAGGCGGCGCCATCCAGGTGGAGTTTCATTCCGCAACCGTGCTGGCCACGGCGGACCTCAATCTCCTGCAAGCGGGGAAACTCCGCCTCCGGGACGGGGTTATGCGGTACCAGTGGGGCTCCCACGTCCAGGCATCGACCTCGGGTGCATGTATCTGGCTTCGTGAAAGGTTGCCTGAATCCCTCGCAGACCACCTGCCCCACATGCTTCCGTTCGAAGACACCATCGACATGGATCTCCCGCCACCCACAAATCAAAAATCATAAATCAAAAATCATAAATAGCCCCCATGTCCCGCCGCACGAAGCTCCTCATCACCGCGCTCTTCCTCGTGCTGCTCGGCATCCTCGCGGTGTATCTGTTTCAATCATGGAAGCCGGAGAACCCCCTCCGCTTTCAGGTGGTGTCTGTCACTTCACCCACTCCAGCTACCGGCAGGCAATATCATCCTTATCTGCTGGAGTTCACCGTGACGAATACCTCCAGGGTGCCCATGACTCTGCATTTCGCGCGTCCGGCATTTCCACATCCCACGGGGAAACCGGATTATCTTCTCGACCATACAAGCGATTTCAAGATTCCAGCAGGCCGTACCGTCCGGTTCAAGCAACCCGTCACCGGGCATTTTCAGCAAGGCGTCCTCGCACGTGAGCCCATCCCCGTGGAGTACTACTGCTCGTCAGCCTCCCAGCGATACGTGGCGGATGCCCTGGTCCGCCTGTACTTTGAATGTCCTGAAAAGTACCGGAAACTGATTCCCCGGACAGAGATGACCAGGTGGGAGACACCCCTCCAGCCCGCATCTCCACCGGTCAATCCTTGAAATCCCCAATCAGAGATCATCAATCGTAAATCATCAATAGCCCGTGTCCCGCCGCCCGAGTATAACCATCCTCTCCGTCTTCCTCGTGCTGCTCGGCATTCCCATGGTGTATCTGTTTCTATCGTGGGATCCGGGGAATCCCATCCGCTTTCGGGTCGTGGCTGTCACTCCCGCGACTCCTGCTCCCGGCCTCCCTGAGTATCCCTTCCTCGTGGAATTCACGGTGACAAATACCACCTTGGTGCCCTTGACCCTGCGTAGTGCCCGTCTGGAGCCACGCTTCCGTACCTTGCGTCCCGGCTACCTCGTGGAGCCTCCCTGCAGTGTCAAAATTCCGGCGGGCGGCACAGTCCATCTCAAGGTGCCCGCTACAGAAATTCTACGCGGTACCCTCGAAGACCCCGCCCCACTCATGGTAAGATATGATTGCACATCGAAGGTCAGGGACCTCGCGACCGATGCGCATGGTTGGTCGAAGAGTCGTTTTCCCATCATACGCTTTGTGCTCATAGCGCAAATGTGTGCTCCCGAGTGGCTGACGCAACTTCAGCCCTGAGCCAGCCAGAGGGCTGAGTTTTGAAATCCCCAATCAAAAATCATCAATCATAAATCATCAATAGCCCGTGTCCCGCCGCCGCATCAAGCTCATCTTCCTCCTCGTCCTCGTGGCCACCGCGAGCCTCGTGGCGGTGCAGCTCGTGCTCACCTGGTCGCCGGAGGACCCGCTGCGCTTTCGCATCACCGCCCCACGCACCGCAGCTGCGGAGGCCCTGCCGGGCATTGAGTACGCGGTCACCGTGGAGAATACCACCTCCACCACCATCCACCTCATCCAGGCGGACGTGTTCGTTCCGGCGAAGGATGTGAAACCCGATGAGGCCGCTAACACCTACGTCAGCTCCGTGCACATTCCCTACTCAGCCTCCGCCGGCACACCCCTCACCGTCATCCCACCGCACAGCACCTGCGAAGTCGTGCTGCCACTCCCTAAAGAATTCTCCCTCGAGAACCTGAAGGATGCCCACATCAGCTATTTCTCCACCTCGCGCAGCAAGGCCGCCATTTACAACGCCGTCGTCCACCTTAGAAAGACCCTGCCCTCCCTGAAGCTCGACCCCTTGTTCCCGTATCTCGCCCCCGACACGCATCGTACCCCTCTGGAGTTCCAGTAAAGAAAAGACACTTCCATGCATTTACGGGCAGCGTCCCCATCCCTCTGCTAGACTCCCCCATCTGAAATTTGAGATCTCAAGTTTCAGATTTCAGATTTCAAATCTCCAGTGCTCATGTTCCGCCGCCCGAAGGTCATCCTCTTCTGCATCCTCATGGCCATCGTGTGCCTCGTGATGGTGCATCTCTACCTCAACTGGAGACCGGCAAATCCATTGCGCTTCCGCATCACTGCCCCACGGTCGGTTCCCTCGGGAGGCGAAGGCGCGCGCATGGTGGACTACCCCGTCACCGTGGAAAATACCAGCTCCGCCACCATCCGCCTCATCATGGCGATCCCATTCCCCCCAAAAGAAAAGGACGGTGATGAGGATGAGTACGACAATCCTTCCATCGGCGAGGTGCGTCCCCCGCATCGCTCCGCCGAGCCCCTGGCCATCATCCCACCGCACGGCACCTGCGAACTCATCGTGTCACTCGTCCGCGACCGCTCTCCGGAGGATCTGAAGGGTGCCACCATGAGGTATTTCACCGTCACTCCCAGCAGGGCTGCCTTCATTCGCGCAGTGGTCCGCTTCCAAAGAGACTTCGCATACCTGAAGATCAACACCTTATTTCCGGACGAGTCTTTCGACATGCATGAGGCCCACATACAGTTCCCATAAAGACACTTCATTTACGCGCAGCATCCTCATCCCTCTGCTAGTCTCTCCGAAACCAAATCCAAAATCATCAATCGAAAATCGTAAATCATAGATAGCCCCCCATGTCCCGCCGTGCCAAGCTCATCTTCGTCGCCATCTTCCTGGCGTTGCTGAGCGTCCCTGCCATCTACCTCGGCCTCACCTGGCATCCGCAGAGCCCGCTGCGCTTCATCCCCACGCCCGGTGAGCACGCGCCTGTGCCCGTGGACAACGAAGTCATGGTGCCCCTCACCATCGAGAATACCAGCCGCGCCCCCATCCACCTCCTCGTCGCCAGCTTCTACGACACCAGCCACACCGGCAAAAGCGACGACAGCCTGGGCGTCATCACCCCCGAGCTGCAGATCAACTCCGGCATCAGCACCAGTCCCGAGTACATCCTCATTCCCGCCAGCGGCCAGTTCTCCGGCATCGCCATGCTCGACCACGAAGGCTACACCCGCCTCCGCGACGGCAGCGCTCAGGTCGAGTACCTCTGGGCCTCCCGCATCAAGTACCAGGCCATCGAAGCCCTCGACCACCTCCGCACCAGCCTCTCTCCCACGTGGTATCACCTCGTCCCCGAGCCCACCATCGGCCAGGACCGCACCACCCTGCAGCTGCCCCCCGCGCCACCCCTGGACCCCTCGCAGGCGCCATCCTTCCCATCATCCACGGAACCCTCGTTATCAAAAGCACCCCGCACACCTCCCCAGGTGCAGCTCCCACCGCCGTAGGGTGGTGGGCGGAGGTGGTGATTGATGATATCACACCCTATCGCACCGTGTGAAATCATGGGGAAGGCGCGTTCCTGGGCTGCGTGCAGGCCCGCGAAGCGCATGCACATCAGGTTGCTACCAAAGGAAGTTGAAACCGGGTCCTTGTCTGCAAAACATCGGACTCCCTGGAGTGGTTCACGCCATCGAGGTATCCATGGATACACGAGCATGGCACAGGCCCAAGGAGCGGGAACGCCTCGTTCCCGTCAGCGGCCACCATGCTGGGTGATGTGGCATGTCGAGCACGCGTACTATTCCAAGAGAGTACTTCGATAGATACACTCCAATAGACCTTTTCACCCACGGGAACGAGGCGTTCCCGCTCCTTGGGCCTTCTGCAACACCCTGGGCAGGTTCGTCGCGTGAGAGACCTGTTTTCAACTCGCCCTGGTGTAACATGAATCTGAATCAAAATCAGAAGCGTCTCGTGATCTGACCCACCCTCGCTGCTAGACACGACTCAGCGACTCACCACCTTGCGCGAAGCGCCTTGGAGTGCGTGTGCGAAGCACCGCTTTGGTCGGGAGCTTCGTCGCGCGGAGCCTCCTTCAGGCAGACTCACGCTGGGTGGTTCCGCATCACAAGAACGCACCGACCGTTTTTTTGCGGGCCCTCTCACAGAGCTCGAACTCGGACTGGACCATGGTGAAATCTCACCTACCAAGTCCCAAGCCAAAAATCTCCCATGTCCCGCCGCGCGAAACTCTTCATCGCCTCCATCTTCATCATGCTGCTCGCCGTGCTCGGCTGGCAGTTCGTGAGTGCCTGGCGGCCGGAGAATCCGCTGCGCTTCCGCCATGTGGGTGGGAACATGGAGAGGGGGCCATTCGAAGAGGGATACTATCAGTCCATGCAGATGGAACTGCGGAACACCAGCGGTGTGGACGTGATGTTGATATCGGGAACGTTTCGTGAGGAACTTGAATCGAAGGGGGAAGGGCTACTTTCCAGTGCTCATGTGGGGCGCAGGGGAATAGAGGCATTCACCGTCCCGGCCAGGGGCACCCTGATGGTGGACTTCTATTGTTCAACCACCGTGTCGGTAGACGCTTTCAAGAGCATGCAGTCCGAAAAATGGCAGGCACGCAAAGGAAGCGTGCACTACGAGTGGGTATCCCGCTCCAAGGCGCGCGCCGTGCAGGCACACGACTGGCTTCACCGCACACTTCCAGCAGGCTTGGCGAAACTCCTGCCTGAGCTATCTCCATTCTCAGACACCACCACCGTAGAGCCATAACCCACCATCTCACCACTCACCACTCACCACTCACCACTCACCACTCACCACTCACCACTCACCACTCACCACTCACCACTCACCACTCACCCCACCTTCCTCAAGCTCTCCCACGCACACTCCACCATGCCACCCGTCTGGCCGATGCGGTCCACCATCGAGGCGCCGACGGATTTGCCAAAGGCTTCCGCAGTCAGATTCGCAATCAAGACCGTGGGCAGGATGTTCGCGTGACGGTGGTCGATGATATTCACCAGCGTGCGATTCTCCCACTCACTCTCGCTGCGCTCCTGGAATTCATCGATCACGAGGAAGGGTGCTTTGCGATAACGCTCCAGCACCGTCCACTCATCCTCCTGGCTCTGCGGATGCCACGCGCGGCGGATGGTCGCGAAGAGATCGTGCGAGCGCACATACACCCCCGGACTCTGCCCGCGCTGTCGACGCTGCTCCGCCAGCCACACCGCCATCACCGTCTTCCCCCGCCCGCGATCACCGAGAATCGCAAACGTGCCGCGGTTTGCTTGCAGCTTCTTCTGAATGGTCCGCACCATGCGCAGCGGAGCATCCTTGAGCAACTCCAGGTCAGCGATGGCACGCGGGGGCCATTCCTCCGACCAGTCCCGGGTCTTACGGATCTCTACCTGCTTCTGCTTCTCTTCCCAGCCGGTCTTGTTCTCCGCCACACACACCTCACAGAGGACCAGCGGAGCACGGTTGAAAATGGACCGCAGGCTGCGCGCTTCCTCAGCACTCACACCTTCGACAGACGCACCACAGCGCGAGCAGGAAATGGGCTCACTCATCTTCACAGTCCTCCAATCGATAGATTTTCACTTTGCTCACATTCACATCCGTTTGGATCTCGCCTGTTCGCTGTCCACGTTCCGCATGCATGGGTCTGCTTCCGCTTCCATGTCCGCGTTCGTTCCCGTTCGCGTTTGTACCTCCACCACTGGTGCGAGAGGCAGCACTGTGGCCATTTCCATTCGCTCCCGTCTGTCGCCGCAGTTCGGCCTTCGTCTTCTCGAGTGCTTTGGCGTCATCGTTCTTCCGTGTCCGGCAGGACCAGCGGAACTTCAGGTAGCCCGCAAACTTCACGATAGGCCTCGACACACCGTGCTCGTCTCGACGTGTGTAGTCGCCTGTTGAGTCGTGTTCGTTCCAAATCGTGGCTGCGTAGTCGGGGTCCACACCCAGGCTCACCGCAAGGGAGCGGCATTGCGTCTCCGACGTAGGCCACCCCGCCCCCGCGGGGTAAGGGGGAGAGACAGCAAGATCACCATGGGGTGGGTGGTGGGTGGTGGGTGGTGGCGTAACGCTAGCGTCGCGCTCAGCGCACGCTAAGCGTTCGCTAGGCGTGACGCTGAGCGTATCACTGAGCGTATCGCTGAGCGTATCGCTATGCGTCTTCTGATTTCTGCCGGAGGACACGGCCTTTCCAGGGACGCGGGCAGTGGGAGAGGCCGCAGCCTTGCGTGCCTCGCGCTTCGCATTCGTCATGGCTGCACCTTGCCGCCGCCGGCGGATGCGGTCCCGCTGCTTCTCCCGCTCATGCTCCAGCCGCACGTTTCGTCGTTTCCCATCCGCAGCCACGGGGAATTTCTCCAGCACCAGCGGCGAGATCTGCGAGCCCTTGCGATACCCCACCAGCCGCGCCAGCAGGTCCAGGTCCGCCGGCAGGCCATCATTCGTCCACTGGTGCAGCAGCAGGTCCAGATAGTCGCAGCGTTCCACCTTCGTCAGGTGCCGCGTCCCGTGCGTCCACCGCTCGCAGTAGAAGTCAAACGCCGGTGCATCACGCTGCGCTGCAGTCGCCGTTGCTGCTCCCGCCAGAGCGCCCTCCTCGTCTTCCAGTTCAAGTTCCAGTTCGCTAGTCCTCATAAGTCGTCAAAGTTGCTATCGAAATTCTCGTCTTATCTCGTGCCCTCACGTCGCGCACAGCACCAGCATGCCCTCGCCGCCCTTGTCTTAGGGAAGCGATGGCCTTCGAATTCCTGCCCTTCATGCACATCAGGTCAGGAAACAGCGGGTGATTCTATCAGGGAAGGGCCGCAGTGCAGATCAACACAGGCCACCAGTTCGCAAAGCGACCTGGTGCGCTGCATGGGTTCGTCATATGCCATTTCCCTGTTCATCTCATCCCATCTCATCACAGTTTCCTAACCCGCCTCCCACGCGCTCCGCGAACGCTCTTCCGACAGAAGCCACGCAGATGAACCGGCGCCACCGCAGACTCCGGTTCATCCTCACCATCCTCCTCGCTCAGCGCCGGGGCCATCACCGGCGCCGGCACCACATCCGCCTTCACACAGGCGTCCGCATACCGGCGTTCATACTCACCAGGGGAAAGGCGTTCAGTCGTCATGTTCTTCTTCTTCATGATAGGCGGGTGGCTTCTCCCGTTGCAGTTGCTGCACCTTCGCCGTGCAGCGCACACACAGCCCCGGATGTGGCGCGAAGCCCGTGCTCGCACACCGCACCCCGCAGATCTCACACGAGTCATCATACTCTTGCTCTTGCTCGTGCTTGTGTCCCAGCGTCAGGCTTGGTGTTATATCTCCCTCATCCACCACATGGCCAAAGAGATCACCCATCGTCGTGATCTCCATCGGTGGCCGCATCGCGTCCACCAGGCGTATCGCCTCCGCCACACCGCTCACCCCATCTGCCCGGTACAGCATGTCAATCACCGCCTCCAGCGTCGGCGCATGCAGATGCTGCTGCAGCCGCAGTCGCTGCCTGTGCCTGGGCGAGCCCCGCAGGTCTGTGTGTTCATGCCTGTTCATAAATGGAGTGATGGAGTGATGCGTGTGGTGGCCTCACGCGAAGGACCCAGAAGCCGTGACGCGCAGCGTCCTTGGACTGCGTGCAGCCTGCTGCCGCTTTCCAGAGTCCACAGCCTGCTGTGGCGATGGTGACACTCGCTCGTAAGGTGACGCGTCCTGAAAGCTTGGCGACTTCGTCGCTGTGAAGCGTGCATCAGGCTGCACTTGAGGAAAGCGGCAGCAGGCTGCGCGCAGTCCAAGGCCTTCGGCACCGCTTCCGTATCCCTGTCCTTACGTTCATCTGCCAAAGCGGTGCTGCACGCAAGATGGCGCCTGTACTCATCATTCATCATCCCTCAATCCTCTGCTGCTTCGCTGCTTTGCGTTAAATCTCACCTCACTCCACCATCCGCATTTCAGCCTCCTCAATATTCCCCATCATCCCCGCGCATGAAGGACTCCGCATAACGCCGCATCGCCTCATTAAAGGCCTTGCCCGCCAGCTCCGCCGAGTCCCGCGTCGGGCCCTCGATGCTCCCGTTTCCCTCCACATCCGCGCAGTGCTCGCACGCCACATAGTAGCTGCGGCGCACACGCTCCCGCCCATAACTCCGCACCAGGAGTGACCGCCACCCGCACAGCGGGCACGCGGGCAATCCATAGACCAGGTGCGTCTGATGATAGGCCACCGTCTCGGGCGCAGGCATAGACACAGCGGCGGCAGCGGAAATGGAATCACGAGAGGACATGGGGAAAGGGACGAATAGTTGATAGTCGAAGGTTGATGGTTGATAGCCTGAGTCGGTGCGACAGTGAGCGGTGAGCGGTGCGACGGTGTCAGCTTGGACTACAAGGCTGTGGACTCTTAAGCAGGCGCATAACGACGAGTGATGGTGCAGAGGTGTTCAGCAGGGTCTGCCACCGTCGTATTGATTACCGTCGCACCGCTCACCGTCCTACTGTCCCACCGGCTACATCCCCGCCGCCTCCAAATCACCCGCGAGCTTCTGCATATCCCGGTGAAATCCAGACGGGCTTTCCGCATAGTCCGCCACGCGTCGTGTATCCGCGCCCAGCCAGCGGTCGGCGCAGTCCAGGTAGCACAGGCCATCGAAGACATTGCCCACGCGGAATTCATTCAGCGCATACAGCTTCCAGGTCGTCTCCTGGTCAAAGTCCTCCGGACCGCGATGCTCATTCGGCTGCGCGCCCAGGCTCTGGGAAATGGCGGAGCCTGCCAGGCACACCTCGCACACCGCATCCGTGCGGTGCTCGCGATGCCACACATCCATATTGATGCGATAGATATCCGGCCGCCCCTCCACCTTGCGCAGGTCCGCCAGCGCCGCACGGATCAAGGCGGAAGGCTTCGCGGGAAGCGTCGCCCGCTGGGGACTCGTGACCGGAGAAGGGGTGCCTGTAGTCGCAGTCACAGCGGCACCAGCAGAAACATCAGCGTGCGTCACCGTGACGGTGCGGGTGGCTTCGGCCCCAACTTCAACTTCAAGTTCAGCTTCAGCTTCAGCTGGAGCCTGTGCCTGGGTCAGAGCCTGGTCTTGTGCAGAGTTGCATGTCGTCGATTGCATAACAGTTGGAAATGGTGGGTGGGTGGTTGTTTGGGGACGGGATTGGATTTGGAACTTGGGAAGTCGTGGATAACTCATGAAGTGACTGGCAGAGGCAGAGGTAGAGACAGAGGCAGCGACATGCGCGGGTGTTGAAGTTGAAGGAAGTCGGGTCTCCAGACCGGACAGTGGTTGGCGGGTTTTCCTACCCGCCACTCCCACGAGTAGCAGCGATGCATCGTGGCGGCCTTTACAGCCACCGCATCTCTCAGACGAGCGCGAGTGTCAGCGCGAATATCAGGCTGAAGCACAGTGCGGAGAGCGCGAGCCCGAGCCAGAAGGCAATGGCCCCGACCACGGCACCGAGGCAGCTCTGGACCTCCGCGATCTCGTGCAGGTCCTCGCCCTTATCGCCGTCTCCCTCATCGTCCTCTTCCGCATATTCCAGTTCTTGCTCCTGCTCCTGCTCGTTCATGTAAGCGTTCTCGCGCTCGTCTTCGTGATTATCTTCGCGTTCGTCCGTCGTGTTCCAGTCAGAGGGATTACTCATAAGTGTGGTGGATTTGAGATTTGAGATTTGAAATTTCAGAAGGGGATGTCCCGGAGGGCGCCGGCATGGAGGGGCGTCGTGGCCCTGGTGTGGAGATGGGTGGTGGTTCGCAACCGCCCCTTTCTTTGCAGGGGAGGATGCCTCGAAGGCGGATGCCGGTTGCAACCACAGCAGCAGCATCAACTTCTTCTTCTCGCTGACTGCCTGCCACCCATCTCGGGCGGCGTTGGTTTCTCAGTCTAGTCTACGTGAGCAGCTCTACGGTCACTCACGCACGGCCGCGCGACTGCGCAGCGCCTCTCCGGGACAAATGGGATGATGGTTGATAGTCCATGGTTGATAGTTGATAGCCTGATGGTGAAGGAGGTTAGGCGTCCCCGCCTGACAGCGGTCGTTAGGCCTCCGGCCTGACGTTTGGAGCATTGCTCGCCTCGCAAGGAGAGCACCCGTCCTGATGTGTGGTCACCTGCGTGGGATTCAACACAGAGGGCACGGAGACACAGAAACACAGAGTATTTGTAAAGAGCCGGTCAGGCCCTCAGTAACTCAGGCTATCAGCTATCAACCATAGACCATCAACCCTCGCAGCCTTACCCCCTCCACAGCATCTGCCACAGCCGGCGGCCGAGAAGGATGGCGGCGAAAAGCATGAGGAGCGCGACCGGCCACGGCGCCGTGATGGGGTCCAGCGCATAGAGAAGGTGAAGCATGGTGTAGGAGAACATGAGAGGATCGGGTGGAGTTCAGTGATGGAGTGATGGCTGCGGGTCAGGCCGCCTGTGTTGCCTGCCTGCCGCGGCGGCTGGGAGAGGGAAGGGGAGTGGCGGGTGCGCCTGCGCCTGCGCCTGTGCGTGCCTTCGCGCCATCCGTCCCCTTGCTCCTATTTCTGCTCTTCCGCGTGCCTGCGGCCTTCGGGGTGGCGGCCACCACGCCTTCCTTGCGCCGGCGCGAGTTTACCATGGGCAGGCCGTACTCCGCCTTCTTGCGGTCCTCCTGTTTGACTGCGCCCTCCTGGATGAGCCAGTGCACCGCTTCGCGAATGGTGAAGCCGCGGCCACGGAGCTCCGCATACACCGGCCAGAGCGTGCTCCAGCGGCCCACAGGTCCGGTCTTGCGCTTCGCCCATTGGGGCTGCGCCTGGGCTGCCTGTGCCTTCAGGGTGGCCGAAGACGCGGCGGTGGCCGTGTTGGTCGTGGCGGCCGTGGTGGGTTGATCGTTCATTGGAGTGTTATCGAGAAGGTTATCGTGCTGCATTATCTCTTCCCCTTCGTGGGCGTTTGCGTGATGGCCTGGCGCAAGCTGGCTGGGGCAGAGGCAGGGGACTTGCCTCGTGAGCTCGCTCCCTCTCGCGGGCGTGTGCCTGCGTGGCCGCTGCTGTTTCTGCTGCTCCGTCGCCGTGGTGCGGTGCCATCCGCCCACACGCCGTCCCAAATCTTGTCCGCCAGGTGCGTGGCCTGCGCATAGGGCACCGGCAGGCGCACCCCACTGCGCAGGATGATTTCATGCCGCGCTCCGCGTCCCGTGCCGATGCGTACCGCCGCCACCTCACACGCAGAGATGGCATAGCACCCGCTGTAGATGGAACCCGACGCGCCGCCACGGAGTGGAGGTGGGTCGCTGATAGGATGGTGTAGCATAAATGGATGGAAATGGTGGTCGTGCAGGTATCAACGTGGGTCCTTCATGGGGAGGGCAGCTGCAGCGACCTCAGCTGACGATTTCGAACAGCCCATTCCGGAAGGTCGGGTCGTTCACGGCAAATTTTTCCACGCGCAGGAGATTCTCCCTTATGGCCACAGCCTCTGCGTAGGTGAGCGGGACAGTGATGCCGGAACAGAGAATCAATTCATTCCCCTCCACTCCGGGTTTCGCGCTCACGCGGAGCAGAGCCACTTCGGCAGGGTTCAGCATGATGCCAGTGTCAGTCCGTCCTGTGCGACGCGCCGTGCTGAGCGCAGGGCCCGAGGCGGAGGTGGTGGCCATCGCAGAAGGGTGGCTGGTGCGCGTGCTCATGCCCTTCCTCCTTTCCGCTTCATTCCCCTGCTCGTGCTCGCACGCGCATTCACACGCGTGCGCGCTTCCGCAGCGCGCGGCTCCTCGGTGGCAGCCGGGAGAGCGTCGCCAGCCGTGGCCAGATGCGCGCTCGCTGCCGCAGATCCACGCGCCCGCTTCGCACCGTCATGCGCTCCCTTCTTTTCCTGGAGGGAAGGGCGGGCATCACCCGCGTCGGCATCATCGCCCGCATGGCTGAGGTTCGCATTCGCCTTCGCAGTCGCCTGCTTCCGCGCAGCCACATGTGCGGCGTACGAGTCAGAGCCGGCAGGCATCGGATTCCGCCGCATGGCCTGGATGGCCAGCAGCCGGAGTTGCTGCCCCTTGGCCCGACCCTCCCGCCTGGCCAGCGCTGCCAGAGCGGCGTGCTCCGGAGCCTCCAGCGGGGTATTGACATACACAATTGCATTCATAGTTCGGTGTATAGACACCTAATACACGGGTGCCTATACACCCGCAAGAAATTTGTTGAAGAATCTTTTCAAAGGGTGTCGAGTCACCGCATGCCCAATCAGAGAAAAGCCGGGAAACGCATGGTCGGCTTCTACGCCACCGAAGAGGAAGCCACCGCCATGATGGAGGCCGCCAGGCGCGAGGGAAAAACCCTCGCCGACTGGCTCCGCGCGCTCATCCCCGACGAGGGGAAAAAGGCCACCGGCGCCAAGTCCACGAAGAAGAAATCTCAGTAG